CCGCACGGATATTCTCGAACCGGATACATGAAGACACCAGCCAAACGCTGCCGATATACGATTTTCCGCCGCCGGCCGCTCCGCCTCCCAGTATCAGCTGCGGCAGGTTCTGCGACTTGCAATGCCTGCATTGAGGCCTGTACTGAGGGTTGCCTTGCTGGTCATAACCGATAAGGATTTGCTCGATCTCCCCGCCACAATGGGGACAATAGTTCGGTTGCAACAGTTTCCAGAGTTCATACTGCCGTGGGGACGGTTTGAACTCGATGCGCAGGTTTCTGGGTGGTTTGAGCCTGTTGACCGCCATTCGATTTATATAATCTGAATGGTTATGTCCCTTTCGGACTCGAGCATGGCATACAGTTTTTGGAATGTAGTACGGGATTCCAAAACTTTTCCCTTGACCGTATTCTTTCCCACGATGATACAACCGGCGGAATCTCCCTCGGTGTTGCCTGAATGGATCAGGATGCCGAGGAAATGAGGTACATCGTGCAGATATGGCATTTTTTTCTTGTACTTGGGGCTGTACTGAAGGGTAACTTTATAAGTCCCGGCAGGAATGGCGGTCTTGGAATAGACCTTTTCCTTGCAGGTACAGGAACGGCCGCGAGGAGTATCCGGACAGGTTGCCGGAAGTTCCCTCACGGCATCTTCGATGGTATTACAGAAAAATTTGCCGTCGATGGACAGGTCGCCTATGGTATAGGTCTGACCTTTGAATTTGCGGTTGAGTGTCAGCTTCATACTTCGATACTATTTGTATCGAAAGAGTAGAGACGGACGCCGGCTAATGTTTATTATATGTGTTTGTAAAAGGAGGATATTTCAGGAAATGATGTATCTTTGTGAACGGATTGACAGTATTTAATCAAGAGTTAATATGACAAAAGCGGATATCGTCAGGGAAATAGCAACGCAGACCGGTCTGGAGAAGCAGGTCGTGTTACAAGTTGTCGAAGGATTCATGGATAGCGTAAAGTCTTCCATGATAAACGGCGAGGAGGTTTATCTTCGCGGCTTCGGTTCTTTTATCATCAAACACCGTGCGGAAAAGACAGCACGCAACATAAGCAGGAATACCACGATAATAGTGCCTGCCCACAATATCCCGGCATTCAAACCGTCAAAAGCCTTTGCAGGAAGGATGAAATCAGACAAATAAGGTGATTATATGCAACAGGAGCGTTATTCAGATGCTCCTGTTACTTTATACAGGGCAACGAGGTTGGTATTGTCCGATTGGAACAGGAAACGGCCGTTGCTTAAAAGGCATTCGTGGATGGTGTTGTCATTAGGATCCGACTCCAATAAAGCCCCCGCCTTGTTTTCATCGATAAGCAGCATTTCTATGCCTTGTACGGTGGCGGCAGTTGCATCAGCAGGAATTTTCAAAAGTTCATCCATCAGATTCATGTCGTTCATAATATCTCCGTATTTGGCTTGAGTCCCGTCAAGCATTCAATGTACCAAGACCAAAAAGCGTGGGACATAACCCGTAGCACCGAGGTTCTGGTAAACCTATCCGCAAACAAGTTAAGCCCACGCAAAAGCATAGGCGAAAACTGTTTGTCCTGCGGATAAGTGAAATTTACCAGATTTCGGTGCATGACAAAAGCTAACGCTTTCCGTATTTTATTATGTCGTTCTGCCAATATGGTTTTTATGCCGCATCTGCAGAAGAACCGGCCATTATGTGATAACGACCGGACGTGTAAAGGTTATTTTTTAGACTCTTCCAAGGAAAGCTTACGAAACTCTTTCATCAGTTTTTCCAGTTCCAACGAGGTCTTACGGGCACGGGTCCCTGCGGCCTTGTTGCCTTTTTCAATCTGAAGTGCCGCATCCGTGGAGAATGTAGCATATACTTCCTGTATTTTTGAAACCAATTCTTTCATATAAATTCTATTTAAGTTATTGACCACAAAGGTAATGAAAATAATCGAGAATAAGAGCGATTTTGTCAATATTGCAAATATCACATTGGTAATCAATGACTTTTAACAGCCATTACACCGTATGATTTATCCATCAGAGAAATTGTCAAGGTGTTTACAACTTTATGGATATGTCTGGTCAGAACATTTCTTCCATCTGCCGCTTGATTTCTTCCCGCTTTGTATTCTTGTAGTAATGCTTATAGATGGTCAATGGGCTGTTACCAGCCATCTCTGCAACCACATACGGATTATTACCGGCATCTACCATCTTCGATATGAAAGAGCCACGGGCGGAATACCATGTGATGTTTTCTTTAATGCGCAGCATCTTGCATGCTTTCGTCAAGGTTTGTGAAAGGCGTGTGGAAATTTGCTTGACACGTGTAGTCTTCTTGGAAGTGGTCGTGTGTTTATGAGTAAAAACAGGAAATACATAATTTCCATAACTTTGCCCACGGTATTTATTCATGATGGCTTTTGCTTTACTGAGTAATTCCGGTTTGGCTGTTTTGGGAAACTTGATACGTTCATAGACGATGCGGTCTTCCTGGACCAAATCCCATGTCAGGTTACATACATCGACATTCGCCATACCTCCGGTATAGTAGCTGAACAGGAACAAATCAAGATGCAACTGCTCTTTTTTCGTAAACAAGGTACGGTCAACATTTGCGATTTTAGCTATGACTGTTTCCGGAACTGCTCTTGAAGTGGTTTCCGGCCAATTAATATCATCACCGAGACAGAGGAAGTTATCCATATTCACCCCGTACATCTCTTTCTTTTCTGCCTGCCTGCATACGGCACGGAGCAACCTTAGTTTGTGTGTAAGTCCGGCCTTGTTGCCATTTCTGATACCTCTTTCTTTAAGCCAAAACGCAAAGTCAAGAAGAAACTCTTCTGTAATATCCGTAAAGAAATAAGAGGAAAAGGCTTTTTCATATTTTTCCTTTGTAAACGCCTGCAGTTCACGCTTGAGATAGACATACCGTTTAGCATTGGTCGTGCTGTCGACAATCTGACCGTTCTTGATGCGTTTCTTGTTTTTGAATGTCTCTTCAAGATAATCGATCATCTGCTGGACACTCTTTACTTTGACCTCGGGTTTGGCCGCCTTGATTTCATCGAAGCAATGTGATAGCTGGACGGGCGACCAGTTCCTGCCTTCCATCTCCCAGGTATCGGCGACATGCAGATATTTGGTTCGCAAATCGAAAAGCAGTTTGTTCTTGGTAGTGGCCTCCGCACTCCCTACACGGAAACTCTGAGACTTGACATCCCAGTCTTTTAATAGCCCTGTGATGTTTATAACCTTCGGCACACGGGCGTAACCAGTCTTGAAGAAAATTATCTCCAGCTTGACCATCTTGGTGTCTTTCGGGTTCTGCTTACCCCTGATGTTAATCGTGTACATAGACTGATAACGAGTTAGTTAATGACTTATTATTAATTCGCATTAGTAGGAATCAATTGGTATTAATTAACCTACATAGAAACCTACATGAAAAGAGTAGTTTCCTTAGCGAAATAATGTTTATACGGATAAATCCGTACTTGTGTCATTTACTAACTCGTTATCAATCAACTATTTTCCCTAATCACAAAAGTTGTGTCCGAAAAAAGGGTGTGCCAAGAAGGCACCCCTCTCTCAACAAAAAAAAGAAGACTGAAAGATTTTATGTAAATCCGCCACCTCCCTCGTCAGGGTCTGTTCCTCCCTGCTCAGTTCCTCCACCCGGTTCAGGTTCCTGTCCGGCTGTCTCCTCTTCATCGTAATCTTCCATCGTGGTGACAGACATTCCTTCAAGCATCTGCTTGAAACGCTTGCCGGGATAGAAAAGGATTTTCTTTCGGTGACGTTTTCGGCAGTCACATCGTCGGCAGTGGCTCCTGTCTTTGCATTGAAGGTAGGCTTGAAAGAACCGAAGTCGCCCAGCTTTACGGGCATGCCGTAGTTCATGAACACAATCATACGGTCGATAAGCGCTTCGAGCACCGCTTTTGTCTGCGAACGGTTCACACCGCATGAGTTACTCACTTCATTAAGAAGGTCGTCGAAAGTGACGGGTTGCTGACGTACCGGCTTGATGCGGTAAACCTCCGGCTTGTCTTTCTTGAAGCCGAGGGTGATTTTCTGTTTTTCGTAAACGATTGCCATAGTTTAATCGTGTTTTTAAGGTTTGTACTACTTGTCTTTCGACAACTCTAAATTACCTCCCAGACCGACCGTTTTTGAAGGACAAAAAACACTACTGAAACTGGCTTTTGAATCGTGCGCCAGCAACCTCTAAAGTGGTTTGCGGCAAACCTCTCGAGCGATATGCAGCAAACCTCTCAAGTAGTTTGCTGCATTTGTTTTGAGTGGCCCTACAGGCTATTGTGGAGGGGGTGCGCAGAAACGTAGTTTCCCATCATCATAAGAAGGGTTTTCTGGCCGCTCGTGTCGGACGAAAGGAAGTCCACAATCTCCTTGAAAAGTGAGCGCGAGCACTCGCGTTTCACACTGACCAGACAACCGCTGCCGAGCAGATTTTCCAGCTCACGGCGCACGGTGTGTTCGGGCATAAAATCCTCGTATTCCACATAGGCCAGCACGCCATGGCGTGTGACGGTAAACATAATGCTGTGTCTTATTTCTCCAAAATAGCCGTTTATGGCCTTTCTTGCTTCGCGCTTGTTCATAGGTAGCCTCCTTTCTGCATGATGATGCGTGAAAAGAACTCGTATCCCTCGCGTGTGATGTAAGGTGTGTAGTATTTCACTCCGGAACCCGTGGCGCTGGAGTGTGCGGCCAGTATCAGTCCGCGCTTTGTGCTTTCTTCGGAAGGAGCGTTGTAACATTCGGGTGTGGAAAGCAGCCATCCTTCACGGCGAAGGAAGTCGAAAAGGCGTGCCGTGCGTACCACTATCCCGTTTTCACGGCTCATGGTGCGGGCCATCTGACGCACAAGCATGGCATCGCGGAAGCGTGTGCGTATTTCACTGACGGTGTAGCATGGGATGTCTTTTTTTGCGTAGAACGGATGTGTGGTAGTTTCGGGATTCTTGTTTACAGGCGTGACGGAACCGCTGTCGCCTGAAAGATAATTCTGTATCATCTGTTCAAGCCTTGATATGCGCTGCTCAAACTGGCTTTGTGCAGTTCCTGCCGACAAGGTTTCTTCACGTTCAAGACGATATTTAAGGTAGGAAATACGGTCTTTCTTGTGCTGAAGCATGGAAATGGATTCGGAAAGCTCTTCTTCTATTTCTGTGAGGAGTCCGGAAAGATTGTCTACACTTCCATGAGTGTTTTCAGTGCATGCGTAGTCGGTTTGCGTGGTTCCCGTGCTGACGGTTCCTTTCATCAGCAGTTCTTTAATACGGTCGTTGCACCAGATGGCAAATGCAGGACTTAGCCAGCGTGCAAATTCAAGGGCTACATCTTCGTGCATCCAGGTGCCTTTCCCTTTTTCGGTAGTACCTCCATTAATTGTTTTTACAAATTCACTGTCCGATTTTCGGATAGTGACTAATGTAGATAAAAACTCTTTTGTTGAAGGAAGTTCTAACCATTTAGCCGGACGTTTACCAAAAGGCTTTGCCATTTCAGTTGCATTAACCATTACACTACTTCCTTTCTGAAAGGAAATAGGACTTCCGTTGTACTGGAAGATTTGATTTGTGTAATTTTTGAGCATAACAATATATGTATAAAAAAAGTGTTATCGCCTTTCCCGTTGCTCAACACATTACACAAATGCTGTATTCCCATTACAGGTTTACACGGGGGTACGATAACACCTAATATGTTAAAAGTGAGGTCACAAAAATAACCTGCACGATTTATGCAAGTTCACGACCTGCATTTGTGTATGTTGTATGTTGAGCATTGCAAATATACAACAAATCTCACAAAAGCAAGCGGAAAGGGAGAAATAATCATTCCTCCCTTTTAATTTCTTGGCAAATGTAACAATTTTAATTTGATTATCACATTAAAATCGTACTTTTTCATAATCTATTATATTAACATCCTTATTCAGTAGCTAAATCTTCATCAGAAAAAATATCTTCAAAAGTAGTCATGCCTGGCTCTGAACGTAAAACATCGTATGCTAAAAGTACAGCTTTAATACCTTGTTTTTCGGAATACGATAAGTTTCTTAAATCTCCATATTCACCTAACAGTTGCATTTTTACTTTTTTCCCATCTGCCATTTTCCTCAAAAATGAAAGAAGTTCTTTATTCATAGGAATATCAATCCATTCCCAAACTCCATAGCCATCATTATCGGAATGTTTCTCTTTGTATTCGTCAAAATCTATGAATTTAGTGTTACCGTCATAAGATAAATAAGCAGATTTAAAGAATATCCAATTTTCTCCTGCGTATGACATTTTCAGTCTAAGCCATACGGCAGAAGAAGATTTTCCCATATAAATTGAAGTTCCACTTACATTATCATAATGCGTGAAATAGGGGTTATAATACCACGTTATTCCCTGTACGTCATCTACCCTTTTCTTTAATTTGGAAACGGCAGCCATCCGCTTCTTCTTTTCTTCTTCGGCCTTTTTTTGAACTGCAATTCTTATTTCAGAAATGACTTTTTCGACGGTTTTAATTTTGTCTGATTCCGGATGGTATTTTTTCAGCTTATCTAAAATGTCAAATAATCTCGTTGTATCATTTGAAGTCTTAAGTTCCTCAATACCTGCACATAACTTTTCAGGAGAAAGTTTATATCCTTCCAGTTCGGTATTCATTACTTTTAAATTATCATTCAAGTCACAAATGGAGTCTTGCAGAACTTTTATTTTTTCTGTAAGCTGCTTCACATGTTTTTCCATGTTCTTATCCTTGCATGATGGTAGCAGGATAAAAAATCCTATAAACAACAATGCGTACTTTTTCATTCTATTTTATTATCTAGATTTTTACATCAGTATTTTTCATTCTACTGCTCTATGCTTCCGAGCATTTCCATCAGTTCCTCTTCATGGATAATTCTTACTTCTGGCATTTGTGCCAGCTTTTCCATTTTGCTTGGGCCTGCCCCTTCTCCTATTATTGCCCATTCTGTAGATTTGGTTATACTTTTCAGATTGATTGCGCCAAACAGTTGCAATTTCTTTAAAAGCGCATTTCTGTTATTGGGGTATGACCGAAATTCTCCTGTCGTAATGATATGCTTGTGATAGAATGGAGTGTCTGTTCTTTGCAGCTTTTCGTCCGGAAGAAGTTCGTAAAGGCTTGAATCTTTTTTCTGATAACCCATAGCACTTACCGCATCAGGGTTTGGCTTTACTATTTCTCCACCCTGTACTTTCATATAAAGTTCTGCGCACGCACGTGCATCCTCCAGCGCGTTGTGGTGCTTTTTAAGTTCTATCCCAGCCGTTTTGCAAGATTCTTCCAGGCTTTTTCCTGTGGAATTGTACGTGTCGATGAATAAAGGCTGATACAATGTGCTGTCTGTTTTCCCGTAATAACGGCAAGCCTTTTCAAGTACGCTCTTTTCTGTTACGTGATTGTGCGCTACAATTTCACATCCTTCTGTAAACCATTCCATAAAAGGGAGAAGTTCTGCAAATGTAGGAGCATTGGCACACATTTCCTCAGTTATCCCATGCACATGGGTGTTTAGCGTTTTTCTTTCATCCGGGGCAGGCTTTATAAGTGAATAAAATTCCTGCACGATAACCTGATTGATTACCTTTACCATTCCAACCGCGCACGCAGTTTCATGATTTGGAGTCAGGTGCTCAAAATCAATAGTAACAAATTTATCCATAACTGTTAAGTTTAAAGTTCACAGCGAAAATAACTTTATTTTTCATTTTTGACAAATAAATACAAAAAATCCCCTTCGCAAAACCATGCGGAGGGGACGGAAAACGTCAGGCTTCGTATTCAGACATCACAGTGCAGAGCTCAAGCTGGCTCATGAATAGGCCGTAACGCTGCTGTATTTCCTGGAAAAGCCGCTCGGAACAGTTTCGCTTGATACTGAGAAGAACGCTGGTGCCCAATAATCGTCGAAGGGCTTCCGCTACATGGTGTTCGCTCAGATAATCTTCGTATTCAATGTAAATTAATGTATTGCCATGAACGCTGAATGTGCGGATGCTGTGTGGCACGCTTTCAAAGTACAAGTCTATCACATGCTTGTACGTTTTAGTTTGAGGTTTCATTTTTATCCTCCTTTTTTGTTTTAAATAGTTGGTTTATTCGTGTTATTCCTTCGTGCGTATAAAGGCAGAGCGGCTGCATTTGCAAATTTATCAAATTTAAACAGATGTGCCCGACTTCGCAGCCGGGCACATCTGTCAATGCTTAAAAGCATACATTCCTGAAAACTCACTTCTTACCTTGTTCGAAAACATCGTAAACCACGGTGCCCGACTGGCAGAATCCTACCAGCCACGGTATGTATTCCACCCGGGGCTCGTCGTAAAACTCTTCATTCTCCAGGTCGAAGCGTATCTCACGGCGGAAGTTCACGCAGAAGTTGATGCGCTCTTCCGGCTGAAGCATGGGAAGGTCCATATATCCGCGATGATAGTTGATGAAAGCGCGGAGGGTGTCGAAGAATGCGGCATACTTCCGGTCGTCGTCCTTGTAGAGCAGATGAACGGAGAGGTCGAGGGCCACGTAACACTCTTTCACGTCTATCCCAATCAGTTTCTCACGTATCATTTTATCTATGGTGTCAAACCGTGACAGGTATATGGCTGCGGCATTTTTCTTCTTCCTGCTGAAAAGTGCCTTGATAAGTCTGCGCATTTTCATGGCTGTAATATATTAAAATTGTTGCATTACACGCAAAAATAGCTAAAATTCGGTGGAAAATATAAAATCAATTACAATTATAAATTATTTTTCCTTATATTTGCATTGTGTTTTAAAACTCTCACTTCACCCCTGTCCGTCTTTCCCTGAAGCGGGCGGGGGTCATCGTTTCTATCAGGGCTATTCTTCTTCGCCCCATTCATCTTCTTCCTCTTCATCCTCGTCTGCCGGACGCTCCATCATGCGGCGGGCTATGAGGGCTTTCATGCTCACCAGTCCGGTGCGAACCTCGGCTTCCTTGTCGTGCGTTTCTTCGGCGGAGCAGATTTCTTCGTCCACATGCCAGCGCACGCAGAACAGGGCGGGATGTCCGTCGTAGGCCGTCTGCATGGCGAATCCCCGTCGCTCCAGTTCCACCAGATACGGAGGAAGAGGGTCGGGCATCTTCGGGATGGGCCATGCCTGGAAGTATTCACGGATGCGGCGCACGGTAAACACTTCGTCGGCATACTCCTCACGCTCCACCGGCTTGTAAGTATCGGAAAACGCATCAACCAGTTGCATCAGCGCCTTGGGCGGCTGCATGGCCGGGTCCTGATATTTCATCTTCTTCCTGCTCATTCTTCATTATTAATTTCCCATTAAGCCGACATCGGCATACCCACGCCTATCATGCGGCCCGATCCGTAATAGCGCACACCGATTACCAGCGTGTCGAATGCGTCGCTCAGGTCTGTACGTGTACTCAATTCTGCCTCGATGTCGTCCACTTCCTTCGATACGCGGTTCTTTTCCTGGCTCTTGTCTTTCTCAAAACCGTTGCGCCCTTCCTTCACACGTGCATTCTCCATGGAGGCAATCAGATACTCGTTGTTCTCCTTATTGATGCGAAGGAACGGGCGCTGAGTGCCGGCAAAACAACCGTTCAGGAACTCGTACTTCTTGTTGTGGCTCATGGGCCGTCCCATGGCTACCTCAATGACGTTCCATCCGTGACTGCGAAGCACTTTCTTCACAATGTTGTAGAAACGGGTTTCTTCGTGGCGCTCGCTGGCGTAGGCGGCTCCCTGCTTGGCGGTGTCGTCGTAGTAGAAAATCACGTCGCGGCAGGTCAGGCGGTGCGGCTCGTAATACTTGCAGAACATCTTGCAAAGTCCCTCGATACGGGTGTTCTTTACGTTGGTCATGCTGTTGAGTATGCGCAGCACGCTGGTGTTGCTCCGGCTGTCGGTCTGCCCTATCACCAGACAGTTGATGTGTGCGTTGTAGTCGAAGGCGATGCGCAGCGGTTCGCCGGGCTTTATGTCGGTGTCCAGACAGCAGTCCTGTGCCTTTGAAAGCTCGTTCAGGTCGATGCTTTCCGACTCCACACGCAGGGTACGCCCGCCGCTGTATATCTGCGTAATGGTGCGTTTCTTATATTTCTGTGCGGCTTCCAGCTGCTCTTCGTCGTTACTGAGGTAACAGTGCACGTCGGGATCAAAGTTGGCATAATATCCGTCGTTGATTTCTTCTTTCTCGACGTTGCGGATGGAGATGTCGAACATGGTGGGGGTAAGTTCCTTCTGCATGGTGCGGATGAACTGCTCTCCCAGAATGTCGATGTTTTCTATGCTGGAAAAGGAGAAGTAGATGCTGGCCTGGCAGCGCAGCTTGTTCAGCTCACGCTGGTATTTGGGGGACTGCACGATTTCCGGGCAGATCTGTGCCTCACGTATCATCTCCGCAATCTTCCGGTTTATTTCCGGTGTCTGCTCTTCACGGCGCTTCCGGAGCCATGCCTGACGCTTGGTGAGCGGTGCATCGCTTACAAAGAATATACTCTTGTAGTACGGATTCAGGTTTTCATCAAATCCGGGATGATTGGTGTTGATACCACGAAGCGTAGGAAGAATTTCGGCCTTAATCAGTCCCTCCGGCATAAAACGGCACTCGTCGCCGATAATGGAGCACGAGTCCATACCGTTGGCAGCAGCCTTCACTCCGGTAGAAATCATGTAGTACACGAATCCGTTCCAGAAGTGGATGCAGTTTTCCCATACCTTCGGCTTTACGATGGGTTCCTTGAAATTGCATTTGGCCGGAGCATGTCCACGAAAGAAATGGACACCCTCCTTCAGTCCGGTCATTCGCTCCAGCGAGTAAAGTGTTTTAGGTACGGTCTTCGTGAAAAGCTGCTTGATACTGTTACCTAAGAAAAGTCCGGTTCCGCGCGGCATGGACTGGATGCAACCGGCCATTTCGGGCGTAATCAGTCCGTCGGTCTTACCTGTACCACGGCCTGCTTCTACGGTGGTATTCCGGCATCGGTAGTTGTACACCGCACGTTGGGCCGGATTCATGTAGATGTAGTTGGCCGCAGTTTCCTGCTCCTCCGCTTCCTGCACGCCCGACAATGCCGAGGCGTGACGCTGTGCCCGTCGGAGTGATTCCTCGCGGGCAGATTCATATTCGTTTCTCCGTGCCATGGTTTATTCCTCCTCTTCCTGTTGTGTAAAACCGTCCCGGTTTACTTCATCGTACTCCTCGTCCGGAGCGTTTTGTCCCTCGCTTACATATACGCCGTCGTCGTCTTCCACCATCTCCTGCCACTGGTCGAGCTTCACGCCGTATTTCTTTCTCAGGCGGCGCATTTCATCGCTGTCGTGCCCGGTTTTGTTCGGAAATTTCTTCTTCACATCCGATGTAATGACTACCGGCATACGTATCAGTTCGTCGCCCAGTTCCTCGGGTGTTTCCGGCTGATCCAGGCGGTCAATCTTGGTGAGCAGGCTTGCTCCGTTGTACACCGCTTTCATGTCGCCCGTATCGGCTCCGTTTCGCATCATCAGGTCGGCGGCGTGGCGCACCTTCATCGAGGAAATGTTTCGTTGTCCCTTGGCGTAGAATGACGAAATAAAGTCTATCACCTTCAGGTCGCCTCCCAACTGGCTGTACGTTCGTTTCCAGCGGTTGATGATGTACTGCCGCAGATTCATGAACGGGTCCTCCTCAAATCGCTTGTACGCATCCAGGCAGACTTCCACCCGTTTTTTCTGCTCGTCGGTAAAGGCCATGTTCTGCCACGGCACACCCGTTTCAAAGTGCTTCCGCAGCAGGTCGTAGAATCGTTGTGCTATATTACTTGCCATAGCTTGTGTTTTCGTGTTTGTGCTCTTATATTTCTACTATATCCCAATGAAAAACAACTATTTAACTTTTAATGTAAAAATAAGCACATCGAAACATGCTTATTTTTACATCATTCAATGAATATGTTCTTATGTACTTTTGCCCGAAAAATCATAAAACCTTTTTCGTATGCTCCTTCATCCGAAACATCTCCGCCACATTCTCATACTCTTCCGGAGAAGTGGTAAGCGTGAACATCTGCATGGCGTTGCTTCGCTGGGTGTTCAAACTTCCCTGGATAACCAGGCTGTGCGATTTGCTCTTCACCGTGACGCAGCGGAAACCCACATTGTCCTCACACACCACCAGCCGGCCCGACTTGATAAAATCACCCAACTGCGTGCGAATCTCCTGACGCTGGTTGAAGGTGGCTCCTGTGGATGCAGGCTGCGCTACCAGTATCATTTTGCTGACGTCAGCAATATGGTTCGACGGATTTGTAGGATCAGGCTTCACACGCGAAAGAATACGACGGATGGTTTGAATGAGCTTCACATCGAGCCGCACCATGACAATACCCATTTCACCTCCTGAACAGTAACCGGACAGCGTGCCCAGGAGGTCGCACATGTCCCAGTCAGAGTAGCTGAAGAAGTTAGCAGCCGTATGCTTCTCGCTGCACTCGTCAATCATTCCTTCCAGCTGCTTGTGATAGCAGCATGGCTCAATTATTCTCATAACGCACCTCCTTTCATTTGGCCTTCGGTCACACTCTCAGTAGGGTCTACTTTCTTGCGCGGAGTTTCTGTAGCTTTTTTCGGCTCTTCTGCCGTTTTTGTACGGTTTACCGTGGTTCCTGCACGTTTTTCCTCATTTTCGGTACGCTTTTCGGCATTTTCTGTACACTTCACCGGATTTTCATCCGATTTCTTATCCTCTTGTTTTTCAGTAGAAGCAGACTTCGTTCCTGCCTGTTCGGAAGAGACCGGAGCATTTACACCGGGGATGAAGATGCCGGCTGCAGTAGCTACTTCTGCCGTTTTCTTAGGCAGGTTTTCGCCCCATTCCATCAGCTCCTCGATACGAAGGCGAAGCTGTTCCTTGTACTCCTCGGTAATCTTCACGTCGCTGCGGTTGATGTATTTCTTGTTTCCGTCCACACGGGCCTTGCGGCATACTTCCTGCTGGCGTACATCCTTCATGGCTTCTATCTCGGCACGGGTAAAGTCGCCAGGACGTTTCATGCTGTCGGCTGTGGAAGTTTCCGGCTCGGTGTAGGTACCGTTAAGGGCTGCATCCACATTGGTCCAGAACGCGCGGATTTTCTGCTCGGAAGCGGTGGCTTTCTGTGCCATGTCGGCACGTGCTTCGTCGCTTACGTTGGGATTTTCGGCCATTACCTCCAGCGTGCCGCGATACTCGGCCAGTTCCAGGTACATGGCGGAAAGTTCTTTCTCTCCCTTGTCGCGGAGAGATTTCGGCAGCTTATCCTTATAGAGTGCAAATTCTTTCGGTCTGCGTCCGTCCACTTCCTGCTCTTCGTACTGGCGTGCAGTCATGTTTCCTTCTTCATCGGGCGCACCGTCATCAGGAACAATCGCTTTGTAACGAACGACGCCAACCGGACCGCGAGTGGCTTTCTTGGCCAGTCCGGATTTCTTCCGTACTTCCTGCAGGAACAGGTTCATCTTGTTGAGTGCACGGCGGGCTTCATAGCGCTGTACGTCGCGAAGAAAGTCTTTAGCCCGCACAATTGCCGACACCAGACGGCATCCTTCGTCGAAATCCTTCACGGGCACTTTCATCCAGCATTCGGCCAGCGCCAGCAGTTCCGGAAAAGTTTCGTCCGTCCATCGTTTCACACGGTCCAGATAGTCTTTCTTTTCTTCTTCATTCATGGTTCTGTAGTCTTTTAAGTATTCTTTTTCTGTAATCATAACCTTTGTTTTTCAATTACTTTACCCCAAAAGTAGGGAAAACCAATATGTCGTTGAAGGACATAAAAAAGTCCGGCACCGATTAGCAAGTGCCGGACTTTCATCCACTTTTTCGTTTGTTAGAATATGCAAATCAAACGGTTATCCTCCATCTTCTGAACTTGCCTCTGATTTCAGCGTCAATGTACCCGACCAGGTAGTCAGGGAGTAGCGGTTCGGGTTGCTGGTCACTGTTACAGCATGACCGCTGTCAGAATCCGGAGTGGTACCGCTATCGTAGTTGTTGTTCACTTCCGTACCAAAAGTAGGATCGTACACTACGTAATAACCTCCTGCAGGGTTTTCCGCAAAGAAAATAGCGTCTCCACGGTTCTTCAGGATACGGAGCACATGGGCTGCGTTTTCCACGTCCTTGTCGATGGTAAACATCAGCTGTACGTTATAGCCCTTTGCACCTTCGTTACCAGTTGAAGAAATCTGACCGCTCTGTTTCTTGATACGGAACTTCCACGCTCCCTTACCAGGAGAAAAAGCAAAAGAAGCTTCAGTAAATGCAGCTTTAGATGCTTCATATACAGGCTTTGCCGTAAGGTCTTCCGGATAAGCGACATAAATCTGATTACCGATACCGGCAAACTGTTCATCGCAACCGGCAGCAGCCTGACCAATATCCATTAAGTCACATGATAATTCTGCCATAATTGTCTTATTTTGAAGTTTGTATAATCGTTATCCCAGTCCCGATTTGATAGTCAGAGTTCCGTCCCAGGTAGTCAGGGAGTATCTGTTCGGGTTGCTGGTAACAGTTACTGCATGACCGCTATCAGAATCCGGAGTAGTACCACTGTCGTAGTTGTTGTTAACTTCCGTACCGAAAGTAGGGTCGTACACTACGTAATAACCTCCTGACGGGTTTTCTGCAAAGAAAATAGCGTCACCACGGTTTTTCAGGATGCGGAGCACATGAGCTGCGTTTTCCACGTCCTTGTCTATGGTAAACATCAGCTGTACGTTGTATCCTTTCGCCCCTTCGTTACCAGTTGAAGAAATCTGTCCGCTCTGTTTCTTAATACGGAACTTCCAGGCTCCTTTACTGGCCTTAAAAGTAAATGCTCCTGAAGCAAAAGCCGCTTTACTCTCATCGTATGTGGGAGGTGCTTTCAAATCTTCCGGATAGGCTACATATATCTGATTACCGATACCGGCAAACTGTTCTTCGCAACCGGCAGCAGCCTGACCAATATCCATTAAGTCGCATGATAATTCTGCCATAATTGTCTAGTTTTAAAAGTTTGTGTTTGTGTTGTGAAGGCTGCCAAACTTGGCAGCCTGTTTTATCTCAGCGGGCGGGTTACTCTTCGTCTTCCGGCTCGAAGATGGCCTGAAGGTAGGTCGGGTATCCGTTGTAAACGATGTCACGCGGAGAGATTGTTGCACCGTCGCTCCATGCCTTGAACTTGTATCCAGATTCAGCAGCAGGAGTCAGTTTCACGGTTTCGTCCTTCGTATATACATCCTTTTGCGGAGACATCGTTACCTTACCCCATTCTTCGTTGTTGGAAGTAACGGTCAGGGTATTCTTCTGGTAGTCACCGTTCAGCTGTTCAATCTGTTCGATAGTACCGTCGCTCACACAGAACTTGGATGGTGCGATGTCCAGAATACGTGCGCCTACGGTAGACTGTACCTGGAAAATCAGCACATTCAAGTCGTTCGGGTCGTGACTCATCTTCACCGAGTTCCAGTCGCTTGCACGGTCAAGACCGAACTGCAGGTTTTCAGGGAGAGTTGCAATCATACGATTACCCTTACCAATAATACCGTCGGTTACAATCTTGATGTTTTCCATTCCCACGAATGAGAATCCTTCACCGCCTGCACTTGTAGTCTGCAATCCGGTAAACTTACGCATGTAGCTGTGGGTAATGAGTCGCTTCTGCTTCGGCGACATGTAAACGATTACTTCCTGAGCGTTACGCAACAGCGGATGCCATCCTTCCACCCATTCTACAAATGCGTCGAAGTATTCTCCATCCTGAGTTTCAGGACCTTCGTTAATCGGGTCGCAAGCCACAAGGTTTCCTTCCTTGGAAGAAATCTTACCCTGATTAATAAGGTTGTTAATGATAGTCCAGTAACCGTTGTACAGACTGAGCGGGTCGTCTTCTCCCAATTCAATGTTACCGAAGAACAGGTTGCTCAGGTTGTCGCCGGCAAACTGCTTACCAATCTGACGAAGGATAAATTCTGTGACCGGTGCATTGTAGGTTCCGTTTGAACCCAGGATGCTGAACGGCTGTTTTTCGCGGAAGTTCTGAAGGTTTTCGTAGTAACGTGACCAAATCTGGTTCATCACCAGTTTGCTTTCGTCCATGAAACCAAGGGTTGACTTCAGCGTAGAACCTTCCTTGTAACGGCGGGCTTCACCACCCTTACGACGGAAAATGATTTGAGTCTGTGCGTATTCAATATCTTCGATAACCTTGATGCGAAGTTTGTTGAACACTGCCATGTTATCGAGAACCGGGCTTTCGATGATGTCCGGAGCAAGAATGTCTTTTACATGCGATACATTCTCTTCACTGAGTGCGTATAACTTTGTAGCCATATTGTTTGTGTCTGGTTTAGTTTTTGTGTCGTGTTCTTATCTCTTATCGTGCTTTGCTGATTTCAACATCACGCTTGCGGCGGGCTTCAGCTTTTTCGCCCCAGCTCATGTTTTCACCGCATACGCTCTGCACATGGAACTGTCCGCTTTCCTGACCTCCGTTGTTGTCTTTCGGCGGGTCCTGCGGAGTAGGTTCCAGCTGTGCCGTTTCGCTCAGCTCCTTGATTTCCGCATCCTTTTGTTCGATGCTCTTCTGAGCTTCATTCAGCTTCGCTGTCAGGTCTTCCGATTCCTTCTTATGAGCGTCCTTTAATGAAGAAACCTCTTTTTCGTGTTCCGCTTTCAGGTTGGCCAGTGCTTCCGCATGGTCTTTCTTCATCTGTTCGATGGTTGCGTTAAGCTGTTCTACTTCCGTGAGTTTTGCAGCCAGCGTAGATTCCGTCTGTTTAGCTTTCATGACGAACTCTTCTACATTGTCCGCCATGGTTTCCACCATGTAGAAACCGCCGTTTTCTTCGACTACCAGGGAGTTTACCTTTGCAGCCGACTGAATAAATGGATAGCTTTTTGCCATAGTTGCTTGTTTTTGAGTTTGTGATTCTGTTTTATCTGATGCCGGCTGCTCCACAGAAGCCTGTTCCTGTGTTCCCGGCTGCTTTTCTTCCTTGATTCCTGATGGTTTGCTGTCTTCGCGTGAGGCTCCGGACGAATTTCCTTTCTGACTCTGACTCACTCCGGCCAGCTGCTGCACGCGGTTCACGCAGAACTTGAAGTCGCCATGACCGTCGACCATGGTACCCACCACATCGCCCGCATCGAAAGTTTTTCCGGTCATCTGGTCATCCGTCACTCTGGGACGGCGCTCGCGTACCATCTGCTGGAAATCGGCACAAAGCCGGTTCAGCTCTTCCTTGATGCCGTCATAGTTCCCCTCGGCCGCGTCGCGGTACTCCTTGTTCTTATAAGGAGATCCGTCGGCGTAAATCTCGGCGTACCGTTCCTGAGTCACGGTGTTCACATCGCCGTCCTTGTTAGTGAGCATCGCGCACATTGTACCGATACATCCCACCGTGTCGTGCGGATTGGTGAAATACACTTCGTCGCACAGAGCCATCAGCGCATAACCGGCACTGCAGGCCATCCCGTCGATGTGACCCACAATCTTCTTTCCTTTTGATCGGGCGTAGTTGAGGGCCATCTCATAGTCGTACTTCGCCATGCTGCTACCGCCCGGGCTGTCCATCTCGATAATAAATCCGATGGTATGCGCATCGTCAGAAGCACGCATGATGATGTCCTTGTGTTCCTTGCTTCCGTAGGAACACAGGTCGCCATTACGAAGAATGGGGCCCTGTACGTCGATAACCGAAATGATGCGGTCGTCTTCCCCTATATCGTTCCATCCGGTTACATCATCGTAATCTCCGATGTAAGTCTTTTCAGCATATCCGGTACGCGAAGAAAGGAAGTAAGGTCGGTCGGTCCGCTCGTCCGGCTTCTCGTAAGGACGGTGTGAGGCAATGTTGTCAAGAATCGTTCTCCGGTAAGCATGCAGAGACTCCGGGTAAAAGTCCCAGAATCGCGTAGACATGATTTCGTGAAATGCTCTTGTTGCCATTTTCGTTTGATAATTAATTGATTACATCACGAAATTACGCACGCACGCAGCGGGAATGAAGGACACAAAAAATGACTAAATGCGTGAATTACAGAAATATGCGGATGACTGAACGGATTTTTCCTGCAAATAAAAACCTGCTAAAAATGAGCATGTTGTAAAACATACGGACTTTGTGCGAAAAAAAGAAATTTGCGGCGGACGCAAAGAAATTGAAGAATGCCAGAAAGACGATAATGAAGATTTACCTGCAGGACGAAAGAAAAACGCGCACAAAAAGAAAGGCCCAAAGAAAAAATGCCGCCCCACACACGTATGCAGGAACGGCATTCCAACGGAAAGAAAAAAGCAATATATATAATAAGGTGTAGATGTCAGACCACACGCTGTGCGCCGGTCACGTTGCGGATGGTGAGTGTGCACGAAATCACGCCGTCGCCTTCCTCATACTGAAATTCATAACCGTCGCTCACGGCACGCACAAACATTTCACGGTCTCCAAATGTTCTTACAATCAAATGGTTAGTGCTGTTTTTCAGCGTTTCAAGCTGCAAATAGGTTTCCTGCGTCACCCTCTCTACCTCCCAACTCACCGTCACTTCGTAAGAATCGCCGGCCACGCTGGTTTCCGCGCTCTCCTTCAGGCTCCCTGATTTCGGTTTCATCTGAATGGAAATCTTACGGTCGCCCGACACAGAAAAATCAGGTTTGTCACTTTTCTTCTCAATATTGAACGGGCGGGAAAACGTAACCGCGTCGTCCGGATAAGCTTCAATGCTGCCTATCAACTCGTAATAATTCTCGCTGCAATTCATGATTTATGTGTTGTTTTGTGGTTGAAAATGGCGACTGACAAAGTTACTGACAAATCGCACCAACTTTCTCCGTTTCTTTAACTTTTATTTACCGCTATTCATGTATAAATTTATGGCGTGTATATACAGATTCTTCCGGTTCTCGACTCAAGCTCTTCTTTTCTCACTTTGATGTCAGACTTCATTCTGGATTTGATTCTCCACCAATATCGCATCATGCTCTCAAATCTTTTCATGTCTATATCGTACAAAACAATGAAATCAGACATGACATCTTCGGAAGTAACATGTTCGCCCATTCTATTTGCCCGGAAAATACAGTCATCATGAAATCTGGCGAAATCATACCAGAACTCACGTTTCAATTCATTCCTTATCTTCTTACTTCCGTTGATATTCAGGTGAAAAAACTTATCCACTTTCACCTCACCGCTAAATTTGCAGACGCTTTCAGGCATTTCCAACTCCAGGTAATCTTCTTTCTCTTTTTCAGTCAACATTTTAAACTGAGCGGTAAATAATGATTTCTGAGGTTTCAAATGAAATGCTACTTCATTATAGGAAAAATCTGTTATACCCGAAAAATCTGCATCTCTGAACAAGTGAGTCTTCATATATACACCCAGAAGGCTGTTCTGAGGAAACCTGACCGGAGTTCCATACTTTATTTCGAAGTATTTCTTATAATAATCACTCACTTTAAGGAAGCATGAGTGACGCTGCTCATTCATTGAATTTTTTGGCATAGTAGTAAGATAAAGTCTGTAAATCAATTAATCAACAGCAAGTTACGGACGATTCAACACCAATCGGAATTTCATTCAATAAAAAAAGGTTAAGCGACTGGGGCCTTATTTTGCGTGTTTTTCACGATTTTGCAAAGCTGTGCAATTTTCTTGCAAAATACTTCTCAATACTTATTTATTTAATTATCAATCATTTATAGTGTATAATAAATAATAAATAAAGAGTTATTGCCGATTGTTCATTAATTTTTAAGTGAAGAAAACGTATTTTTTCGGTAAAGAACAGATTTCAGGCTGTCCGGCTTTTTCTTTTATGTCCATTGCGTAGCTCTCTCTGTTATACGATGAAGTTGGATATAAAGGAAGTAGAACGAAAGGGGAAAGGCGTGCTTTGTCGTCCCGCGTTCCGCAGGCCGACCTTTCCCTCCTTTCGTTCTTTCAGGTTTCCCTTCGGATTCCTTCCCCATTCGGACGCTCACAGGAAGAAATGATTCGACTGATGTACACCCTTCTCTACCCTACGAAAAATTTTTATTTTAAAGATTTTGTAAACTCGTTTTTCGTGAAAAATCGGCAAAATATCAAAAAGTATAATACTTTTAATTGATTATCAGATAGTTATTAATTGCAAAAATTTCGCCAACGCTTCGCAATCTTTGCAAAATTGCTTACAAATGATACTTAACTAACTGATTATCAAATTGCAAAATGTTTTGCAAAGGGTGTGTAAAACTTGTAATATTTGATACTGAATTGATTTTATAAGCGATTTTCTCTTTGTGCCGGAATGATTTTCTGAAAGTCTCGTGCCCACGCCACTCAAATGGCGTAACTACGCGACAAAAGTGTCTATTAAGCGCGGCCGCAGTGGCGATACTACGCCAGTTTGGAATTTATGTGACGAAATACGGCTTTTGTTGACAGAAAAAAGGCGTAAAAGTGCAATTACATACACTTCTACGCCTCCTTAAAAATGAATCAGAAAGTGATTAATTGAAACCTCCTCCTCCCTGGTCCTCTCCTTCCTCACCCGGCTCGGTTGTTCCCGGTGTGCCGTTTCCTTCTTCATACATCCGGTTGAGCGACATCTTGTCAATCTGTGCCTTGAAATCCTTGCTCGGCTGGAACAGCACTCTTTTACGGATAATCTTTTCTTCTCCGCTTACCTCGGAGCTCTTGCAGGTAATGGCTGGCTTCAGGTATCCCATGTTTCCCAGGCTTACACCATGACCTTCGAGCATCCAGGTACAAGCCGATTCCACCATGGTCTCTACCACGGCGCGGCAGGTTGCCTTACTGATTCCGGAACGGAGGGAAATCTGTTCGATTACTTTTTCAAAACTTACGGTTCCACCACGGACCGCTTCGGCCACATACTTTTCTGTGCCACCCTTGTCAAATCCAAAGGTCTTCTTTACGACCTTATAGTTCAAGCCTCCCATAGTTGTATTTGTATTTAAAAATTCGACGGATAGAAGCGCTTCGTGCGATTCCACCCGTCGATAAATCTAATTTTGCAACCCTCGTTTATGAAGGACTAAAAATAATCATTCTTTCGTGTCTCCTTTCTTCTGGTTATGTTCTTTGTTCAGGAAGTCTTCATAGAGCTTTTTCTCCGCTTCCTTCTTGCGTTGCATCATCTCATTCAATACCTTGTATTGCAGTAGTTCAATATTTTTTTTGATAAGCTCGGCAACTTCGTATTTTTCATCTTTTACATACTGTTTGATTAGCCGGTCCAACGCGTCGAGGTAAACAGCATCAATGGTGTGAGAGCTGTATTTTATGTAGTCGTCAATTTTGAGAACGGCGTGCTCCAGGTTGTCTATTTTCTTCTCGTTTCGTGTCATCCATCGCGATATGGACCGGTAAATCAGGAATAGCGCGGTGGAGTTTATGCAAACAAAAACGATGCTGATTATTAAGTCTGCGGTATTCATAATTAAAATTTGTTGTTCCCGTGCATGCGTGGACGGGTGAGGTTATACTTCATTTTTTGTTCGATGTGCCAGAGGAGGTCGAATCCTTTGATTTTGGACATGATAAATACTTCTTGTAATATGTTTACAAAGAATTGAAGAGTGGTAATATGACACTCATTATACGATGCGATAAATCTTGTCAGATTGTAGCACCACTCTGTAAAAGTATTCTGGCTTTTATCTTTGTATGTCTCTTCCTTTATCTCAAGCGGGAATTTTACCCCTAAGAAACTAACTCCCAGCAAACCTGACAGGTCAAGCATACGGATGCAGACATCGGAAAGTTCATCTTCCACACTATCTTTTATATACGCTTCAAAATCTTCCTGAAATCTTCTTACTCGGGTTTCTTCGCTAAATGGGATATTATTTCCTTGCCATTCATTAAACTTTGCCACATCGGACCGTTTACCTTTTCTTTCGGCCTGCACAGCTTCCATCAGCTCGCTAATGACCAGACAAAGAAAATGCTCGTCGCTCAAATCCTCGTCGTGCCAGCCGTGTTCTACGGCGTTCTGGTAGGCTTCATCTCTCAGTTTGTTCAGGTTTATCGCTTCAATTGTTTCCATCTATTACGTCTCCTTTCTTTAGTTTTCTTGCTTCTTTTTCATTTCTATAATACAGCGTGATAACACATGGCCGGCCATTCTTTTCGGCCACAGCCTGCACCTCGTATTTATTGGTACGTGCCCGGTAAAGTACGCTCACTATTCGCTTGATTGTGGTTGGCGTAGGCTATTCCTCCTTTTGCAGTTTCTTCATCTCTTTTCTTATCTTTATACGTTTAATTATCTGATACCATTTCATACTTCGTTCATTTATAATTAAGTTATATTTATTAAGTAAACGGTTTTCTTTCTCAATAGAAAACTTTAACTTGTTATTGAGATTCCTCACTTCATTTTTTTGATTCCTCCAAGTTATGCTCAAGAGCGCATATTCTACCCTGATAATATTCTACCATTGATGATATATTCCCAAATTCCCTTGCTAGATAACCTACATAATCTTTATTAGGACCTATAAGATTTTCATAAGGCTTTTCAGCATCCTTCTTAATTTCTTCTTTTTCCTGCTCTCTAAATATTTTCAGGTTTGCCAACTCTTGTAACATCTGATTGTACTTTGAAAGCCGTATAGTTACTAATTCTGTTTCTCCTTCCATAAACTTTACTTTTTAAACTTCCAATCATTGCATAAATAATGGCTGTACGCCGTGTCAGAATAGAGCCTGCATTCACCCTCATCTGAATCTTCCGATGGAAGAAAATGAAGGCACGTGAGGCATTCTCGTTCTTCCTTTTTGTAGTCCTTGCACCCGGGCAAGAAGAAACCTGTATCTTCCCCATTGTATCCATTCCCTACCCTGAACCTGAGAGGGCGGACAAACTCGCAAAGTTGATTGTTTGGCTTTTGTTTCTCTCCTTCTTTCAGCGGTCGGAAATGGATGCAGTCGTCGCAGAAATTCACGGTGCGTAGTTTTTCTTCCCTTGCAATCGGTTCCTTCCGGTTGAACCAGTTGCTTGTGTCGTTTAACGGGCAGGCTCCGCAGTAGTAATCGTCTTTGTAGTAAAGACAATATCCTTCGCAGAACACTCCTTTGATTTCCTTCAGCAGGCTGGCCTTTATCTTTTCGACGTTAGCATTTGGCATGATTCTATCAGGTATTTGTCTATTTCAAACCGGAGATAAAAAAATACGGTCCATCCCAAATGGTCTGTATGCTCGGCGTATTTTACATCCTGGAATCCTTTTATCTTCAGGTATCTTTTGAATATCTTGAATCCGTTTGACATTTCCTTGTATTCTATATTATAGTCATCCGGGCGCCATGGTGCGCACTGACTGAGTAACATCTCCCTATCTTCTTTGGGACATTTCTTTATCTCTCTTATGGCTCCTTCCAGCAGGCGTTTTGCCACGATGTTGGTCTTTTTAATGTTGTTGAATTTGAAATCTTCTGGTATGAATATCATGGCTTTTCCTCCTTTTTGCTGAAATGTTCAATAAGTTCCTGAACGGTGGCTTTGTGACTTTTGTAAAACCAAGCAGACTGACAACTCATTCTTATAGAAGGTTCGTTTCTTACTTCTTCAATGTTGTTATCATAACATTTAAACCAATTATTTTCATTTGGATAAACAAACCACTGATTTTCATCAGAATCATCTTGAAGTGCAGCCAATGCAAGAAACAGTTCCTCATTGGTACCGCAGTCAATGTCGTTCGGATGAAGATGCTGAAATCCATCTTGAACGGAAATATACATTCCGTAATTGGCTGCCAGCCATTCTTCCTTGAAATCGTCAAGGGTATTGGCTCTTTGCCCCAGCTTCTGAAGCTTTTCCCGCAGTTCCGGTGTATTCTTCCGAATAAAACAAGGTTGTGTAAACATAAGCTGATTCTTATAAGTAAGTTAATGACTCTTTTATCCCATCGTTCAAAGCTTTCTCGAATGTATCGGTATATCCGTCCATCTGCGATATGAGAGACAAATCCTCTGTGTCGTACAGGCGGTAGTACCATCCGTGTTTGTTGAGCTCGACAACGATGTGGATTTTTCCCTTTATACGTACCCATTTTTGCGCAGCATACAGCGTGGGAGCCAGGTATTCGTACTGGAATCCGTTCACATGTTTTGAAAGATAACGGAACTTCCTCACCCCAAACACTACGGTCAGTTCCGACCGGCCTGTTTCGTCTGTCCTGTAACTGGCACGACAGTCTTCTCTATATCCTTTGTCCTGAAGAAGCTTAGCTACCTCAAAAGTTACAAAGTTTTCATTTTTCATATTTCGTTCTGTTGACATGGTGCTATGCTTTTAATGGTTTTAAAAAGTTTCTTGTAAAGCCTAAATCCAGTCCTCTATCGTGGTAGAATTTCAATACTGCATCGTGGCTGTGCCGTGTATGGAAACCTATATTGACGAGGATATTGAATATCTCCAAAGCCGTATATTTCCGGTAATCTTCAATGGTAAAGTAAGTATTTGGAGAGTATTTAGAACCACCGGAAAACTTAAAGTGAAGGCTACCTTCATGCTCCTGTACCTGAACTACAGGCCAACGGTAACTGTCCTTAAATTTAGGAATATCCTTCCATTTAAGTTTTGACTTCCGGCTTTCGTGGATTCTAATTTTATTTTCCAAGACAAGTTATATTAAAATTGTTACCATTTGAACAATAACTGCACATTGATGTGAACGGAGAATAAACCCTTCCGCACTTTGGACATATCCAACCTTGCTGTCCAAATATCCCCGAATTTAATTTTGTTGAATTTTCCTTTTCCTCCCTTGCCATTTCTATAGCTTTTAAGGCAGTTTCTTCCGATACAATGTAACAAAGTTGTCCTCCAGGATAATCTTCACGTCTTTTTGATTTTATGTATTCTTCCGGTGTCATAATTATTGTATGTTAAGTAAAACCCATATTAAGCAGACAAACATAATGAAGGCGACAATCCCTGCACAAATGGCCGGGGTTAGCATTCTCTTCCACAATATATCTGCCTTGTGGCATCGTTCGTTGATATAATTGATTTTTGAAATGTGCTCACCAAACTGAAGTTCCATCATGTGACGTGCCCAACCGGTAAGCATCTTATCAAATCTTTGTCTGGCTTCTTCTTTGATAGTGAACTTACCTGAAGGGTTTAGCAGGTATGAATCTGTCCTGAACTCAAACTCTTCTGAATCCAGAATATCACGTCCACCGCTACTTCGTATCTCCATGGAGACTTTAAGCCATGGAATTGCTTTTGTTTCCCACATTTCGAGGGCACGTTTCTCTATTTCTTCTGCGTTGGCGTTGGCCAGCTCTTTCATCTTTTCGTACTCGTCTTTCGGTACGAATACGACTGCTTTCTTATCGTCGATATACATAGTTCCTGGTTTTATATTATTCTTTACTTTCCTGACTTTCTTCAATCATCCTTTCCACTTCCTGAATGTCGCAGGTGAATTTGTTATAAAACTATCGTACTGGGAACATTCTTCGTCGACATACTCTATCCATGCCGTTTTGGTCTCAAGGTTGATAATTATCATCGGCCTGTTGCAGGAATCGTCTTTCCCGGCCACCCTGCTTTTCAGCTGCTGAATGTCGAAGTTGCAAAATAGACAATGTAACTCCCCGTTATAATAATCGAATATCGGTCCGGTGTAGATAATGTTTTTCGTTTTCATACCTGGGTATTTAAGTTCAACCATTGGTTTATGGTATAATATCGGCCGTTTTATTTCGCTCCATGCAACTGGCCTTACATTGTAGGCCCATGTGCCGTCTGACATGATGAAGGAATTGGTGTATCTTCCGTCTCCCAGCATGACGTTCACGCATTGTCCTTTCGGAGGGAGTGAAGCTTGTACGCTTTTCCATTGTGAAAAAACCGACGCATCCCACGCTTGCCACATTGCTTCGGTTATATCGCCGATGTAGAAATGTACGTTTTCATTGCTGCCTGAGTCCTTATTACGGTCGTTAAACAGCTGCGTGGCGTATCGGTGTATATATTCTTTCTTATCCATGGATCAATATGCTTAGAGACACATTAATGAATTGATTTTTCTTCCTTTTCGGCTTCCATTCTCTCTCTTTCTTCTTGTAGAGCTTTCAGCTTTTCGAAAAGTCCACCTTTATTTTTATTCCTTTCCTTGATATTCTTATCAAGCTTTTTCAGGTATTCATATTTCTCCTTATGCCTGATTTTCATATTGAGAGTGATTAATGGTTTCACAATAACGCGTAACACTATCATACATATCAGGACAGTTGCAAAAACACCCCATAAAGGACATGTTACCCACCACCAGCTCCATTCAATTACGTGAGTTAGTTTCAGTACAAGGAATACAATAAACAATGTTGGCAAAAAATAATCTTTCATGATTCTATAATTTTAATCGTTTGTTTTATTTAGTTTTGGTTTCGGGAACCAGTTTCTTCTTTGTTTTGAGTTTTGTGTACTCGGTCATTTCTTTGTCGAAGACAGACAGAAGTTCGGGCTTCTTTTCTTCCGGGATGTAGCCAGTATCAATCAGCTGCTGAATCAGTCTATCTGTCACCTCTCTGCTCTTCCTGACAGTCTTTTGCAGGCTTGATAGCGCCACTACCGACGAGGACGGGTGCATCTGGTCTGCTCTGTATAGCTTAATCATACTGATTACCTATATTTTATGTTACGTACATCTTCAATCGCTTCTACTTTACCTGACTTCAAATATGGCATATATGTTTTTACCATTACCTCTACAAAGAGAGTCAGTCTGCCATCCTTTCGTTCCATCCAGACTTCACTCGGAACATTTTGTCCGTATATGCAGCGCATTTCTTCGTGCTCCAATAGCAAAACCAGGTCTTCTCCTACAATATCCTTTGTCATCCTACTGTACATGTCTTCAGAAAAGTCTTCTACATCTATGGACAGCTTTATCGTTTTCCCGTAAATCTTTCCTCTGTAATCGTATAGAATATTAAAGCATCGGGAATCTATCCTATATCTGATAAATCCGCACCCGCTTTTGAACTCAAAATCTCCTTCGTAATAATCTCTTTCTGAGGTTTCTATTTCCTCTGGGAATTTAAGAATATCTCCCTTGTGGGCTACATAGAGGTCTGCGTACTCATTATCGCATGTCAATATTTGAGATACTTTACCGACCTTAGTAAGTATATGCCTTTCCCCAAACAGATGGCACGGTTTCTCTTTTTTACACAAATCTGTGCCTGACATACTGCATCCGTTACATGAATCAAGAATTGATTCTATCGCTTGGTATATTATACCGTCTTTTATGATTCCGTTTTTTATTTTCATATTTGTTATTTCAATAAAACTGCATTTGTATGATAAGCATTATTCCTTCTTTTCAAACTTTTTGCCTTCGCATAAAAGTGGCATTGAAGTAGTCAACCGTTCTCCATAAATTTCACAATATGGGTAATAATAGCCAGGTTCATTGAACGTTTCATGGTTAAGACCTGTTCTAATATGCTTACAGTTACTACAAATCTTTATTTCTTGTTCCATATTCGTCTGTTTTTAATCAGTTCACATGATTCGCGGATTCCTTCATTCAGCACTTTTTCATAACTTTGATATACCTTAGTTTCTCTGTATTCCTTTGAATTTAAAGAGTGAATATCACAGATAAAATCAGATTTTCTTGTAGGAGCGTAGAGACAAATAATCTTTATGTCTAAATGAATATCATAATTTTCACGTAACCATCTCTGAGCCTCGTATAAGGTTGGGCATGAACATCTTTTTTCTGAAAGATTGAAATTTTGCTCATATTCAGATGGACAACACCTAAGCCCGTTCTCTAAATATGAATATTTGCAGTTTTCATTAAACCCTATTTCTTTCAAAAGCAATCCTACATCGTGTGTTACATAATCTTCCTGTCTAAACATGGCTATTTTTATTTATAAGGGTTATTATCCAAAACTAAAGCTGAAACGGCCAGTCCTTGTGCGATCAGGTTGCGGTAGTCGATGTGACACTGATGCAGCACGTGAAAGACTTGCTGGAAATGACGAAGGCCCAATTGAGTGTTGTTATGCTTCCCTTCTTCCGGAGTAATAAAGAAGCTCTGCAAGCTCATTTCGCACACCTTACATCCCCAGGCGAAGAACTCCACGCATTCTCTTTCTTCGTCGAAATTCCAAGTGGTATAAAGGCCCATATACCCGTCGAAATCGAATGCTTCTGCCAGATACTTCATCGGGCAGATTTCCGATCCGTTCACAAAGATTTCTTCTGTGATTGAAGAAAGCGGATAGAGTATCGGTTTTATATCTCCCAATCTGAACCCTTTCCCGCGACATCTTTCGCCTTTTAATGTTTCGGCATTCAGGCCAATTTCGTTACCATGCTTGTCTTTTTTCTTATAAGCCCATACCTTATATCTGTCGGCTAAGTTTATAACGTCCATTTCGATCATTCCTTGTTTAGTGATAAACGCCAATCCGAACGGTAATCTGGCTGAAATATCTTCCAGTAACAGTAGTTTTTCTTCTTCTTTCATCATATTATTTTTCTTTTAGCGTTTCATTCATTAGTCTTTCTGTCAATCCATATAGTTGGCCTGCAATAAACGATCTGGTTTGGGGAGAAGCTGTACTGATAAACTCCACCATGTCTTTATACATTGTTTTCCATTTTACCAGCCCGTTATTTGAAGATTCACTTTCCTCCGGTACTTCTTTACGGAAAGCAACCCTGACATTGTAAGGGTTAGGCCATTGATATGGGTCACATTCTGCTTCCTGCAATATTGCCTTTTCTGGGATTTTTACATAAACTCCAGGCTCTACTTCTGCTTCATAAACATTCTGGTCACAAAACCAATAGGAACTATATATTTGTAATATTCTTAATGATATAGGTAGCAGGTCTTTTAACCACCATTGTTCGCGCGAAAATGTTTCACGCAAATCTTTCTCTTCTTTAATAACTACATTATCACCTACACTGAATTTGGGATTCTGAGGGCGAGAAAAATCTCCGTATGGGTAATCAAGCAAGCACTCATGTACGCAGACACTACTTCTTTCTTTCAAGTAATAATAGAACATTCCACATACTTCTCTAAAGCCTGTTACTACAAAGTTTTTACCTAAATATTTCTTCAAAGGCTTATTGATTTCTACTGCGTAGCTGGTTTCTTTTGCTTCTGCAAGGTTTTTTACTCTTACCCTTTCTCCTATTTTGAATTTCGGTTTCTTGTTTTTCATAATTTTATTCAACTATCAAGTGATTATGAATTTCCATAATTTTCAGAATCCTAATTTCACATCTCATAATCCCTAAATCTTTTGCTATGGCTCCTTTTGCAGCCTGATGAAGGGTTGAATGATCCGTCTGCTCTTCTTCTGTACGGACCGGAAGAAGGTATTCTTCACGGAATCTAACCGGTGGTGTACCGGCTTCAAAAACCACGGAAAAGTTCTTTTTTATTAGCATTTGTCACTCTCCTTTAAACTTCTTATCCAGCATGATCTGCAGTGCTTCATCGCCGCGTCTCATCTTATTCATCATTTCGCCTACCTGCTTGTCGAAATCACTGCTTTGCAGGCTTACCAGGGATATCATGGCGAGTGCCTGTATCTGGCTTGACTGAATGGCTGTTACTTCTATTACTTTTTCAAGCATACCGGCATCCGAGAATCCTCTTTCTTTCATCGAAAGAAGACCTTTTGCATTTTTCGTGCTGGACTCTATTGTCTGAAGTATGTATTTCAATACTCCTCTTTTATCTTTCAATAAATCTGCAATATCCATGATTTAGAGGTTTACGATTTTCTATTTTTCTCTTCTTCCAAAGCCTGAAGCTTCGCAAAAAGTCCGCTCTTCTTACTTCCACATTTCCTGGATGATATGTTTCTAAAAGCCATTCCGATTGCTATCATTGAGATTGCTGATTTTATCTGCTGTATTTCTGCGCTATCTGTCCCGAAATCACGTAATACCTCCTCATTGATAACTACATTATTTATTTCATCTTTTACATCTTCAAATGACACCATATCGAATCCGGATACAAGCATCACAGCTTTGATAAATTCTTTTTCCACTTCAAAAGTGATACTCACTTTTTCATTCTGATTGTTTCCCATATCTCCCACTATTTTAAATTCCTTCATAAATCGGCATCGGAACAGAAGTGTCCACAAACAAATGCCCTACAAACGAACCGTTGAAAAGTATAAACGTACCTATATACACCATATAAGGGTCGAGATTTAATTCTTTACCGGTCATTACCATACGGAACTTTACTCCCCGCTTTGGCTTTGATTCATCTTCCAGTGCCCAGATATATACTTTCTCGTTTACCACATCAAGTTTCAGCAGCTTACTTCCCTCGTAAAGCGGAAGCGTAAACTCTGACGCTGCCGGGATTTCATGTTTTAAAATTCTTGCCATATTCTTTTCTTTTTAAGGTTATTAATCATCTTCAAAGCGCTTCTTTTCCTCCCACTCTTCGTCGGTTTCCGGGCAGGAAAGTATCTCCTTGGAGTCTTTGGGTTCCTCACCCAACTTGTAGAAAAAGCACACACGGGTAAATTTACGGGTGCGTTCCTCACGACGGATCGTGTCGTTCATAAACTCCTGCTCCCAGGCGTAGTGACGGGGATATTTGGAGCCTTTGTCCGAGCGGTAGACGATGGAAGGGTTCATGGTGTACTGCATATTGAAGCAGTAAGCCTGCATCTTTTCTATCATTTCGTTCTTCACGGATTTCACGCTCTGCAATGTCACCGCATCGCCCCGGTGTTCCAGGTAGCTGATGGCCATTTCACTGATAGATACCGGACGGCACCAGTGCCACTGGTTCGCAAAGAAATGATTGGCCCAGTCAATGAATACCTGGTCCTTGATGGCGGAGTAAAGGATTCGCATCTGTCCGTCCTGCGACATGGGCGGTATCAGGCTTTCCTGCAGGCCGAGGTAGAACTGACAGCTTTGCAGCATCATGTACACCGCTTCGTCACGTTCTTCTTCGGTGGCTTCCAGAAAGATGTCTTTCCCGAACTTTGTCTGCGGCGTGCGTTTCTTGAACTGGCCGGCGTAGTCCTCGTCGTGGTAGTAATCGCTCTGCATGGCCAGGAAGATACGGCGTGAGGTGCTTCCTTCGGTCATATCGAACGGCATCTTGTTCATGGTAATGAATATCTTCGGGGTTGCCTCGCGCGGCAGTGTCATTTCATCGTGATACAGGGTCTTTACCGTAATGTTGTCCGTAATGTTGTAGAACTCGCTGCCCATCATGTCGAGACGAAGGTCGTCTATCAGACACATGCTGTCTACGGTATAATGGAACTTGTCGAAGTTCTTGGCCATGTTCTCTTTCTTCTTCAAGGTCTGACCGGGTATGTAGCACACCTTCCGCACCAGCTCGAAGAAGGAACGGAAGAAACTTTTTCCGGTACCTCCGCTGTTCTTTCCTTCGTCGGCCACGGTGTATTCCGTCACGACTCCCATCTTCTGCATGGTGCCTGTACGATAGCGCGAAAGCATGTAGCCCATGAGCGCTACCTTGCAAATGAAGTGCATGTCCTGTCGCTGCTTTTCCAGCTCGGTAAGCGGATAGCCTTCGGCTTCCTTTCGCCAGTGTATGCGGCTGGTGTCGTACAGCCACTGCACGCAGACAGGCATCTGGTCAATGTCTTTCGGCATTCTCAGCAGGAAACGGTACAGACGCTGGTAGGCGATGAACTCCGCATCCTCACGGCGGCGCTCGTTCTCGTTCATCCGTTTGTCGGCCATGCGCTGCCTGTTCAGCTCCTTACGTGCGGCATATTCCGGATTCTCCTCGATGGTGAACAGCGGGGACTTGAGCGGATGGTAATCGGCGTCAATAATCGCCTTCCGGTTGACATGGAAAGGAAGGTCCACGTAGTCTACCGGCTCGATGCTGTCGGCCGTCACCTTCACGGCGCAGTTGCGGAAGAAGAAATAATCGAAATCTTTTCCCCACGACATGAAGTTCAGGTCTACTTTCTTGATTCCGGACATGGTGTCACGTCCGATTTTCTTCTGGGTACTGATGGCGTTACTCAGTTCCTCGGAGTAATACTGTGAGTTGTATATCAGGAAGTCTTTCATGATTTCCTTCGCTTCGCTCAGTGCCTGGCTCTCTTCCACCACATCGACAATGTTGTTGCTGATGTGCACAAACTTGGTCGTATCCGCTTCGTCGGTGTACTTGTAGAATCCGTTGGCAGAAAGGAACTGGGCCATGTTATCGAAGTTTAGGGTATATTTGCGCACCACCACCTTACTTTCGTCTTCCTGCTTTTTGGTCTGGTACTGCACGTCCCAGAAACGCATCCGGCGGGCGGTCTTGAGCAGGTCGTCAAAGTAGCGGTTTACGTTGGTGTGCATGAGTTTTTCATTGCGGCGCATAACTGCCGGGTAGAAGTTGAAGAACTCTTCGGCATCCTTGCAGGATTTCCCGCTGCGTGGATTGTACTGGGTGGAAAGGTCTTCGGGCAGGTAGAGCACTTTCAGCTCCACGTGTTTCAGGGCCAGCCGGTTCATGGCGCGGATTCCGGTGCGGTCGATGTCATACATCACAAACACTTCCATGGAGATGTTCAGCAGGCGACGGATGGTCTCCGACGAAATCTCCACACTCTCGGAGTGGGGAAACACCACATGAGCGTCGCTATGGAAGTACACATTAATGGCATCGCGCGGGCCGGAACAAATCACGATACGGCGGAACACGTCGGCAAAAGCGCGGGTGCGCCGTCCCTGCTCGTCCACACGGGTTTTGTCTATGTTGATAATGGGATGTCCTTCCTTGTCGGAGGTTTCCACACGTCCGGTCTGAAGGGCACGCATCACGTCTGCGTCGCCGTAGATTTCCTTGTAGAATCCTTCCGGACGACTTCCTCCCTGGTACCACCAGGTAAACTTGTAGTTGGTCTGGCGGCGGCCGTCCGCATCGGTCGTCTCGCGGAAATAGGGCTCGTACTTGCGTGCCCACCAGCCGTTCTCGTCTTCGTAGCGGAAAAGGAATACCGGGTAAGATGGTGTGGACTTCACTTCGTAGCTGGTCAGCACACCGTCGGCATCGGCCTTTTCGGGGGTAACGTAGCTTTCCAGCGGATAGAGGTTGAACATAGTGCTTAGCTGGTTACTGTCGAAGGGAGCCGGCATATCGCCACGGTAGAAGTCGGGATTGAACGAACAGCGCAACAGGTTGTTTCCGTCAGCATCGGTCACGGCTGTCTGCTCGGGGCCTTCGCTTGTGTTTTTCCCGGCGCGGAACACGGGGAGCACCTGGCATCCCAGTGCACGGAGCTCAGCGGGTGTAAACTCACCCTTACGGATGCGGAAATCCACTTCCGTCTGCGGATCAGTCTTGCGTGCCCTGTGAAAAAATCCGTTCTTGTAATCTCCCTCAATAATCAGGTTGAAGTCCTTGGCCAGCCGGTTCACCGCATCAAGGAAGTCGTGCTTCTCTCCTGCACGTTCTAAGAGCCGCTGCTGCAGCATAATGGCTCCTACTCCCTTGCTTCGATTCTGTTCGCCACATACGAAGCAATTGAAGGCCGCATAGCGTTCTCCTTTCGGTGGGAATTTGCTCACGCAGAAACTTCCGTTCTTCTCGTCGTGAAACGGGCAGCGATAGAATACGCTGCGTGCTGTCTGCGACGCGGGAAGGTATCCGTTGTTGCGCATCACGTCAGGAAGAGGAAGCGCATTGAGTTTATCAACTGTTTTGTCAGAAATCATTTCAGGGAATTTTAATAGAGGAATTTCACCTCGTAGTTCATGCTTTCCATTTTGGCTTGTATCATTTCTTTCAGGCTTTCCGGCAGGCACATCATGGGGTCTGGTTCATGCAGGTAAATTGTATCTTCCTGCACGCTTCCTGTGGCAGAATATCCGTCGTACACCAGCTCGTTCATGAGCTTCTGCATGCACGACTTCGACAGGTTGCTGCAAGCTATGCTCACGCTACCTTCCGGATAGCCTATCGCTATTTCCGTGTGGCGCACATGGAAACGCTGTTCATATACCGCTCTGCTTCGTTTCATACCAGCCGCTTTCCTTTTAGTGTCAACATAAGTTCAGGACGTGTAGCCACACCTAGCTTCGCAAAAATACGTTTCCGCATGTTGTCTATATTGGAATAGCTGCATCCCATTTCGTCGGCAATCTCTTCGTAGGTGAGCGAAGTATTTACCAGCATGTTAGCCACAGCAGCTTGAGTGGGAGTCAGTCCGCATTCATATACAGGATTGCAGCATACCTCCTTTTTATCCTTGAAGGCGGGGTTGAATCCGTTGAACGGACAGTTATATCGCATAGGGCAGTGTGTGTGCTCAGTATTGAAGTCTTCCGGGCCTTCATGGTCGGGAATATCGTCCTCACGTCCGAAACAACAGTTCAGGCTTACCAGCGCAAGCTCTGACAGATAGCGGCTGCGAAGGTTCCGTATGGTCTTATAAGAACGTCCAAGTCGCATCTGCAGAATCTGGTCGGCTGCCACCAGGTGTGAAGGATAGTTTTTCTTCATCTCGTCGAGGTATTCCTCTACGAAGTCAATTCCCGTCTTTCCGTCGTTCTTTACCGTAATTTCCTCTCCGTCTTCAAAAACAATTCTTGAGAATCCGTCCTGAAGGCGTGTATATGCTTCCCATTGTCTTTCCAGCATGTATCCCATCACATTTCCTCCATTTGTTTCTTATACTCCTTATAAATAGATTCCAGCCCGCGAAGCTCTACTTCCGTGAAGTCGAAGTTACGGAAATGCGCACGCAGCGCATGTTCGCCCATACCTCGTTCTTTCATGAACTCGATAAATTCTCCCTTCTTTCTCACACCGGAAAAGAAGTCTTTCAGTTCCCCTTCGTAGTCAGGATCAAAATCTCTCAGGCATTTTTCCACGCCTTCCGCCTCCCACCGGCGCACGCGGTTCAACCTGATCTTCTGGTACGCCGTGCTCATGCTCATTCCGTAATGTTCCACCAGGTAGCGGCTAAATCCCAGCCGCATGGGGCTCAACTTTTTTTCGGATAATGCTTCAATGATGCTCATTTTCATACTTCTGATATATATTGTCGTTTCTCGCTTTTGCGGTTTCGGTCGTTTTTTGTTATTTTTACCCTACAAAGTAACAATTTTAATTTGACAATAGCATTATAATTGTTACGGAAATAACAATTTTAAACTGATTTTTTATGTACTATTTCAATTCTTTCCTGTTCAATAATCTTCCGAAGCTCTTCGGCCTGAGCGAAAAAGGCGTGTCGGAGAAGGTGTACGGAAAATCATACATGTATAAAAGAAAGGTTGATAATCAAGACAATATACTCGTGCATGACATCGTAATAGTGTGCAACACATTCCACATAAGCCTGTCAAACTTCATTATGTCGGCTCCTCCTGAAAATTTACTCGGGAATCGCTTCAAATATGTCATACCTGATGAAGATTTTAAGGAGGTGAGATTCATCCCCGAAAACCTGCGCTGGCTCTACGGCCCGCAGGGACTTACTAAAATTCCTTCGCTTGCTGAGTTTTCGCGTCAGAGCGGAATATCAGTCACCAGTATCGTAAGGTGGCAGAATCCGAAGATAGGCGGGTGTACGGTTAACTGGCTTATCGGAATATGCAACCGTTTCGGAATCGACATAGACGTGTTCATGGAAGACGAGAATGAGAAGCTTGAAAAGTACGCGGCCACCGAGACGGAAATATCGCCGCGCGTGTGGCAGGAAATTTCGGAACTCAAAGAGGCTATAAGGGAATACCGGCAGGAACGAATCTCACTTCTGGATGAAAACCGCAAGCTGAAAGCAAGGATCAAGGAAACGGAGCTTGTGGCAGAAGAAGCCACGGAATATACCTACACAGACAGGAAAGTCAGGGAATGGAAGGCTAACTGGCGACTGCTGGAGAACTTTCATATCGTCGTGGGAGTGTCCAGACGGAAAGTGATTCAGGATGCCGGCATGCAGAATTTCAGCGAACTGTTCATCGAAGGAAACATGCTGATTACCTCGCTGGTGAAACTTTGCAACAAATACCATATCAGCACAAGGCACATATTCTATCGGGATAACGGCATTGTTCCGGAAGTAAATGTGTACGACTATTACCGGTCGGACAACTGGAAGACGGTAGTTTTCCATCCGGAATATGTGAATGATTTTTTCGGTAAGGAGAGCGTGACGGGTATAAACCGCTCGGAACTGCTTTCGCGCATGGAAGTGGGCGAATGGAAACTTCGTGCATGGCGAAAAGAAAACAGCACCATGCGCATAAAAGACATGCTGGAGATATGCAACCGGCTGGAAGTAAGTCCTTACTACCTTATTTCTGACCACAACCGTATGGACCTTTCCAGCGGGATGACCAGTGCGGAAATCCTGCTGGAAGAGAACCGTATGCTCCGCCAGCAGGTTATCCGACTGAAAGAAAAACTACAGAAGAAAAACGGAGAAGGATTCCTTCCGTTAGACGAATGAGTTCAGTGTACTTCCTGAGAATCCATACCGCACGCTGAAATTCACGGACAGCATACCGGGTTTAGCGCGGTCATAAAGTTCGTTCGTCTCTTCGGGTATGATAGTGACGGGTATGTATGTGCCGTTATCGTACATCCATGCCTTTCGCGTCACCACAAATTCCGTGAGCCACCACTCGGCCCACTCCCTGTTTACAAATCCGCTGCTCATGGAAAAAGTTCCTGAAGGTGCCTGTGCATAGCTGGCAGTGCGCGTGGTAGCACGGTAGTAAATGTCAGCAGGCAGCGTGTAGAGCTCACTCTGTATGTCATATTCCAGCGCATCGCGCGTAAAAGCGACTACGCTTTCCATCAGCCCGAATCCGTTCAGGAATATGAAGTGACGCATGAGCGGGTTTGTCTTTACCGCATAGCGCTTCTTCCCGGTTTCAAATCCGGTGTTCACTGTAAGCTCACCTTCTTTCAGGAGGAACGTACTTATGACAAGCGAATCGGGAACCAGCGCACCACGGGTATAATCGGAATATTCTTTCGATTCTTCTCCCTGCACTACGCTGTAGGTAATGGTATCCGATCGGGTACTTACCGCAGGAATACACAGTATCCATCCCAATGGAACAATATCCCCCTCCGGTTTACGGCTCAAGATACGTCCCTCACCTAAAATCTCTGTGGTATCTACATTGGATGTGGTAAGGCGTTCAAACTCCGTGAGCCTTCCGGGTATGGCATTGTACTGCTCGGAAGTGGTTTCACCTTCTTCTATCTCTACCATCCCGTCCAGATAAGATTCTTTGTAAGTAATGGTGTATCGTGCGGCGTATATCATCTGTGAAAGGGCCTGCGTGCCGTTCACATCAAACGTCATCTTTCGTGACAGCGTAGTTTTTATGGTTTCTCCAATATTGAAAACGGCTATCCCGTCAGATCCTACCTCAAAGGAGTAACTTTCTGAATAAGGAAACTCTTCAGATCCGGCAAATGCGGTGGCATTGACCGTAATCTTTATGCGGAGAAAAGTTTTTCCGCTCAGCGTGGTTTTTGCCTTAACCACTATGGGGTCGCCTGCAAATGCTATCTGTGGCGGCTGCTGTAATACCTGTATTGCCATGTTTTTTTCTTCATTAAATGGTATATAGTTCGATTGTCACCTCCGTAATCCCGCTACGGTCAATGCTGTAGGATAACTTATTGATGAATCCCACATAGTTACCTATCTGGTAGCGCTTGAGCATATCCAGTCCTGCAATCTGCGATATGGTCATTCTTACTGTCAGTATCACGGTCTTCCGGTTGTAAAGGAAGTAAAGATACTCCGAAAGGAATTTTGACACCAGCCCACGGTCCTGGTATGCCTGAGAAGCGGGATACTTGTCTTTCCCGGACACCAGCTTGAGCGAGAATCGTCCGGACTGGTCTACTCCACCTTGCTCCGTGCCGTTGTAATCAAAGAACCGGCCAAAGTTATCGCAGCTGTCGGCTGTGAAAGCACTGTTGGCTACCGTCTGTACCCACGAATCGTTCCCTTCACCGTCGTAATTAGGACTATATTCTATCCCAGATTTGCTACCTGGACCGCGCATGATTCCAAGGCAATATCCGGCATCGTAAGTACGCATGGGTGATTCTTCTGCCGATTCAGTGTCATAGTTTTCATCGGAAAGATAACTCAGCGTTATCTCATGCTTGTATCTCATCATGCGAGAAGGTGCTACCCCCAATATCCCGGGAATAAGACTGAAACTTGCATTTCTTTCCGACAGAAGTTCCTGATCGGCAAATACAGCCAGAATCTGCTGACCTTCTTTACCAGACATAGCCTCTGAAACTACTGTCTGACCGTTTACATCATTTATCATCACCGGAGCAAAGTTAATAGATATTTCATCTTCCTCTTCTTCCGTCGATGTGCCTCCGATTAAATAATCACGAAATCCGCCAACCTCAAACAACGAAGGATTTCCTCCAGTATTCTCGTCCACTTTTATACGATAGGAGTTCCCAGTAAGTTTATCCTGATAGCATGTGGTGTCATTGGAAGCCTGACCTTGTTGAAGAATTTCCAAATAATTATTCTTTTCCTTCACATTAGAATAATCATCGTAATTGAATGTGGTATCATCTTCCTGACCGTATGTGAGGCGTATGGTCTTTTCTTTTGATTTTTTCAACTGCATTGCCACTATTTCCACATCAAGAATGGATATTTCATTCGATTTCAGAATGTCTTTTATATATATGACATCCATCGTATTTTTTGCACTGTCGTACAAGAACCGAACGCCAAAAGCGTTTTGCAGGTCTTCAATCAAATCTTCCATTTCTACATCCGGGAAATTCTGATTGGTAGCAAAAACATTCACCGCGCTATAAGAAAAATTTTGGGTAAGGAATGTTGCAATTTTTCTGTATGAATTAGCACCTGGAATTACATTATACTTTAAGTCATAATGAAGAGAAAATGATGAACCCATAAAATTATTCATCATAATATCTGTCCATGATACAGAAAAAGAATCTCCCTTTTCTTCCGTATGACACTGCGTGCTGAAAAATGCCAGACGGCACATGTCTTCCATTGTGGACAAATCGTTTTTTTGTACACCGATATTCAGATATTTGAAGAAACAATCAAGAAGATACATTACGTAGAAGCATACACCGCTGTACGGTCTTCTGGGCTCCAATATATTATAGCTTCCTGCATCGTTTGGCGTACATACCCTTACATTGCAATATGGCTTTATAGGATAAGGGTCCGATTCGTTGCTCTCGGTGTAGTTCATTACTCCATCGTTAAGGTATATGGTTATAAATAAATTATCATCCATATAAGAATATTGTGTGGAAGCTGATTTTACTCTATACCCCAGCTTTATCTCCCTGTCGAGCGGAATATCCCTTGCATTCATTCCTTCTATACGGTCCATGAAATCACTGTTACCGGAAATGAATGTGACGGGAAGTGTATCTTCGAACTCCACTTCATCGTCCGTTTCTATCACACCACGGTATATCATCACGCCTTCCACCCAAAGCTCTGCGGGCATACGGTCAATGTCCTTCAGGTTAATGTCTCCCCACGGATCGGCTATGTTCTTGAAAATTTCGCGGTTTGGTTCCAGCGGAATTTCGAAAGGGAACGAGAATGTTCCCTGGTCATTGAAAAGCGGGTTCGACTGCTCCAGTGTAATGGAAAAATCTTCCGACAGCTTTACCCACTGGCTGTTAATCTTTATCTGTAGTCCTTTCATCGTGTCGTTATTTTATCAGTCCGCGTTTAGTCATAAAATTGCTGGCTTTGTTCAACTGGTTTACCGCACCCTTGCTACCGTATGGGTCTACGGTAGCGCTAATCGGCTTGCTCAGACGCTCGTTCAGTGTGGAAAGCGCTTCGGCCACACTTCCGAGCATTTGTGTCATCTGCTCGTTCTGCATGGTCATGTCCGTAGCTCCGGATGCAACCTGGGTAATCTGTGCCGGCATGGAAGGATAGCTTCCGCTGGCAAATGTCGGCATGGCTGCCGATTTTAGCTGTCCGTGACGCGCAATGGTGAGAATGCTTTCGTAGATGTGGGGATAGTTCAGAATAAGTTTCTGTGTAGTATCGCCGTCCACAATCATTTCAGGCTTCTTTTCAGAGAAAATACCGAAATGCGCACCTCCGCCGTACACTCCCGTTTTAAGCTCCTTCTGGTAGCGTGCGTTGTAAATCTGTCCGTCGTTTCCCAGTACCGGATAGTCACCCTCTGCGTAGGTAAGCATTCCGGCTGCTACACGGCCCTTACTGCTGCTTACTCCGGTAGCAGCTGCCACATCCTGCTTTGCCTTGTTTAGCTTACCCATGGCAAGGCCCATCAGGGCGGAAAGCGCCGCACTGATAACTGCAATCAGCGGAATACCCCACCAGCCTAGGTCTCCGATTGTTTTTGCTGATCCCCTCGCAATACCAGAAGTTACATCTCCTGCAGTCTTTGCCCCTTCTACTGTCATATCAGTTATGGCCTGTGACCCATGAATAGCTGTAACAGTAGCACTTGTAGCCGCTTCCTGTGCTACTTCCTGGTCTCCAAGAGTCTTCTTCATCAACAACTCGGTTATTTTTTGCATAATCAAGTCTTTGGTGAGTTTCATCGCTGTTTGGAGCAGCATTTTTGCAGCTTGCTTACGGTCGTCCACTTCGGCAAATGCAGCCTCGCCCATCTGTTCGCTAAAATCTACTACTGCATCGGTGTAGTTCTTTAGTGTGCTTAGTTTGCTCTCCGTGATTTCAAGTTCTTTTGACGCCTGTTCTTCTCTTGCTGCATTTAGTTCATCGAGTGCTTCCTTTTCGGCCATTCGATAAGACTCCTCTGCCTCCTGCTGGGTGGCACCGGAAGCAATGGCCTGCTGTATCAGTTCTTCTTTGCGGGCATAGAACTCTTCATAATACTGGCGTGCAGCTTCCAGGCGAATCCGCAAGGCTTCAAGCTCTGCATTATCCGTTTCGGAAGTACCAAGGAAGGAACTTTGTGTGGATGCCAGTCCAAGATTACCTGCAGCACCCATAAGTTCAGTTCGTTCGTCTGTACCTTTTATACGGTCTTCCCAAAGTTTCTGGTTTCCGCTGGTTTCCCACTGCACGTCTATCATTTCCTTTATGTCCTTTGCATACTTCTCGGCAGCGGACTTGGAATCCTGATAGAAATCACGCAGCTTTTTCAGCATGAGCGACATCTGCTCCGGACTCATGCTTTCGGCCCATATTTTATCTATTCCTAACAATCGGCCTCGGAGCTGTATCTCATTCATATTGTAAGCATCTTCCGACAGAGAAACAAGTGCGTTAATTCTTTCCTTCACTGCACTCTCGTCAATCACTCCGCTAAATCCTAAACTCATACGGAACTCTTTCTCCGCATCGGTATTCAGCAGACGAAGCTTGTCAAGCGACTCCTCAAACTGGTTGACAATGCTTTCAAACGGGTTGTATTTTAGCAGTTCCTTCTCGATAGTCTGACGGTATTTCACTGCCATGTTCTGTACTTCGAGCAGGTCTTTTTCAAGGTTCTTACGTAAGCCGTCGGTCTGACGTTCGCCCAGTTTCTTAATCAATGCAGCAGTAGATTCCAGGTTCTTACCTTCCATCCCGTATAAATTCTGATTGAAGGTGTTCTCCTCGCCCAACAGCTTTTTGCGAAGCTCCACACGTGCCAGCAGATGTTCTTCCTCGGTCGCGTCAATCTGACGGTTCATCTCCTCAGTAGTTATCTGTTCATCGAGATATGCCTGACGGATAGCCTGCTGACGGCGGAGGAAGTAAGCTTCGAGCGCAGACATGGCCGCACTGATTTCATCATTCATTTCCTTCTGCTCACCACGTGTGCCTGACTTACGTACTTTGAGCCAGTTACCGCTTGTGTCGCGTCCCCATTTCTCAGCCAGCACCTTGGCCACATCCTGCTCCATCTTTTTCAGCGCCTCGTATTCTTCCTTGGCCGACTTGAATCCACGGGCAGCGAAGGTGTCTGCATAGTCCTTGTCCTCATTAATGCTCTTCATCATGGCCTCCAGCTTTTTGTAGGTAGCTACCAGCTTGTCTACTCCGGCTGTTTCAAGCGACACACCCTGTCCCCATACAGACTCCAGTCCGATGGCCTTAATACGTTTTTCCACCTGATCTATGTTGTACTGATATACACCTAACAGGCGGTTCTTCTCTTTCAGTTCCTTCAGTTCTGAATCGGTAAGATTCTCTCCCTTCCTACGCTTATCGTTCAATTCTTCCAGTCTGGATTCCTCGAGCTTATTCAGCATTATCCCTTTTTCTTTCCTTTCATTCAGCCTTTCAAGCTCTGCAGTTTCAAGCTCAGTCAATTTCTTTCCTTTCTCACGTTTTGCATTCAAATATTCAACATCTGAACGCAGACGTTGCACGTAGGTAGTCGCCTGTTGCAAATAGGTATTCAGTTCCGGTTTGTCTGAAGAAGAAAGAATGCCCTGGTTGGACTTACGGAGGTCTTGCAGCATAAGCTCTTCGGTCTTGCTCTCGGCAGCACGCTGCGTACTTTCAAGGAAAGTCTGAGTCTGTCCGGCTTCCTTCCGGATGTTTTTCAGGATGTTCATCAGTTTCAAAGCGTCGGAACTGAACGGGAGCTGCTTTATGTTCTTGTCATATTTCTCCATAAAGCCATCCAGAGCGTCGTACAGATTACCTCCTTCTTCCACTACCTTATTCATCCCGTCCATGATGAGGGCCATGGCATCGCCGGCGTTGGTCTCTCCGACGTTTTCCATTTTGTTCAGCGAAGCAATAATCTTCGACTGAAGTTCCTGAATCTGGTCGGTGTATTTGTCGGCAATATTTTCCATCATCTTGTCGCGCATCTTCAGCGCCAGCGTTTCACGAAGACGGGCATTAATCAGGCTGTAAATGTATTCCTGCTTCTCGGCATAGTTGTTTTCAGTGACCATAAATCCAAGGTAGGCACCATACTTGTCATTCAGCTGCTTAATCAGTGCCGCACGCTCTCCGTTCGATACATTTGCCTTGTCAATCGCATATTTCAGATTGGAAAGTTCAAATGTTTCCTTCTGTATGGCTGCTTCAAATTCCGACTGTGCCTTTGTTGCTTCGTCTACTGATTTCTTGAAATAAGTAATGGCAGATGTCAGCGCAGTAAATCCTAATACAACCCATCCTAATGGATTTGACATCATAGCCTTTGAAAGCCACTGCCAGGCTATTTTGAATATATTAACAGAGGCTGTTCCTGCTTTTACCATTTTCGTAAACAGCACAATGTTTGCACTTGCTTTCTGCACAGCAGAAGACGTGGCTATCATTACTCCTACCAAAGCCTGAACTGTTACTGCCATCAGTCGGATTGAGGTTTCTCCACGCTTAAACCGATTTGGGATGCTCGAAATATAGCGAAGCACATCCGTAAGCCATTCCACAAATCCGCTGTTGATAAACGATTCCTTGATGGCGTTACCCATACGCTGCATGATGGCCATGGCGTTTTCGTTCTTGATGTTGTATTCATCCGTCACGCTGGTAGCTTCCTTAAACGCACGGGAAGAAGTAAACACCTGTGCCTTCAGTTCGTCTACGCCGGAAGAAAGGGTAACGAGCACCTGCTTGATACGCTCGCCATCGCTACCGAGGTCTTTCATAATCGGAGCCAGCACATCCAGTCCGCCCATAGCATTCATTTTCTCGAATACAGCGATTACGGCCTGAATGGTTTTACCCTGCTCAATCAGGTTTTTCAAGTAATCATCGCTCAGTCCCACAGCCTGTGCCACCTCAGTGGTGTTACTGGTAAGTGTAGAGATAAAGGTGTTCAAAGCCGTACCACCCATTTCGGCGTGCTGACCAAGGGCATCGAGGGTGCCGGCCAGCGCAATCAGGTCGGACATGGAAAGTCCTGCCGCTTCTCCGATAGCACCGATACGGTTTACCACATCGACAATCGGACCGGCGGAAGCACGGCTGGTCTGAGATATTTCGTTGATAGCAGAACCGGTAGCGAGCAAGGCTTTTTCCACTCCGAGCTTCTGTGTCTCTCCCAGAATGGCATTCACCTTCATCAGTTGACGTACCGCTTCAGCTCCTCCCAAGTCTTCTCCCAATGCTACGAGCAACTGATTACCTGCCTTCACGAATCCCAACACATCTTCTTTGGCAGAAATACCTAACTTACCGGCTTCGTATGCCAGGTCGTGAAGTTCCTGCTGTGCGGTACGGGTGTCGATACTGTCAATTTCACGGCTCAACTCGGCTACTGACTCAGTGGAAAGCCCGGTGGTCTTCTCGATGTCGGCCAGACTGTCACTCAGCTGCAAGTTAGCCTGATACAACTGCTTGATACGTCCTACCACCTCATTGAATCCGGCATATACCAGCACATAACTTGTCAAACGCTTGATGGTAGCTACAATCTGGTTATCGTGTTCCTGCCAGCTTCGCTTCACTTCATTAATCTGCTCGTTTACCCGGCGCAGATTCATTGAAGTTTCGACATACTTCCCTGCGTCACGTTCGGTTTTCGAAAGTTCTTCCTGAAGCTGTGCCGCGGCCTTTTGCAAATCTTCCAGTGGAGCTGTTTTAAGTGTAAGAATCACTTTGTTAAGTTCTTCTGCGCTTAATACAGAATTTTTCTGTTTCTTCTCAATCGTGCTCAGCGCATCTTCAATTTTTTTCAAGCCTTTTGTATCGCTTACTTCAAGCTTCTTCTTATACTCTTCTAGCGATTTTTTCAGATTCTCAAGGTCTTCGTATGTACCGTCAAACGTACCTTGACCAACCGTTTCAGCTTTATCAAGCGCATCTTCCAGTGAAGTAAATTCGGCAGATGATTGTTTCAGTTTCTCGTTAAGTGAATTGATGGCCGATTCTACCTCCTTTACTCCCTCTGTGTCGCTTGTCTTTAGCTGCTGCTTGTATTGTTCAAGCAACTTGATGGCTTCTTTTGTCTGTGATATTGTGCCATCGAATGTGCCGGTCTGTACTTTCCCCAGTGTGGTTTGAGCACGCTGTGAGACACGACGAGTTTCTTCCGCTTCAACCTGAGCAAGCTGTTCACGGTATTTCTGAATTTCCTGCGTATTAAGTTCTGTGGATTTAATAAGGTCTTGCAATCGTTCCTTTGCCTTTCCCAGAGATTTGTCGCTCACATTGCCAATATCTCCGATGATGTCAGAAAATTCTACGATGTTCCCTTTACGACGCTGGATTTCATCGGCAATCTGCTTGATATATTCACGAACTGTTTGTAGCGTTTCAGCATTTTTAGGATTTATACCAAGAAGCATCTGGTTTAACCCCTTACGAGCCTCTCCTAGATTTCTCAAGGTCTGACCTGATATGTCATTTAGGTACTTGTTGACCGTGTTGACATTTCTCTGATTTTCCCTGATTAGTTTAGTCAGTCTCTCAAGCTGTTTTACTTTTTCATTATAAATCTTCTTGTTGTCATCGTATAGCGTGGTATTAGTAGTCGCATTCATCTGTTCTTGCGCATTTTCCACTTCTTTACGCAACTTTTTCCATTCATCACGCATCTTGTCAACCTGCTTCTGCGCCTGTTCCGCCCCTCCGATAAGCACGTCGATTCTAGCTAGTCTGGTACCTAAACTATTTGCCATGTCTTTGTGTTTGTTTTCCTCAAAGTTAGGCACCCGAAATGTGGAAATGAAGGACAAAAAAACGGTTTCCGTTAGTTCAACGGACACCGTTTTAAAACTATTCGCCAGCAACCTCTAAAGTGGTTTGCGGCAAACCTCTCGAGCGATATGCAGCAAACCACTTGAGAGGTTTGCTGCATTTGTTTTGACAGGCCCTACAGGCTATTGTGGAGGGGGGTGGTAAGTGGCGAAAGGGAAGAATGTACGTATATTACAATAATCCATTAACCATCACTTCCGCATACACCATCCCGAACGCTATCACCTCCGCCCAGAACAGCGGTTTGCACAACACGAAGCTATACCATAAATCGCCATTCCATACTTGTTTCAGGCGAACGCCGACATATAATATCCACGCTATCCATACAAGCAGCATCCACGGGCAGGTAAGTGCTACCCATATCTGACTGTTCAGTGCCGCTATGACGGTAGCCGCAATATGTACTGGTCTGTCCATTCCGGCTTTGAAATTGGGTGCCGCACCCACGAACAGCAACGCTCCGCACATCAAAAATGCGGTGAACTGATAACTTTCGGGGGTAGCAGAGAGGATGGCGGGCATGAGCAGGAGGGCGGTTGCGGCCATGGTGAAGCCGAACCACAGCTTATGTTCCAGCGAATAGTATGTGTCGCTAATGGAGTAAGGTATCTCCTTTGTTTTGTAAACCATCACCCCCACGTATGTGAGGATGACGGCCATTGATAAGATTATGAGTATCATTTTGTGTTCAGATTAAGTTTTTCAGGATATCCGGTTGTGTGGTCGTAGGCTTCCACTTCTTCCACGCTTTGCAGGGCTTCCACATTCGCCTTGTGTTGTGCCGTTACGTTGTAACACTGCAGGGCGTACAGTTCAAGAGCGGAGAGCATCTGTATAGCTGTGTCGCACTCGAGGGTGTAGCTTTTACCTCCGAACCAGAGTGTAGTGGTGAGCATCGAGGCTGTCTTCTGTATCTGGGTGGAGTTCATCAGTCCTACGCGGGTGTTCTTGTCGAGCCAAACGGATTCGCAGTCGAGAGTGAAGCTGTTTACCGCGTCGCTAGTGTCGTAGCCGTCTATCTCGAATATCTTCGCGGCTTTTGCGGCTCCCAGTTTGTCGGTGGGCAGATCGCTTACTTCTTTGAACATTTCCTCCATGTCGGAAGGAAGACGGTTGGCACGCTTGAAATAGATGTTTGTTCCGATACGATTTATGTACAAGCCTTCTGTACTGTAAATCTCTTTTTCTGTAAATTTTATCATAATGTCACGATTGAGATTGATGGTTTGTTTTTCAGTGCCGACTGGATTTCTTCGTCCTCGATGATTGAGGCGTAGTCTTTTGCCGGAAGTGTGAGTGTGATAACGGAGTTGCTGTCTGTATTCTCGATAAAGAACAGCAGTGCTTCGCGACTTATGCCGGGTTCTTCGGTTATCGTTCCCCATTCCTGCACTATGCAGGTTTCGTATTCGCGGTTGATGAAGAAGTCTGCTCCTTCGGGTTTCTCCATCTCGCAGTATGGCTTGTAGCCTTGTGCGATGATTTCTTCTTCAGTAAGCTTGCCGCCTACTTCCTGTCCTTTCTCTACTTCTTTGACGAGTAGCTGGTCGTTTTCGATTTTTGCGTACTTCATGTTATTAATGTTTTTAAATGTTGCTATCAGTTGTCCGTTATGCTCGCATATATGCAGGCTCGCGGAGTTGTAGGGGGAACCTCCTTTTCGGATAGTACCTTGTCGGCGGTCTGAATATGGAAACATAATCGTTCAGGTTTAGATATGATGTCTTGTTAGGTTTGTACTTGCTTTTCAGCACACAGACGAACCGGCCGTTCTTGTTGCGGAAATACAGCCATTCGGAGAATTTTTCCAGAGCTTTCTTTGCTATACGCTTTTTGATATTGAAGGACGCTGTTCCTTTCATCAGCCCGAAATAGCTGTTTATGCTTTGCATGGCGTGTACTGCGTTATCGTACGACGGCATCCGGCTGTATTCTTCTATCGCTGTATGGAGGGCATGTACTATGCGGTTGGATATGTAGATGCGGTTCAGCTTTACTACCTTTCCGCAGAACTTTACTCCGTGTGAGGCCGGCTGTATGTAGAATTTATCGGGATGGACTTTGAGTTTCAACCGCTCGGCTACTTTGATGAATACTTTCCGGGCATGGATTATTTCGGCTGCTGTTTCTGCCACCACGCATATATCATCTACAAACCGTGTGTATCTCACTCCGGTTTTTATCATTTTCGCATCGGCTTCTGTCATGACGAGGTTTGCGAGGAGTTGGGAATAGAAATTTCCTATCGGGAGTCCTTTGTCGGGTGGAAGTCCGAAAAGGCTTTTGTTGGGCGGAACTTTATCCCACATTTTTATATCGGAGCGTCGCTCGCAGTCTGTGGCCGGATTGTGCTGTATCAGGGTGTGAAGCAGGGAGAGTTTTTCTTCTTTATCAGGCTTATCGTAGTACATATCGGCGTATTTCCGCAAGATGCGGTATGCGGTTTCCTTGTCTATCGACATGAAGAAGCCTGATATATCCATTGTGGCTACGAAGGCTTTCTTTGTGTATCCATCCGTTACATTACGGATATTCCGCTGTATCTGCTCGATGGCTGTAGATGCGGAGTGTCCGATACGGTTGCCGTGGCTTACGTCGCCATTGGCTTCGTGAACTTTCTCGCATATCTCGCCAAGCATCGGAGCAACGTAGTGGTGCACGATACGGTCGGTGTAGTTGGCTGCAAACACTTCTCTATACACGGGGTAGTCGAGAACAAAACAGATGCTTGTCTGTGGCTGGTAGCCGTTGTCTATTCTGTTTATCAATTCATAAATACGCGACAGGTTGAAATGAAACGATGCCGCTTCGAGTGATGCGTGCTTGTTTTTGTAACAGTCGCTTTCGGCAGCTATCCAGGCGGGCACTTTTTCTGATAAATCGGAGGCCGGCACCACACTATAGGTGTTGTTCGTGTTGTTGTTGTTCAAGTTGCCATTGCCCATGTTCACATACCAGGCGTTGTTGCCATTGTTGCGGACACAGCTCCAGACGTTGCCGCCCAGGACTTCTGCCCTGTTAATCGAAATAGCTTGCTCACCGCAAGCACAGGGACCTTTATCATTAAACAGTTCTGCCGACATAGTTCAAGACTTTTCGGATCTGACATTCTTTATCCTCGCAAGCGAAGATAAAATATTATCGCACAAAACGTCTATTTCAGACGCTTTCTCTTTGCTGCATCCTCCAAGAGCCACTATCAGATATATCCCGAACTGCAATTCGTATGTCAGTTCTGTAGCTCTTTTATAATAGTCCATTCTGCGGACCTGGCGCATAGCGTAGCTGAAAAGCAGTGCGCCTTGCTTCAGCATAGGATCTATATATGTTCTGCTTATGACCTTATAAGCTTTGCTGTTGATTTCTATGAGACAATTATTCAGGCGTATCACATCATGAATAATCGGTGCGTCCAAATGTTTCCTCCCGGATCTGTTCATTTCTATTGTCGCGTATTAAATGTTAATATATTTTAATGCAAAAGTTGATGAGCCGTGCTCCGCACGGCTGAGATAAATCAAAAAGCGGAGGCCGGCACCACACTATAGGTGATGCTCGTGCCGCTGGTGCCCAAGCCGCCATTGCCCATGTTCACATACCAGGCGTCGCCGCCATTGCCGCGGACACAGCTCCAGACGTTGCCGCCCAGGACGCCAGGTACACCCCATTTTTCATAAGTGTTAAGATAGCTTATCAATCCTGAAATTATGCTTTTGTTTGCCCAGTATGGATATAATTCTTTCTCTCCTGCCATATACTTCCCTTCAAGTGTTTTGATGTAATATACAGCATGCGAATCTGCCATATTCCAGTCGTAATTTGTATTGGAATTTCCCGGTCTGCTTATGTATGGGGTAATGATATACCAATAACCGTCAACGGTTATGGCTTCCGCTCCTTTTGCGCCCGGAGAAAGAAGAGGTCGTTCGGCGGAGTTTACTCCGGTGTCGTTCATGTTTACACCGTTTGTTTTCTGCTGTTCGTACAGCCATACAGCATATTCAGGTTTGAAATAATATGCGTTGTTTACTGAATACTTATTATTTGTATTGTACATTGCTTTCAAACCTGTGTTCTGGCCGTTTACGAAGAAAAACATATCTTCACCTACCTGAGCCTGTACGCCTGATGAATTTAGGATTTCCACATCGGTTATTGTGCCTTCTGCTTCAGAAGATGTTATGCCGCTACAGATGGCAAACCTGTGGCGAAGCCATTCATTCTGTACATACATGGATTCAAGACGTTCGGCGTAATTATCCGCTATCATAGCATTTACATTACCGCAATTCTTTTCCATTATCCAGCGTTGCTTGGTATTACCGCTATAAAGTTCAAGCTTGTCGTCTTCCGTTACGGTTACGCTCCAGTCGGCTGCGAAGTGACTTCCTGCAGCATGGGTGCCAAGGTTCTCATCTATGGTTCCATGATAGTCTGTTCCTTCTCCTGTTCCGGTTCTCTGATCGTATTCATAAACGGAATGCTGCATTGCGTTTGATGCTTTGCTTGTAGTACCGGACGTGGCATAATATTCTCCCTGCCATGACCAATAAAGAATGGTCCTAATCCCGTTACACTCCAGAGAAAATCCTACCGGAGGAGCAATAAGTTCGTTGTCAAAGCCATTTTCCACGCTTCTTTCGTTCCATTCTTTTACTGTGTAATGCTTCAGGTCGGCATCTACAATCTTGATATGATCGTTTGTGGCTATCGCTGCAGTCTTTCCTTCACTCGTGGTGATAGTGGTTGAGCGTACCGGCAGTATCAGCATTTGCGATTCAATGGCGTATTCATCCCCTGTCGGAATGGCTGCGATTTTAGCCGGGTATTCCGACAGGATTTCTCCTACGTTTTCTACACCTTTTGCCTCAATAGCTGCCTTTATTGCGGCTTTGCTCTCTTTTAACTTATTTAATTTGTCTGCTGTCGTTCCCATTATATCACCTCCCCGTTTACTTTATCAAGTACCGTGTTTATATCTCCTATAGCATTGCTTAAATCCTGAGAGGTAGCGTACCCTTTCTGCGCAAGGGTTTCTTCTGTTACATATCCTTCAGGAACTTGCTTTAAAGAAGAATTTACTCCATCAACGAGTTCGTCTATCTTCTTCGTTATAGCGTTCATTTCATCAGACTGCAACACCTGCTCTCTGGTGAATGTTTTATTTAATTTCTGAATATCTACCATGGCATATTATTTTAATTTGTTTACATCGAGCTTTCCTTTGTCGAGTACGAGATATTTTTCTTCAGGAGGAGATATATGCTTTTTCTTCTTAATCTCACAGAATCTATACGTCAAAAGCTTAAACGTATTTAGCTTAATAGGTTTCATGATCCTGCCTCCCTTATGGTTGCTTTTGTGACTTTACTCGATACGACAATTTTAATATACTTAGGATAGACTGCATGACAAAAATCTGCATCTATTACATCCCCCCACTTTAGTTCAATATATGAACGCCTATACTTTCCTTCATCACTTCCCCTTTGATAAATCTCCAATGTTCCTCCACTCTCCATTTCGATATGAAGATTATAGTCTGAGTTTACTTTTGTTTCTGATACAAATGATTTGCCTTCCTCATTAAATAATAATTCTCTCTGTTCCATGATATTTGTTTTTAGCAAAAATAAGTAACATACACAAAAATAAGAAGGACAAAAAAACAGCTGTATATATATCGGATAAGACTACTTTTTTAAAAGGGAATCTAATTAAAATTGTCTCACATTTTATATTTTACACCGTTTTTCAGCACTTTTTTCATTTAATCAGAAATTGTGAAACTCAAACACAACCAAATCAATATTTTTGCAATAAACAAACTACTTATAATTATGAAAAAAAACTTATTTTTTACATTGACTTTAATTTTAATTATGTGCTTGTTTACTTCTTGCGGAAGTACATATATGGCTGTTTACGATTTAGGTCTTTCTTCTGTTGAAAGCCCTTCAGACTCAAAAGATCCATTTGGTAATTCGGAAATAGTAAAGATTTCTGATGAAGTCCCTTCAAAAAATAAAAAGGCTCAGATTGTAAACAAATACAGATACACAGATAAATACATTGACATTGTTTGGTGGTACTCTACCACTCAGTTTGAATTTGAGCTGAAAAATGTTTCAGAAAAAACACTGAAAATAAATTGGGATGATGTAACCTTTATGGACTATACAGGTAATATAAGCCGGATTATGCACAAAGGAGTAAAATACATAGACAAAGATAAAAGTCAGGGAAGCATAAGCATACCCAAAAACGGAAAGCTAAACGATATTATAGTCCCTACGTCAAATGTATATTTCAGTCAGGGGTTTGGCGTTTATGTTCCTTCTGAATGGAAACAAAAATCAATCATTCCATGTTTCTACAAGAGTAAGAAAGAAATGCAGAATGATATTGACAATAAAATTTGGATAGGTAAAAAAGTACAAATACTTTTCCCGATAGAGATTGAAGGAAAGAAAAATGACTACACATTTGAATTTACAGTTAACGGTACATACTGATAATAAAAAAACAATGCAGCCGGGGAAGAAACGACAAAACCCGGCTGCATTTTCATTCATATAGGTGGAAAGACAAACTACATCATCTTTTTCTCATAATTATATCGCCCACCACATTTGCCAGCACATTAGAGCCAAATCCTCTTATCCCGTCAAGTTGAGCTACCATCCGGATAAGGAGGTCCAGCTTTTCTTCTATGCGGCTGTTACATGGCTGCCGGCTCTCCGTACATGCGCTTCTTGAAGTAATGACGCACCTGAAAGTTCATATCTTTGTCCTTAAGATAGGAAACGGCCTTTTTGTAACATGAAAGAGCCATCTTTTCATTCGGTACTTCCGATGGCTTCTTGAAGCCCATATCCTCTGCAATACTGTAAGCCATGTCGCTGTAAATCATGTTTGCTGTAACACAGAGCGCATACGAATTGTAAAACGGTTTTTCTTCAGGAATACCTCCTAGCTGCTTCACCGCAGAAACAAATGTGTCGTGACTCCAGTGGAATCCCTGAACACCGTCTTCATTAATCATTGTTTTACCGATGTTCACGGCTTCACTTTCATCCAAATAATTGTTCCACTCTGTTGCTTCGAGGTGCGCCAGCCAGTTTCTTGCCATCTCCGGATGCACCTTTGCCAACTCGCGGAACATGTATTTTTCGGCTTCCCCGAAAATCTTCATATTTTTCACATCCTTGCTTTCTTTCATCAAGGCGTACAGATAATTGTATCTGTCTATCATTTGTTCGGTTGTCATGTCTATTTGTTTTTAATGTTCATGATTCTTTCCTAAAAAAACTCCATATATATCCAGCTGAAGTTTTTCTTTTTCCATAGCATACTCTTGCAATAGTTTTAACCTTATAATAATTCTGAGCTTCAGTTATTGAATCCCATTCTCTTATAAAGTTCCCATTTTTATCATATTGATATATTTTCTTTCTTGCAAATGCATGGTTTTCTATTCTTTCAAGTCTATCATATCTGTAAAGCCTTCTGCGAAGCGCATAACCATACAGACATGCATTATTTACATGTGATGGTGGTACTCCTATTTCTTCTGCCACTGCGCTTGCTCTTGGATATTCTTTAATAAAATTACCATCATTACCATAGCAGAAAACTTTCTTATTCAATCCTTTTAAATCCCTTGTATTTGTTATTTTTGTTTTGCATTGTCGACTTTCATAAGCGTTCCTCCGCATTTTTTCACGTGTACAAGGATTGTTTTGATTTTGCTTCGAAGTACACCACCTGAGGTTCTCTATCCTACAATCGGTTCTTACAGTGTTTATATGGTCTATCTGTGGATAATTTTTAGGGTTAGGTATAAAAGCTTCTGCTATTAGTCTATGCAAATAAGCCTTCACGGTTTTCCCGCTACAACGTAGATGATATGCGTAATATCCGTTACAAATGTAAGGCGATAAGACTTTTGTCCTAATCTTCTTCATTTTACCGTAACCGCATTTTACAAATCTTTCTACAGACCTTACCTTTTGGGTATTACTAACCTCATAAAGACCTTCAAATCCTTTTGCTGGTCTCCATTCTTCCAAATTATTTTCCATATTAACTGATGTTTTTTGATAACTGATGATTGATGAGATAGGGAAGAGCCATCAGTTAACTCTTTTCATCCGGTAGCTACTCCGGACTATCCCTATTGCAAATTTAGTCATTATATAAATAATATGCAAAAAATCAGAAGAACAGATTGTTTCTTCAAAACTTCCCGCCCTCGCGGACGGGAAGCCACTCAAACATTTTTCCTTTTCCTTCGCTTTTTTACGGGTTCATCGGCAGATGCCAGACTGAAAGCGCTAAACGCGGCTGCCTGAACTTCGTTAAGCGGGAAAGGTAGCAGTAATCGTGACCGGGACTGCAATCAGTGCGCCGCAAGCAGAGCAACCGCAACCGTTCTCATTGTAAGAGAATACCTGCGGAACTAAAGCTGTAGCTACCACACTGGTAGGGGCTGTATTTGCCGCACCGATGAAGGTTACTGTAAACTGTTCGGTCCACTGAATAGTCTTTGCTGCACATCCGTTTTTCGGAGTGTAGGTCAGAGTTACAGCTGCGTTGATAAGCGCAATGTTCTGCGTGTTGTTGTTTGTGACGCTTGCTACACTGAATACGACGGTAGCAGTAGGTTGAACGCCGTTGTTCACGCAATAAGCCTGACGCAGTTTCTTAGTGATGTTTACCGTCAGTGGCTGAGCGGTAGCTGTCGGAACTCCAGACAAAGTAATTGACTGAATCATAGTTGTGTTGTGTTTGTGTTATATATCTTTTACAGGACACCAGGCCGCCTGTATTCGGCACTTATTTCTCTTCTTTTTCTCGTGTTTCATTCTTTGGTGCAGGCTGCGGTTGTGGGTGCGACGGCTGTGCGGGCTGCTGCGGAACCTTCACCACATATTCCTCGGGTTTCTGATACGGAAGGTTGCAGTCCAGGTATCTCTTCAGTTCCACCAGGTCATCGCGGTCGAAGGTGAAAAATCCGTCGATTATGGAAAGCTTTCCCTGCTGGATGGCAGAGTCAACATATCCGTGAGCCAGTTCCGGGATCATGTCGTCCGGAATGCGGGATACAAATCGTTCAAGGAACGGACGGATCATTTTTGTCCCTCCTAAAGATGCCAGCGAATTGATTTCATTGGAAATCTGCCATCCGGGGCCTGCGAGTCCGATTGACTTGAATAACTTCTCCACCGGAAGCATGCCGGCAGAAATACCGTTGAGCGTATTGCCCATCATAACCGGAATGACCGGCTCACCCCATTTCAGGATGACAGCGGTCAGAATCTGTGCGTTTGTCATTGTGCTGCGTGTTTGAGTTGTTTGTGTAGAGTATGAAAATCATAAGGGAAAGGGGAAGGCCGATGCCCTCCCCCGGATTTCAGCAGTTGATTACTGAGCAGACGGACATCCGCAGCATCCATCCTGACATACGTTGCTTGACGGAATGTATGTCTTAGTGATAGCCTGCAAAGCGGCGATGCTGTTCTGCATACACTGCAGAGCAGCGGTGTTGGTACCGTTGTAAACGGCCTGCTGCATGTTGACAGCGGTCTGAGCGTCCTTGTTGGAGCGAACTTCCACTGAAAGTTCCTTGATCTGACCCTGCAAGTCCTTATAGGCTTCCACGATCTTCTGGTCAGTGTACTTGTCAGCCTTCAGCAAAGCGATTTCTGAATCCTTTGCGTTCAGTTGTTCCACCATGTTCAACTCATAACGGCTTACGGGCATGTTGTCTGAGCATACGCCTTCTGCGTTCCATCCCCAGCCATTGCGACCCAGGATGTTACCACCGTTGATACCCAAAAATGATGCGATGCCGGCTGCAGCCCCCACCGTGTTAAAATTACCTTGTCCCTGGCCGGTTACGTTGTAACTCTGGCCATCCATACCTTTGATTGTCATACTGTTTTGTGTTTGTGTTGTGTCGTGAACTATTTCCCGACATGACAAAGGTACGGACGAAGCATTACTCTGGGAATGAGTTATTTCCTAACCTCTTCCTGATTCTTTCGCAACTTATTCTGAATATTTTCTGTGTGCTGAAACGCTGGTCGAAATTGGTATGAATCTGGTTGACGGCACGCTCCGTCTTTCCGATTCGTGCAGCGATATACGACGGATTCAATCCGCTCTGAAAAAGGAAATGCACCAGCAGATAGCGTGCATCTACCGTTTCTGTGTCCTTCCTTCCGGAAAGGATCTGTGCAGACGGTATTTCCGTTTCCTCCGATACCATGCGGAGGATGGTGTTAAAAATCTCACTCTTACTCATCGTTTCTTTGTTTATCGGGCACGTCTGCCCTGTGTTTTTCTCTTGTGTTTAAAGAAACAACCTGCCGCTACCATTGCAGCAGGTTGTAATTAAGCGTAACGCCCAGAAACGGTTCTGTCTTCCCTGAAAGCCCTATCCCGTATCCGGCGCTCAGTCCTATCCCCCACCTCTTTTTTTTCGGTGCCGGTGCATTTACCACCCCCGTCTGTGTGCGTCGGTAAAACTCTGCCGACACCAGTTGCGGGCGATACCCTGAAATGACTATCCGGTAGTCGTCCGTGCGGTATTCCTTCTCTGTGAGAGGAATAATCACGTCCACGCTGTCTTTCCCTGTAGAAAGCGAATCAGAAACAACCGTAACCGTATCCGCTATGCTGTCCGGGATGGAAGCTGGTCCGGACAGTTTCTGCGGACGATATACCGGAAGGCGTGCGGTGTCTGTTCCTGCAGGACGTTCTGACACGGGAGGAGCAACTGCCGTGTCGCGTATCGTATCTACCCTGACGGGAAGCCATACGGTATCACCCTGACCAGACTGCGGCGACGCGCATCCACGGAAGAAAAGCGAAAAGAGGAGCGCGGCCGACAGCAAGCCTACCAGTATCCACGGAAGCTGTTTCATACGCCCAGGTATTTACAGATTCCCTGCACATGCAGCGTGACAATCTTCTGGCGACCTTCATCCGACAGAAGGAAGTCCACATCTTCGCGATTGTCCTGGAAAAGGTTTTCCGTCAGCACGGCCGGGCATACGGTGTGCTTCAGAATATAGAAACCGCTTTCCTTGTCGCTGTCGCCGTCGGCGGTGTCCTTGCGAATCTTCATGCCTTTCAGCACCTGCTCCGCACTCTGATACAGACATTCGGCCAGTTTGTCGGCCTTGGTCTGACCTACGCTGGTCCATGCCTCCCATCCGCGTGCGGTCATCCACTGCGTGCCGCTTCCGGCAGCGTTACAATGGACGGATACCAGGATGCTGTCTTTCACCCGGTTGGCGCGTGCGCACCGTTCCTGAAGCGAAATGTCTTCCTCTTCCGGAACGAGCAGCTGCGCGTCGAGCCCTTTCTTCTTCAGCGCATCCACCACGCGGCGTGCAATGTCGCGTGCATAGGCATATTCACGCAACCGTCCGTCGGGCGACTGCTTCCCATTGGTGTCTGCACCATGACCGTTATCAATCCAGATTCTCATGTCGTGTCTAGTTTAGTTTGTGTGTTGTGACTGTGGTTATGCAGAAGCCAGAACCCCGGCCTTTTCAAGCTCGTCAATCAGCTTGTTCAGTACGGTATGTGCATCTTCCGAACCTGTAGCATCTGTTACATGGGCACCCTGTTTTACAATTCCGGGCTTTGCTGTTGTAGCATTGGTATATGTGGTGTCTGTCCAGTTTACCGTGACATACGCTTTACCTGCTCCGTCTACTCTTACAGCATAGTTCTTTCCGCTTTCTGAAAATCCGGTCTGGATGCCTCCCAGCGCAGAATCAGTGGCTTTCGGAAGCACATAGCTTTCACCACCGCCGCCACCGCCGGCTGCTGCGGAATCCTTGATAACCAATGCCTTGACTTTTTTCACCTCCACATCGCTCAGAAGCCGTACCTTCATGCCGGCAGGTACATTGATTTCAATTACTGAATTTGTGAAATTCACCGTATCCATTGCGACGGGTTCCATGGTGTCAATAAACCGGGAGATTGAAAGCCTTCCGCTTTTCACACCCTGAATCTGCACCATTGTACGTCCTTCGGAAGTATATTCGGCCACATAGCCTTCAGCTCCCTTCTTAAAACTGATTTCGTCCATTGTTTGTGTTGTGTTTTTGGTTTGTAACTCTATTTATAGGGATTCTCCCGGTATTCCGGAAGAATGAACTGTATGTTCACCGCTGCATCGTGCAGCACCTTGTGTATCTGCTCCTCACTTACCAACATTTCGTCTGTAAATTCGCAGAAGATATTTCCTACCCAGTCTGATGCGCTGTTCAGCCTCTTTATGGCTACGGCGCGACAGCCATTGGTTATAAACAGGGATTTGGCCATCTTGTCCTTCACTTGAGAGTCTATATCCGTATAGCAGAGAAAAAGGTTTTCGGCCAGACCTCTGCTGAATACTGCCATTTCGCTCATAGGGAGCCGCTGCACGTTGTCTTTCATGCCCGACACCCCCTTGCGTTTCACTTCGAAATAGATGGAAAGGAAGGCTGCGTTACCCAGCGGGTGCGGCTGTACGATGTACACCCTGTCGGCCTTTGTCTCGTAGAGCACCTTCCACAGCTCACCGAATACCTTAGCCGTATTCTCGCTTCGCTTGAAGCTAAGACGTTCGGTTTCCTGCTTGTACCGTTCCAACTTCATATCGTTCATCTTGTCACGATACTTCTGCGTCATTTTGTTGTACTGAGTAAAAATCAAGGTACCCACGGAAACAACAGCTGCGCTTATGGCCGTCACCATTTCTGCGTCCATTCCGTGCCTCCTTCCGATTTCCCGTTATTCCATCTCTTCCGTATTATCCTTAAAAAGAGCGGCAATAGCTTTTACCACATCGTAGAAACCGCATCCGCTAAGGCCGGCAGCCAGTCCGTAAATAAGCGTTCCCCACCATTGGTATCCTTCGAGCAGAGGAGTAAGCTGAAGCGCCCATGCCAGCACGCACACCACCATACCTACCGCCACGCTCACACCGATTTTTGCGAACTTGCTTTCTGAAATGGCAGGAATGACTTTCAGGATCTGTGTCACGATGGCCGAAATAAGTGCTACGATTCCGGTAAACGTGCCCAGGTCGATTACAAATCCGGCAGTAGAAGGTTCAGAGGTTACAGCTTCCTGTGCGAAAACGGTCACTGCAGAGATCAGCATTGCAAACAATAAAATCATCTTTTTCATTTTGTCGTCGTTTTTAGTTAAACATTTGGTTTTTGTTGCAATACAAAGTTACGAAGAGCACATTGGAGAATGAAGGACAAAAAAAACGACGGTTTCTCGGCGGACAAAAACAAGAAAGGAGACAATCGCTTGTCTCCTTTCTGTGTTGATAAAACTCTCATCGAAGAAGGGAATCCCTGTTTTCCCTATCACGCCGCTAAATTACAAAAAATATTTATTTCCGAATAAAACGGATATGTTTTTTTGATAATTGAATGCTTATTTGCACTTTAAAACAATAAAAAGGGGAATATACCTCTCTTGGAAATATCCCCCTTTATGCATCTAATAATTCATTAAGAATTATAGCTGCAAATATAGCTTTTTATTATGATTGACATTTTGTTTATGCTTAATTTTTAATATATTTATAGTGCATCTAATAATAATCATTATGAATAAAATTAAGTATGAGCTTGTAACACATCGTGTACACGGAGGAATGCTAGCTATTTTTGTGAAATGTTCACAGTATGGTTCTGTAATAGAACTAGATACTAATGTCAGAGTGTTTAATGACGAATGGAGTGAAGAATCCGGACTTATTTCTAAAAGTCCAAATGCCGCTAATCTTAACCTGCTAATCAGAAAACTTGTGTATAACCTGGAAGAGATTGAACTAACTTATTCTGGAGAAATTACATTGTCTAAATTGCATGACATATATTCAAAACGTGGAGCTTCTGCAGACTGGTATGCAATGTGGGAAAAATCCATGAATGAAAGAGGGTTAAAACCTCGGACTATAGAAATACATGCAAATGTTTTGAAGACTATAAAAAATTTCAAAGGTTCTTGTCCTGTCATATCATTGACAGAGGATTTCTTCCGCGGATTCATGGGATTTTTAATTAATTCCGGACTTAAATATTCAACCGTATGCAAGGAAATGCATGTTGTTAAGACATATTATAATATCGCACGTAAATTGTATGGGAATAAGGTTCCATCGGATACATTCGCTTTTTACCATGATCCAAAAGACCTGAACAATACTTATAAACTGAAGTCGTTAAGTGATGATGACATACGTAAGATTGAGAATTATGTAGCATCTGGGACGTTATCAGAAAGTAAAAAGCTAACTATCAATCAATTCTTATTCATGAGCTATTCTGGAACTAGGATAAGTGATTTTGCTTCTCTCAACGAAAAGAACTTCAAGTTGGAAAATGATCGGATTTGGCTTGAATATAATTCCGTAAAAACAAATACACATGTCAGAATACCTCTTTTTGCTCTGTTTGATGGAAGAGGTGAGCAAATATATAGCCAGTATCAGAATCGGCTTTCAGAGTTTTTTTATGTGGGGAGCAATTGCAGATTCAATTCAAGGTTATCTTCCGCTCTTAAAGGAAGTGGACTTAACAAGCATGTAACCGCTCACGTTGCAAGACATACTTGCGCAAGCAGATTGATTAATAGAAATGTTCCTATAACTACAATACAGCAAGTAATCGGTCATAGACAAATAAAGACTACGATGATATATGCAAAGATTGACGACAATTCGTTTGTAAGACAATTAAAAGGATTGTAAAAAGCCTCTTTGCGAGGCTTTTTACAAGTTCTGGCGGAACTTATTGGAACGGCTACTTTAAAAAATGATGGATTAATGTCAAAATCAGGTTTCCTGAGTGCCATTGGATTAAATTTGGAAGGTGATGCCAATAACGTAAATAACGGAGTTTATAAATTTGACTCACAACAGGACAATATGCCCGTGAATTATGGCATATTAGTGGCATTTTCTTGCGACGGATGGATTCGTATGCAATTATGTGCAGGTGGAGATAATGGATTAGCATATATAAGAATTCATTATAATAGTTGGACATCATGGAAACAAATAGGTTAGTACCGTTACAGGGGGGATATACCCCTCCCTTGTATTTTTATTTAATACCAAATACAGTTACAAGAATATTTGCTGGGTTTTTCCCTTCTCCAGAAGTTATGTAAAAGGAACTTTCAGAGTTCTCAGCATAATATACTTCGGCTGTAGGTTCACCTTCTTGGCCATTAAATGCTTGATTAAGTTTAGTAATCGAAATGGAATATTTACGCGAAGCAATATTATGATTAACTTTAAATCTTGAAGTTGTATAGTCTGATATAGAAAATTCTACTCCTGGGAATTTATATGTATATCTATCATCTATTGTACCACCACCATTCTCAGAATTACTAAAGTTTATCTCAAATGAAAATAGTACAACACCAACAAGTTCCGCCAGGACTGATGAAAACTGTTCTGTACCAATATATATAGGATTACCGTTAGAGTCCATTCCTCTTATGAAAGGAATATCTTCTGAAGGCTCATTCAATTTCTCTGATTTTGATATTTCCCTAGATGCATCTCCTATACTGATTATTCCAGTTTCCATATTGCTCGGATTTGAAACTATAAAATTTTTAGGAGAATCTATTTGTAAAAATGATGACATTAATTCAGAAATTACTTTTTTCATGGAATCTTTTGACATCTTTTGTACATCCCCATTACTCTTTACACCAAGAAAATAATCAAAATCTTCAACGGATGTAACGTCTGATAATTTTTTATCTGCCATAATTACATGTTTTAATCGTTTGTGTTTTGTTATATAATATTCATTAAACAGTTTCCTTATTATCCGGAAGAACCGGTCTGTAATAAATTACTTTTTCAGATTCATCAGGAGAAAGTGAAAGAAGCATAGGATTCTGGTCTGGCATATTATCCTCTGATAAAGTATGTGGAGTCACTACTTCAAGAAGCACATCATCAAAATTAAACTTAAAACCAGAAGGAGCTTCTGTGCCGATTACCTCATTAAAACTGGGATATAAACGCTTTAGTTCCAATGCCTGATTGTTTGTAAGGCTAATGTTATTAATATCTGATGATACTTTTCCCAATAAAGATACGAGCTTGTTAAGAAAATTATAATCCAGATTATCAGGATAAAACAGATTCCCTTCTTCAATCATAGAATCTTTTTCTGATTCTGGTATTTCTTTCCACAATGCCGCTTCTTCCATGGATGAAACAATCATTGATTTTTCAAAACGTCTTTCACTAATTGGAACTTCCTCACTCTGAGTAAGAAGGCATCCGTTACTTGCTTGTAGTATCATTTTTTCTTGCTTTTTCAATCATGTTGTCAATAGCATCAATAAAACGTGGATTCCCGAACCTGGAATATTCCTTAATCAGTTCCACTTCTTTCTCATCATATTCTTCTTCACCATCTGAATTGTATATCTTACGGCACAATTCAAGCGAAGCAACTCCCCTGCCCGATGCGTAGATAGCATCGGCAAACATTTCTCTTACATCTTCCACTGCTTCCGTGGCGCGTGAAAGACCGTTGAAAACGTGTAATTCCTTAAAATTCAGTTTCATTATTATCCTATTTTATAACAAATTCCATTTTTAAAATAAAGGGTTTTTGAATACCCGTTTGGGGGCACATATTCTGCGGTACCTGTAAATCCAGTAACTGAATTACCTCCTTCTCTCATTGATATTTGAGTAGGATTTATAATCATACTAGAATCTCCCATCTTTAATCTTATATCTCCGTTTGTTATCTGAGTGCTCTTGTCACCGCTGTTCATTCTTATGTCAAACGGGTATAGGTAAAGCGTTTCCCCTTCAATATTTTTCAATGATATTGCAGCTGATTCATATTCTGAATTGTCGTAGAAAAACCAGCTAGAAAGCACATTTCCTGTACTTGAAACTAAAGCCATTTGTCTTGAATCAGGGTCTAATATAATTCTGTTTCCATCTGAATTAGTAACAACACCTCCAGTGAAAGTACCTGTAGCAGATTTCAACTCACCGGAAAAAGATCCACTCGTAGCTACGACTTCACCTTGTATGTGTGCTTTTGTAGCATACATCTCACCAGATTCCGTCACACGGAATGGAGCAGAAGCGCGATTCTCGTAAGTGCTGCCGGCAAAAATACGCACAAGACTTCCCTGGTTGCTTCCTGTCATACCTGCAGTAACCGTACCGTCGTTTTTCTGTATAAGCAAGTCATTCCCCTGAAACAACTGTATCTTTGCATTCTTTGCTATAATCAGTGATGTAAAAATAGAACCTACATTAGCCCCAAACTTTTTCCAATATTGCGTATTAGCGTATGTAATGCTGCTGCTCGATACATGCGTTTTCAAACACTGGTATGCGTCCCATCCGGTTTCAACAGCATTGTTTCTTACCAATACTACATCTATATAACGAACAGGAAGGCTTCCGTCTTTCACATCGCTGTCATTACGGTATTCCGTGTTCAATGCCCATTCAGAATCGCGGATTACACATCCCTGAAGACCGTCTGCCCCTTTCTCGCCAAGCTGTGCAAATACAGCAGGAGTAGAGAACAACCCCCATTCTCCATCTGTTGATTTCCTTCTTTTAGAGACCCATTCGTATGGATAAGACACAGAAACACCTGAAGGTGAGCGTGTCCATCCACTTGGTATGTAATCATCTATCTGTGCTGTTGTTGGAGTTGAAGGGGTTGAATTTATTGTTGTTCGTGTGTAAATTTCTTCAGTATAAGGTCCGTCTTCGCCTTTTTGAGCAATTATTTCGTATTCTAAAGAGTTTTGTTCTCCCGTTAGTATATATCCTCCATCTTCAAATATAAATCTATTCCCATCATTATCTGTCCAACACCATAAAGGAGGATCGTTAGTTGCATTTTTTGCAGAAAATGAAGAACCACACATTGTTACAACACCCATTTCAGGAACCTCCATGCCAGACTCCCACCTTCCAATATAAGTTAACCCAGCTCCATCTTCACCCTTATCTACTTGTAGAAGCCAATCAGCATTTTCCTTGGAAGGTTCTGTTTCTGTTCCGTCTTCTGCTACACATAGCCACAATATACCATCATGGCTTACACGGTCATAAAATTCATATTTTGTGCCACTTTCCCATTGACCTCTGTCATTTGCCACAAGAACCGGCGTTCCATCTGGTCTTACTTGATTTATTGTACCAGTGAAATACACAGAATTAAGGTACATGGAGTAACCAGACATGTTCAGCCCGAATATGTTCAAATTAGTCAGGTCGCCATACTGCATGGCAATATTCCCAACCGTAAATTCCCAGTCATTCTGTTTCCAGAGAAGTCGGGTATATGATCGTGTTTCGTATGCGGAGCTTTGTCTTGCTTCATCAGTAAAGTTCCCGTAACATGAAAAGTTCATCTGCGGCTGTGGATGAATAGTATATCCAGGACGAAGCGCATAACGGAATGTCTCATTATTATCTCCCGACACCTCCGTCACGCGAAAATAGGTGGTTGCAAATCCGGAAAATTTGAAGTTACCTTTGCTGTCGTCAGAATCCTCGGTAGCATCCCTTTCATCGCCAAAATGGAAGATACCAAGTGCAATGTCATCCTTAGATACCGCACCAAACTCTCCATCTTCCAGCTTTAGTGTACAAGTTCCAGTTGTAAGCTGATTACCTTCCGAATCCGTATCAGGTGTGCATGACAGAATAATTCCAGCACCAGGTACACGCCATTTAATCCCCAGGAAAATCTCTACACGGTTGTACCGGAGTTCAGGAACCTCCAGAAATTCCCACAGGCGAAGTCCGCGCATTTCTCCGTATCCTTTTTTATCTATCTTTGCGCCAAAACCGGTTAAACCTTCGGCAAAACCTTTCTCTCCCACCACAATTCCTGCCATCATCGTAAGCAAGAATTTTGTGGAGTCTTCACGGTCTTTATTGATAAGGTATTGTCTGAGAAGGTCTAAATATTTTCCAGTAAGCAACTTGGTTGTGGGCACGGATTCGTCGCTTTGAAGGAAATCTCCCTCATCTCCCTGGCGTGCCACATCCGTAATCTGCTTGTCGTTGATAACCAGTTTCCCGATAATGGAAAGCGTGCCCTGCACAATAAAGGAAGTGAAACGTTTCAGCGGACGGATCAATCCTTCTGCGGTCAGTTCGAACAGTTCCTTCCATCCGGCTGCATCCTGGTCATTACCTTCAGGAGTAGAAAGCTTACCGTAGTCCAGTGTAATTTCACGGTCGAGTGTGGCAGCTTCCAGACTGTCGGTGGCGGTAATGCTTCCGATACGTATGTAATAGAAATCTTCGCTGGGATTCTCTCCGCCGATGCTTCCGTCAGTAGCATAGTCGTTCACGGAAAAAAGCACCATGGCATCGTCAGAATCACGTTCCAGACGGGCATAGATGTAGTGTGCCTCCTTGCGGCTCAGACGGGTGTTGTATCCCGTCAGCGTCCAGCTTCGGTATTCTCCGTTGGGCAGATAATCTATGCCGTAGCTTTTCTGCGGAGCCACCATAATGGTACATCCCGGAACCACCCCCACCTGAATCAGGTTGGGGTTTTCCAGTGCATTTTCTATCATGGACACGCCCTGGTAAGAAATTCGGTATGCGTTACTCTGGTAATCGGTTATCATTTCCCTTTTCTGTATTTCTGATTCATTTTCTCAATTTCCTTGGCTTCCTTGGCCATGGCATTCATAATTCCAAGGATGCGGACCGCCTCGCTGTCGTACACTGCGTCGTAGTCACTGAATCCCTGATACTTCATGATGTTGTTAATCATTTCCACCTCTATCTTGATAGGGTTCTGCCGTCCGTTCTTTTTTCCGTTAGGCGTGAACAGCTCCGGATACATGCGTGCGTAGGCTTCCTGCACACTCTGGAAATACTGCACCATGACGGGGAACATGCGGGCTTCTACCATGCTAAACCAGCGGGCGTTTTTCTGTATCTGCCCGGAGTTGAACGACCACACGCGGCGCTTACACTTGCGCAGGTAGCGTCCTTCGCGTATCTCTCCCGTCTCGCGCACCGATTCGTTGAACAGCGTGGCCAGAAACCGGCAGCGTGCCTGCTTCATGCGGCGCAACTGCATCCGGATGGCGGCATGGGTCGATTTTCGCCTTACAAGCGTCTGTAGAACCTTCTGTGCATCCCAGTACATGATAAGCAGGTTCTGTGCGGACTGGTACTGCGCAAAGCTGACATCGGACATCACATCTTTTGGTGCTTTCACACGAAGGGTCCCCATACGAAGGCGGATAATTCCGTAGGGAGTGACTGTGCGTGCAAAAGGATTGTCCAGGAAACTGAGCTTCTGGTCTATCCACTGTGCAACCTGCCATGCCCGCATGGGAATGCGCTCAAACAGGTGGCGAATCCCTTTGCGCCGGAAAAGAAAAACCGTTTCACCATTTTCATCGGTCACGGTGCGCCGCACGATTTTCAGTCCGAGAAAAAGCATGAAGCACTTCAGCTTGAAAAGGCGGTCGGCACGTTCCTCGTCGCCTGCCGCAGCCATAGCCTCCTTACGCTTGTAAAGTCTGTTCACCTTTTCCAGCTCTTCGGTCGACAGCCGGTTCCAGCTGTCGGGAAGGGCCGGAAGATGTATCTGGTAGTTTGTCGTATCCATTTGTCGTTTCTTTATACTCCAAAGTTAGGTATATGACAACTGGGAATGAAGGACAAAAAATCAGTGCCGGGTAAAGGCTTGCGGACGCATGACGAAGATGGCGTTGTCCTGGTTGTCGTAATCGAATATGGGCTGCTTGTCCGGTCCGGTTGTTTCAGTGATCGGCGGCACATACAGCGGAGAATCCTTTATAAACTCTCCGAAAGAATCCTGATGGTTGGAAATGAATTTGCGGGCCTTTGTCATGGAGTAAGCGGCCTCGTTTTCGCTGTACTTGCGCTGTTTCTCCGGACGGCGCGACTCGATGTAGAGTGCCAGCGCCATGCGAAGATAGTCCACCGCCTTCTGCCAAACCGCATTTATGGCATCCTTGTCTTCTCCCGTGAAAAGGTCGGACTTTAGCGAGCGAGTGCACCATTTCACCAGCGCATCGGTCAGCTCCTCCCCTATCTCTGGCTCTATGTAAGCGCTCTGGCAATAGCGTATGTCAGGCAACATGGCGATGAACTTCTCCCGGCTTTCGTTGATGTCCAGAAAACGGTTCATCTCGATAGCGGTAGTAAAAAGCAAGTCTCCATGCAGATAGAAATACCGGCTTTCGCGCCACAAATCGGCAAACACGGGAGCCTGACTGCACGCATCCTCTTCCAGGAATACCAGCAGACGGTCCACTCCGCGACGGCCCTTAAAATACGCATCGCGTTCAAACCGGCTCACGGATTTCTCGTCGGCCTTGTCGTACCCGTCGGTGTACACCTGGTTCAGTCCACCTCCGTCGTTAAGACTCACCGTGAGAATGCCGGTGCTGTTGGCCAGCGACAAGTAGACCACCGGAAGCTGACAGGCACGTATCAGACGGATTTCGGGTGTAAGGTTTTCTTTTTCCACGTAGGCCGCCGTCACTCCGCCATACTCTTCCATGTCCTTATCGTATTCTTCGCATACCTTTTCGTAGAGTTTCCGCCCAAGTATCGGCACAAGAATATTCTCTTCTGTCTCTTCCATTATTGTGAGAAGTGACTGGTCGCCGCTGTACACGCTGGTGGGCACGTATGCCCTGATTTCTTCGGTTTTCGTTACTAACATAGTCTTTGTGTTTTTCCTCAAAGTTAGCGGTCTGATTCGGTAGTTTGAAGGACAAAAAACAAAAAATCGGAGGTTTTATGAAATTTAGAAACAATTTTAATGCGATTTCGGTTTAAAATTGTTATTTTTGCGGTAGGTAAAATGTAATAAAACGATGAACATGAAATCTAAAAAAGTTATGAAAAAGACTTACGTGCTCATGCTTTCGCAATCTTTCCCGACCAAACATCCCCGGTCGGGAAACCCTACCGGATTCCGTGAGAAATTCCTTTCCGGAGAAAAACGACACACTATCCGGGCCAACTTTCCTCTTTGGGAAAAACGCATACACGAGGTGCAGCAAGGTGAAGCGGTTATCTCCGTCCGTCAGTGGGAAGGCCGTCCGTATTTCAGCAGGCAAATAACAATAGGCTGTCTGACTGCGGAATCAGGAACAGGTATTCAGAAACTTACCTTCCAGCTGGATCGCGACGGATGTGCCTCTTTCAATTTTTTCGACATCGACGGTAAATATCCGGAACTGAAAGAACTTGCGGCCAACGATGGCCTGTCGGTAGACGACTGGAAAGAGTGCTTCCGGGGTTATGATTTCAGCAATCCAATGGCAGTAATTCAATTCGGTAAATTCCGGTATTAATTATGAAAGAATCATCTATAGCCGCTTTCGTGGTAATACTATGTGGACTTTTAGTATGGGGCCTATGCCAATTTACGGACATGGATTATGACATGAGTTTTGTCAAGTTTATGCTTATCTACCTGCTGATAGATAAAATAAAACAAACAATCAAAAACGATAAATAGATATGGATTTCAAGAAATTAAAATTACTCACAGAACTGATTGATCAATATGAATGGCAAATGGGCCATGGTCTTGCGGTATGGATAGAATATTCTAATTGCACGACTGTTTTTGATAAAATATTGGAAATAGATACTGAACGATTCCCTAATTGTTTAGCAGAAAGAACAGGTATTTACATTGATCATTTTGAAGATATACTGAGCTTTTATACCAACGATATTGAGAGCTTGTTCCCTAAAGACGAAGATTAATTATGGCGAAGAAAGAATTTAAAGTCGGAGAAACATTTCAGTGTGGGCTTGTGAAACTGAAATGCGTAAAAGCAGAGGGAACAATATGCGAAGGATGTTTTCTTGATGATATATGTGAATTTTACAGCCAATGCAACGCCCTTATAGGATGTTGTGATGCTAGTAGGGAGGACAAAACCGATGTAATCTTTGTAAAAGTGGAGGAATAAGATATTAATCAAAACTAAGTAACCATGGAAATAGAAATTACACCCGAAGAAATGCTGGAGCGATTCAAACTCTACGGAGAAATTTATCTGCTTCTGGCTCCCGTCTGTGAATATGATGACATGGACGATTTCGGAATAGAAAGTTATGAGATTATCGACGAGTTGGATTTAGAGGATGAAATATTTTTCCTGGCAGATGGCGATGAAGTCAGATTTAAAGGCGTGGAATTTACAGAAGATATGCTGTATATTCTATATACGAACGAAGATGGATTTGAAGAATATGCACACCCAGTCATACACCTGGAAACAGAATCCATCCGAAAAGTGAAATCAATTCTGGAACAATATGTAAAGGCAATCAGCCATGAGTAAAACCAAATTATATTATCTGTTTTTGGCAGCCATGTATTTGGTACTGTCGTAACCTGTAACAATATGATTGAAATTATCAAAGAAGGGAAATACGATAAGAAAATAGCGACCTGCCAGTTCTGCGGATGCGAGTTTACTTTCGATAAAAGGGACGTGCAATCCAGAAGTGATGGGAAGTTCCCATTTACAAGAATAGAAAAAACATTGCTATATGTTTTGTGCCCCTGCTGCAATGCAGAGATAAGAGAATGGAGTGATTACCAAGAAACCGAAAAACAGAAATAAATCCCCAAAACAACATTGCTATGAAATTTAAACATCAGAAAGACCTCGGTCCTGACGCTATTCAGAAATGGTGTGAGGAGCTGGATGGGAAATCAAAGATAGAAATAAATGATACACAAAGGAGACTACTTTCCATTTTCAAAATGAATCATGAAATTGTTGGTAATTTCCTGAATGCACATAAAGAACTGTCTTCACAGTCTGATTACACTTCTTTCATGATAAATCTTGTCGCTGAAAATTTTACTTACAAGATAGATTATCCTTCAGCACTTATAATAAGTACACTTATAGACCTTCCGGAAATCGCCGTAATGTATGCCAATTACCTCCAGTATAAATGTTTCCAGTACGGAGTCAAGGAAATAAACGTTAAAAAACTGAGAAATATATTACTTTGGGAAGGAGTTTTCAGTGAGGAAGTCTTGCATGAAATGTGGAACAAACAGAAATTTATATCCAGCGACAACCGGATTCTTAACATGCTTGACTATCCTCAGTACAGAGAGTCTATCAGAAATATTAATACAGGCGATTATGACGAAAAAATAAATCAAAAAGGAATTTCCAAAATCTGTCAAAAAGCCTGGTCAAAACTCGTAGCAAAGATTAAAAAGCTACTGAAATAACATATTTACCATGACCGAAAACGATTACTCAATAGAAAAATATGTGTCTGAATACCTGAAACCGCTGGAAGAGAAAGGAACCATATACAGAATACGAATTTACCCTAATCTGAATAGGATACGTTTCCAATTGAAGGAGCTGATAAAAGGATTCCAATAAAAGCAGAAATAAACAAAAAAGACAACTCAAACACAATCAAGTTTACTTTGTTCTTTTCTGCGATTAGTTACCAGGTTTCATACGATGAACTAAAAAATATACTCTATTTCATTACAGATGCTAAAGAACGGTTAGAAGGTGAAATGAAATGGGTGAAGCAGTATGATGAAAAGAGCAATCGAGTTGTTCTTGAGGAAGGAAATGAATATATCACCAAATACTTAAAACCGCTAAAAGAAAAAGGTCTTATAAAGGACGTTCATGAAGACTGTGAGAGAGATATTTGGTTTACGCTGGTAGAAAACATAAATGGGAAAGAAATATCCGCGCATTTAAAACCAGGTAAAAATGAAGACTGCGTATTCTTTTATCCCACTACTGGATTTTGCAAATACAGGCCATTGTACAGGGCCGGACTTCTAAACCCGAAGAATGACCCGCATTACACAGAGACAATTGAACAATATATCCTTCAAGGAATAAAGTATATAAAAGAACAATTTATCAAATAGAAATAAGCCTATGACCGCAAACGATTACTCAATAGAAAAATATGTGTCTGAATACCTGAAACCGCTGGAAGAGAAAGGAATTATCACAGACTTGCGGGTTATTCCATGCAGATGCCGCATCATGTTCAAACTGAATGAGCCGTCACGAGAAAACTCAATGAAAGTCATTATCGAAACAGAGGCCGATGAAGACCATATCACATTTTTTAAGTCCGATGTGTCAGCAGAGGAAACATTCAGATCACCAGAACGGAGGTTTATTTATCAAAGACTGATGGCTGCAAATAAATCCCTTAATGATGAACTAAACAGAAAATCAGTAAACACCGATTTATACATTACGAAATACCTGAAACCACTGGAAGAGAAAGGACTGATAAAGGACCTCGCAACGTGTAAGAATCATAGCGTCTGGTTTACGATGGTGAAAGACATTAAAGGCGTGAGCATTACCGTCAATTTGATTCCAGGAACGACAGTAGATACTGTTGCGTTTTTCCCTCTCCCTCTTGACATAGGTCGTTACGGAGTAGAAACAACATTTATCCCCAATCCGATAAATGATGACCACTACACGGAAAACCTTGAAAAATGTATTCAGGAATCAATGAATAAGCTGAAAGAAATATTTGATAACCCACTACCGGAATAAGATTATGGAATCAAAATCAGAAGGTAAAAAATAATAAATGAAATAATTTTTTATATTTACCGGAGAATTATATGATTGTTATCACATTAAAAAATAAACCATGAAAAAAGAATTTACCGAGGACCAGCTTGTATATATACGAGACATTTTCGCTCATGAATGTGACAGATATATTGATTCAGGCGAAAGGGATATGGCGCATGAAGCACTGGATATTGTAAACGTAGTACAGTCAAAATACGAGTGTGAAGAATACGCCGATCTGGAATCCTTTATGCTGGATGAAAGCGGGACTTATGGCTACATAGAAAAACGTGAATTGGAAGAAAGTGAAGAAGAATCTGTCAGACTGATGATTCAATTTGCCAAATCTTCGGAACAGAACCCATCTGAGGAACTGAAAGAAACGGTAAATGAATATTTGGGTTTAATCCATGCAAATAGAGGAAAAACAAAGCTGGATGTAGTAATGAATAGAAAAGTAAAGATAAACAGACTCATTGTTCTTTGCATAAATTCATGCGAGGAAAGCGAATTGATAAGACTTGATGACATAGCAGACTTGCTGGCCGAAAACATTTAAAACGAAAAAACCATGGAAGAAAGAAAAATAAACTTTAAAAAGAACGATGATAATACTCAAGTTCTTGATCCGGACGGAATGCTTTACGAAAAGCTGACAGAGAAACAGAAGAAAATAAACGAAAAAATCTCTTTATTGCTTTACATGCTAAAAGAAGGGAGCCTGAAAGAGGGTACAAAAGAAGCATTGCTTGAATTGTTTCATAAGAATGCAATAGACATCCTGAACGAACTTGGATATGAAGACAGCCTGAATAAAAAGTACAATGAATACATCCAGGAGATACGCTCACTCAACCATGAGAACCGGGAACTAAGAAAACAGCTTGGCATGAAGGTATCAAACGAGGATGCAAAAGAACGGTTGAAACTTATCACTGAATCCTTCTATGAATGGTGGCACAATGAAGGAACCGGAAATATAGAAAGCATTACATTCAACGAATACGGAATGACTGTCACTCTGAGAGGATATATCTATCCTTCCGGCCGTGAAAGGGAAATAAAAAATCAGGTGGAGATGTTGAAGCAAAAAGGATTCGATGTATCGTCTGTTGCAAACTTCGGGCATCACCTTACTGCCTCTGAGAAAAACTTCAATATGCTGAAAGAACTTTTCAAAAGCGCTTTCCCGCATTCGGATATTGACGAAATAAATACAGCTACCTATCTGGGAGGTGAAAGCAGAGAAGAATATGTGTACGTTATTACAAAGATTATAGTTTATTTCGATAACCTTGACGACATTAAAATCACAGAGCCATGACCGAACTGAATACTGAAAACGTGGACCTAATTTTCGCCGACTGCATGTTTCGCAGCCACGAAGAATACGAAGAATGTAAGAAAGAAGGACTTCATTTTTTTGTGCGTTCTATTCAGAATACCAACGTAAATGTAGGATTCCATACGGAACGTATCGAAAAGCACCGGCAGGAAATCAGAGAAATGTTGTTGCAATTACCTGACGGATTCTTTAAAGATAAAGGTGGCGGAGCTTCTTTCCTGCAAGCTGCTTGCGCAAAAGATGGAGAATTATGGACAGGATTCCATACAGAAGTAGAAAAGCTTTGCCTGCTTGGACTCGCTTCGAAACAGATGCGGATGCTTACACCAGACGCGGAGATATGGCCAATGCTACCAGGCGGAATGCCCTATCTGCGTGTGGAAATAGAACAGTAATTTTATACATTCATTTATACATAAAAATACAAACAGATTATGAAAGATAAAATCTTAAAAGCAATCAACTTTATTTTCCCTATTTTCGTATGTGCTCAAATAGCCTTTTCTGTTTTTTCATATTTTAACGGGACTGAAACAAGGGACTTGTTGTACAATTTTTTCATCTCTATTATATTGATGCTTTCTTTCATCATTGCACAGATAGCCAAGACATGCACCCAGTTCCTGATGATAAAGCGGATTGAACACAGATTGATTATCAATCTTTTAAACGCCATTCAAGGGAACACAAGCCATGAAAAACAGCCGGAAAATAAAGATTCAAAAATCAAAGATGAAGAAAAATCGTAGTTACGCGAGTTCAGTGGCGTAGTATCGCCACCAAAAAATCTATTAAGCGCGACTGAAGTGGCGTAGTATCGCCACTGAAAAATCCATTAATAAACACTTGAGCCAAAATCAACAAAAATCCCGACAAATCAGACGTTTTGCCGGGATTTTTTCTGTGAATAAAACCAAAAAAAGAAGAAGAAAAATGTATGTTATAGCGTGGATTCTGTCTCTTCTGTGCCGGTTGCACTACGGTCGAGCGTGGTAAATGTCTGCTGACGGATGACTATTTCTCCGTGCTTGTCCCATTTATTGAATGTATAGATATTCTTCAGGAACCGCAGATAAATGCGCTGCCGGGTAGAAAGCTGGTTTTGCTTGAGCAACTGCAATTCGCGCATGTAGGTACCTCCGGTGCTTCCGCTATTTCCGGGTGTGCTTCCAATCAAAGAAGGGTGAACCCCTATGGCAAAGAACACCACGCTTGAGATTTCGGACAACTCCTCTTTTAAATCCCTGGAATTTGTCAGCTGTGGCACATCCACAATTTCCACCGCATGCTGCATCGTCTTTCCGTCAGGGCCTACAAACGAGTCCAGACAGATAGTTTTCCCGTTGTTCTCGCGGCGTTGAAGAAACTCATTCACCTTCTTATAGATACTGTCACGTACAGCTTGTTTCGCTTCGGTAGTATCCGCTCCCATTTCATCGAACATCGCACGCAGGTATTCGTTGTTGATGAAGATCATCTTTCCCCACATGGTCGCATTTTGTCGGGCCATGGCCTTGTCGGTAATCAATGTCGTGGCGTAATCGTAGGTCATCGACGGGAAGATACTCCACCAGGCTGGCTGCGGGTAATAAGGTTTCAGCATTGAAGGGTAATAGCTGGGACAGCAGAACCAGGTGGTACGTTTCTTCGGAGGACGGTTCTTACTCTTTTCCACCTGACGGCGAAGCTCCGTAAGCATATTTTCCGGCATCAGTGTGGGATAGGCCACCACATCTTTTCTTTCCAGCTTTGGCGTGGCATCCTTTCTCCACTTCTCCGCATAATACACGTAGTTTATGCGCATCCGTTCGTCCATTTCCTCCATGCGGCAGCACACCGCCGGAATGTTTCCTAACTTGACAATTTTCGGGTCCCACTCTTGGTCCTTCCGTCCGATGCTTAGCCCGATGGTCGGGAAATAAATGTCCATGTGCGCGTCGTCTGTCATGCACTTCAGGTAGTGAAGTTCCAGATTGTTATTTTCGCAGAACTTGTCCCATTCCTTGTCAGTTTCTTCCCAGGTGCGATAGTCTTCACGAAGCTGTCTCAGCTCGTATTCCGGTGTTCCAACCTGTGCGGTATCTTTTTGCTCCTCTCCGGACACGGCCTGCGACCAGGTGATTGTACCTCCCCCACCCTGCTCTTCGCCGCTTTCTGCTTTCTGCTGGTCAATCTGTACCTGAATCTCCATGATGCGGTTACGAATCAGTAGTCCGGCATCCTTGAAGGGAATCAGTTCAGTCTTTACCGTACCGTTTACGTAGCGTGACCATCTGTACATGAGCTGTGGCCCGAGCCCTACGGTCAGGTCGATAATATATTTGATGGCGGTCGCCGTGTACGGCAGACTTCCAACCAGCTTGTAGATGGTATTCGGCAGCATGTTGCCCGGTCCCCATGGAATGTAACCCAGACCGGGTGTCCCGGCATTGCTGACCGGCACCGGGTTTGACTGCCGGCTGTCGAAAATATCAAACGTGCCCTGAATGGGAAGTCCGCCGATGGCCCCTCCCCCTTTCATCATTTCCGAGGAAGATACAGACGGGATTTCCGACACGCGGGCCATGCCGATATACTGGTATCCACGGTCTACGAGTGAAGTCACTTTTCCTCTGAACTCCTTTATTCCCGGGTTCGACTTCTTACGGTTTGTATTTTTTGTGTTTGTCGCCATATAACTACTTAACCAATATCTTTGTGTCGTTAATCTGCAGAATAAGTACGTCGTACACGTAACGGAAATCTCCGTTTGGCATTACCAGTTTACGGTATCCCTTTTCTCGGTTGTACGAAACGGCACGCTGCACGTTGTAACATTCGCTTATCGTTCCGTCCTTACACACAAAACGTATGTCGAACGGCTTGTTTTTCCCGTCCGGAGTGCGAGCGTTCATCAGCTTGTACGCCTCCGTCCAGAGCAGACGTTTGGTCGGTTTCTTCATCTTGCGTTTGTTTTGATGCAAAGATATACAAGGTTAATATGGTAATGAAGGACAAAAAAACGCACCTCCCTTCACAGGGAAGTGCGGTAAACATAACACTGATAATGATTGTATCAAACAACATTACTTTGTGCGATTATCCTTCCATCTTCCTTCACAGGAAAATAGGACTTTGTGTAAGTTTAATTCTGTCAAAATAAAGAATAAAGTGCACACCACCGTGTGCAATAACATGGTTACTATTTTTCTCATGATAATGCAAATATATCCTATTTTCTCTGAATATCAAAAAGAAAAAGGATGAAGAACCACTGTTCCCCATCCAGGTGTAATAAAACAAAGAACATTTTCATGCTCAATTCTTTGCAAATATAATGTTTTTACCGCACATAAGCAAACTTTGAAACTAATTGATTATCTGATTTATAATCAATACTTTTATTCAAACATGCTTTTATGCTTTTATATAAAAATACTTTTACTCTTTTATTATTTCATGCTTTTATATTTTCATTCATTTGTATTAAAACATTATTATTCTTTTGCATATATGAATATTTGAATGTAAATACTTTTACTTTTTCATACTTTTATACTTTTATACTTTTATACTTTTATGTTTTTATACTTTTACTCAATTATTCTTTTATACGTCCATACTTCTATGATTTTGTACTAAAACATCTTTCTATCATCCATTTTGTATTTTCACACAAAAGTATGTTTATATAAAAATACTTTTATGTTTTTATGTTTCTATGCTTTTATTCATTTATACTATTATTATTTTATGTATCCACACAAAAATGCTTTTATATTTTTATTCAAAAATACTTTTATGTGTTTGCACATTTGAATATTTACATTTTTGCATAAAAATATTTCTGTATTTATGGCGGAAATGAAAAAAAACGACTATCTTTGCGGTGTAATAAAACAAAAGCATTTGATATGGCAATTACAATTTCTTCATTCAACTTTAAGGGTGGAGTAGGGAAGACCACTACCACCGTCAATCTGGCGAAAGCCTTACATTCTCTTGGTAAACGTGTGCTGGTAATAGATGCCGACGCACAGGGTAACGCATCGAAAATGATGGGATTCCGTCTGGCTACGGAAAAGGATGGTAAAACCCTTTACGAAGCCATGTCCGGAAATGCCAGCATCATGGAATGTGTGTTCTGTGAAAATGAAAACGAAGAAAGCTTCGACTTCATTCCTTCACGCCCGAACTTATACCAGTGCGAACAGGAACTGGTGAGCCGTACCGGACGCGAATACATCCTGCGCATGATGCTGGACGAACTGCAAAGACACTATGATTTTATCCTGATTGACTGCCCTCCGAACTACGGACTGGTTTCTATCAATGCAATGGTGGCTTCTGACTACCTGCTGATTCCTATCAACTGCGAAGTATTTGCACTGGACGGAATGGGCCTGATTACCGCAAAATACGAGGAAATCAAAAAGCTGGTGAATCCCAAACTTGAAATCCTTGGTTACATCATGTCACGCTACGACAAGCGTCTGTCGCTTCACCGTCAGGCATACGAACAGATGAATCAGAATTTCCCTGGGAAGGTGTTCAATACCACCATCCGCACAAATATTCAGCTGGCCGAATCGCCTGCGCAGCGCATGAACGTGTTCGATTTTGCGCCAAACTGCACGGGAGCTGCCGACTACATGGAGCTGGCAAAAGAGATTCTATCACGATTAGATAACCAGTAAAACCCACGATTATGGCTAAACAACGATTCAACCTGAATGAAACAATGCTTGATGCTCGGCAGGGCATTGAGGAAGCACGCGCCAACGCGGAGAAGGCAGGGGAGGAGAGTGCTGCGACTCAGGAAAAGGCAGAAGAAAAGACGGAAGAATCTCCTTCTACCTTCACTGCTGAAAACTCATGCGTTGAAGCAAATAACCAGGAAGAGGAAAACATCCGTCCGGAACAAGAAGCTGCGCCCGATAAAGAATCCGTGAAAAGCGAATCACCCGCAGTAGAACGGAAAATAAACGGCATTCGGAAAAGAATTAGAAAAGATGAAAAAGAGGGACGCATCATGCGGAATGTCTATCTGGACGAAGACATGCTGGAGAAGCTGGAAGATATTAAGAAACGCATGAACAAAGGCCGTAACAAGGAAAAGAAAGATGCCTTTGTGTCGGTCATCGACCTGCTGAACGTAGCCGCGCAGGAGTTTCTTGACAAATACTACAAAGACATCGTGGGGAAATAATTCCGCACAATTCATACACCGAAAGGGCAGGGGAGCACACGCTTCTCTGCCCTTCGCTTTTTGAATGATGTCACATTTCTATCTCGATGGCCGGATTCCAGTCGTCCGGATCAGAAAAAGTGATTCCCGTATTTCCACTGAACAGACGGCAGATGGCGTTTGTGCACCGGTTCCTCAGAAGCGGAACGCCGGAAGCCTGTGCACCATAAAGCATTTTCCCGTCGGCTCCCAAAGCCTCTATTTTCAGCGTCACATCAAATTCTTCCGACTCGGTAGGAGTGAAAGTAAACACGGAGAAATAAAGCCCGCTACGGCCTGCATACTCTTCGCCTATCTCCCAGGTAATCGTATAGTCGGATGCGGAATCTGCGTCACCGTTACCGGTAGTCACATCCAGCGTGCGAAGATGACCGCCTACCGTCATCCGTGCCGATTTCACAGAGGCAGGGAACGCATCTTTCACGGTAATCATGGCACGGCTTACTACGCGCTTCATTTGCAGTTCCTGACTCGAAGCCATATTCTCGTCCACTTGAAGAGAAAAATCCTGCCAGAAAGTCTCTGTTACTTTCTCAGGAGTATATTTCATGCCTTCCATACTTCCTCCGATACTGCTGTGAGCCAGGAAGTACACATGATGCGCTCCATACTTCATGTTCAGGGTAAGGGGAGAAGGAAGCGAAACGGTGTCCGCCTGCATCTGCTCGCCGTCCATGTAATCCCAATAGGAGAGGGTAGTGGCCAGCTCTGCCAGCGTGCCGGCACGTGAATTATTCCACTGGTTGATGTCTCCCTGTCCGATTTCCATAAACACCGGAAGGAAAGACACCCTGCACGTTTTCTCACTCGTCTGCTCCATATCCGTCGGACGGACGATGTTTTCCTTGCTGCAAGCCGCCATAATCAGGATGGCAGCCATGCAAATGATTTTCGACAAATTCATGTTGTTTAGTTTTAAGTTTATACCATAATTAACGCACGTCCGGAGTTTCGTTTCCGGTTTTGATGGATTTTTATTGTAAATTTTATACCTTTGCGTACAGATTCAACAACGCCATTTTTGGCAGAAAGGGAGTGCGTCTGGCCATTAGGATGTGCTTCCTTTTATTTTTGTATCCATACTTTCAGAAAAAGAAAAAATCATCGCTCGATATTATTTTATTTCTATAGTATATGAATATATAAATACGCAAGCTGTAATCTTATTGTAAATCAGTATTTTGTTATATATTCAGTGGACATGTAGTTCATTTTCAATAGACATATAGTTCACTTTCAGTGGACGGGTAGTTCATTCTGAATAGACATATAGTTCATTTTTAGTGGACACGTAGTTCATTTTATAACCTAAAGTAGACAAGTAGTTCACTTTAAAATAGACATATAGTTCACTTTTTTATTAGTGGACATGTAGTTCACTTCATAATAGACAAGTAGTTCACTTTTATCCATTCTGGTAAGTATCTTATGCGTTTTTAGTGGACAAGTAGTTCACTTCATCTTCATAAAGCTATATTATGTGAATAGCGAATTTAATATTTATGATAATTTCGTTGCAAATAATTTGCTTATATGCTTATATCTGCATATATTTGCGATGTTGAATCTTTTAATTATAGTAATAATGGCACAATATCGTATTAAAGAACTTCTGAAAGAACGGAACATGACGCAGAAGGATTTAGCCCAGAAAATTGGGGTTTCTGCTGTCACCCTGAACAGATACATGACAGGGAATCCTTCCGTTTCCTCCCTTGAAAAGATTGCTGGAGCACTGGATGTAGAAATAAGTGAACTATTTGTCCACCGGAAAACCGTAGAGACAGTTCCTGCTTTAAAATGTCCACACTGCGGTAATAAGTTGTACATTGAAATAAAGGGAGAGGATTATGGCGAGGAAAGCTTCTGAGAAAAAATATCCGGGGATGAATCTTATTCCCTTTGAGCGGGAGGATTATGTACGTCAGCCGCGCTCCTTATCCAGCCTTCAGTACCGGATGGATATAATACAGCTCCGTGCATTTGCCTGTCTTATGGAAAAAATGGAGCCACTGGTGCTTGAGCTTCTGAATGTTTATAATAATAATAACTTCGACAAGAAACTTTCTCTGTTCGACCTTCCGCAGGCCAAACAGCATATAGACCGTGACGGGGAGTTCTGCTTTACTATCCCCATGGAAAGCCTTGGCATAAGCCCTGGATTCTATAAGCGTGCGAAAGCAAGTCTTGACAGGCTGGTAGGAATTACCGTAAAAGTTCCCTATATAGACGATAAAGGAATAGAAAGGGAGAAGACTACCGCTGCATTCAGTATTGACACGAGAGCGGACGAAAGATACGTGAAAGACTTTAAGATAGGCATGGTAAGATCTGTGCTTGATAAAATGGTAGATATACGTCTGGGGTATAATGATCATCTGAAACGTATTGCCTTCGTGACAAGCAATGTGAATGCGGTACGTTTGTATGTGCTCACTTTATCGAATACCATTCGGGGGAAAAGGACCAGCTTTAATATATCACTCGATGATTTCCGTGAGTTCTTTCAGCTATATACTATGGTCAAAGGAAAGCGGGAGCCTAAGTATAAACGCTATGCCGATTTGGATAAGCGAGTCATTACTCCTGCCACAGAGGAACTTAAAAAACTTGCTGATAGTGGAAACTCAGATTTCTGGATAAAGGTTGATAGAGTAGGGGTAGGAGAGGCCGGTAATCCGCAAATGTTTCATATAAGCGCTTTTTATACTGAACTGGCCGGAAACGAGCAAAAAGCTAAGGAGAGAAGAAAAGAGGATGCCGACATGGAAAAATACTTGAAGAATACTCTGCGGCAGACTCCAGCTAATATACGAAAAATTAAGGCACGTCTGTTGCCTGAACTTCGTGTAGGATTCATAAAGGAGACACAGCGTATTTCAGAGATTCTGGAAAAACGTAACGACATAGAAAATCCATGTTCCTTTGCGTGGGTATTGCTGAATAACTGGCTGGATGAACATGAACCCAAAGTGGAAGAAATAAAAAGCGAACCTGTACAGATGGATCTTTTCAATGGTACGGAAGAAGAGCAAAATACAGATACTCCATTTGCTCCTGATAAAGATTGTCCAGAATGGAATCAGTTTATAAAATCTGTCAGGGAAAGAGTAGGAGAGACTTCGTTTCAAAGATGGTTTGCCTATATTGGATTTATTTCTTTTTCGGATAATACACTTACCGTTTCTGTACCGACAAAGATTTTTCCTGAGTATATATGTGAGAATCATTCAGAAGACGTATCTTTAGCCCTGAATGAAGCTTTTGGTGAAGATGTAAAACTACTTTATGAAGTAAGAAAATAACGAATAAATCCCGGAACGAAAAGCACCGTCCCGGGATTTTATTTTCACTCCACATAGTCCTTCGTGTCGACGCAAAGCTCTACTTTTTGTACATCGGTCAGTTCGACGAAGACCGCATACCAGTTGTTAAGGAAAGGGCCGTAGGTAGAATAGTGAAGCTCTTCCGTTTCAAGATTTATGTTCCGGAAAATTTTTCGTTTTTCCTGCTGCTCACGGAGCCATGCCAGAAACTTCTGCATGTGCATCTTCGCTTCCTGAATGGCTTCGTAGGACTGCTGCTTGTCGGTAGGATTCATATTTCCCGTTTTAACGAGGAAATAAATCACGTGCACAGGTTTGTCCATACCACCTTTAATCGTCCCGTCCTGGGCAAATTCGTAGCCCACACAAGGCGATTTCACGTCGGGCAGCTTGCTCATGAATGAGGGAATAGCTACAATGTTGTCGAAAAGGAAAAACCGTTTGTTATTTCCGGTTTCTCCGGGCGTATGAAGCATGGGCTTGTACTTCGTGGCCCATTCTTCGATGATTTCTTTTAATTCTGTCATGGGGTTCTTTTTAGTTTGATTAATGTAAATCTCTTTATACCAGGTTCCACATCTTCAAAAAACATGGAGTAGGGGCGTGCGTAGACTTTGTTTTCCCATATCATTTCATCCGGAATTTATAATTACTTCGTTTAAACTCGTCCTGAAAAGAAACCAGTACGCCGTTTTCGATGAAGTCCTGATAATAGGAAGACACGAGAACTTCCAGTCGCCGTAGCTGGTGACGAACCTCCATGGCAATGATAGGTCGTGACTGGCGGTCGCCTTCTTCTTTCCATATCTGATAAAGCTGGTTGAAACGGGCATCCTTGCTGCGTTCCACATCTTCGATGGGCTGTCCGGCACCGACACCCATATCCACGAAATACAGGTAATAGTTGAAGAAGAAGGAAATCTTCTTTGTGTCACCTCCGGCACCGTTGAACACCTTGGCATACATTCGACGGTAAGCCTGCCCGGTGCTTTTTTTAGCTGCCGGCGTATTGCGGTACCCGATGTACGGACCGGGGAATCCCCCCGGCCATACATGCTGTGTCTCGAAGTTGGTCTGAAGCTGCCGGATCATGTTGTTGGCCCAGCGCGTCAGATCCAGAAACTCCTCTTTGACCGCCTGACTAATGGTTTTCTGTTCTGACATGGCTTATACGTAGTTTAATGGATTTTCAAAAATATCTTTTATCATTTCCTGTTTGCATCCTTTGAACCATTTGAAAGGTTCTTTGCAGTAACTGATACCGATGGTCCCGGTTGTAGCATAGAACGAAATTAGAAGCGGGAGCACAGGGTCACGGTAATTTGACGAAAGGTTCGCCGGATTGTTTGACTCTTTATAGAATCCACATTCCAGTGCAATTTCATCCACCTTATCTTTCAATACTTTGGCGTAACCGTTTTTATTTGATTGCTTTTTCATACATTTATACTTTTATGTTTTTATGTAAAAGTAGTTTTCTAAATTACTTCCTTTTCTTTTAGTCTTTTGTTCACTTCTTCATACACAGAGTAAAACATATATTTTTTTCCTCCGCACCTGGTACCTCTTCTTAAAGAAGCAAATAACGCTGACAGTCCAACTCCGTTCTTTCTCGCACATTCAGCTACCGAATAATACACTTCTCCTGTTCCCAATGCAATTACTTTTTTGCAGATTCCAGGAGGTGATTTGCGGTGTGGGCCAAAATTACTATCAGGGTCGTTTATAAGCCTTAAACAGTTTTCTCTCGAAATAATTCTTCTCTTTTCTTGCAGTTCTTTTGACCAGTCCTGAAATCTTTTATATTGCTTATGCCCTTTACAATAATGTCCAGAGTCTTTTTCCCTGTTTGGATCAGGGGAAAATTTCAGTTCATCCATACGTTGTTCCTTGTATAATTTCCTGAAATCCTTTTCGTAATACCATTTGAATCCTTTGCATATAGAACCTTTACGACAACTCAGTGATATGGCATGCCGTCCTCTTCCACTTTTTACAGCTGCTTCTTTTATTGAACTGAAATATCCAGCCACTGTTCCGTTTGGATTTACGGCAACGACAGGATGACTGATTCTTTTTACCACGTTTCCGTTTTCCATATATTTTTATGTAGTTTTTTTCTTGAACCAATAATATTTTCCAACAGTGCATCCGGGTTTAAACGATCCCGGATATCCCTTACGCTTGCTCTCAGACTGGGCTATAAGCCTGTGTTCATTCCAAACTCCTTGAAGCCACTCGGAATTTTTATATAAGTGAAGCTCACGTGCCTTTCGAGTGATTGTACGTAAAGACACTCCAAGCACTTCTGCCAATTCCTGATTTTTTGTGGTAGAGAAGTGCTTCTGAAGGTAACTGATCATTGCAGGAGACCAGAATATGCAAGTAGATTTTCCATTGTGAACCATTATTCTTCCATACGATTTGTGGTAGAATATTCCGTCTGCGACTTTTTGGGTTTTCTTGTATTGTTCTATATTGCGCTTTTTGTTGCATTCCTTACATTCTGAGAAAAGTTTTCCATTACTGTTCCTATAGAATTCACGAAGCCATAAATTTCTTCCGCACTTTGTGCAGATTTTCTTTCTTCGTTTTACTTCAGGTTTATCCATTTTTTTTACTAATTAAACATAATTATTATTATATCAAATCTGTAAACATGAATTGTACAGGCTTAATTTTATCGCAGGCTATTGATTTATCAGATATAATATTCACTGATTTTTCACCTGTTTTGCAATATACAGTCTTGTGATATGGATCTTTAGACCGTAGTTTACAGAACTGTTCACATTCAACACATTTCCTTACTTTTTTACCCATATTATCATGCAGATTTTTTCTTTACATAACACAACTTAATACACAAAGCTTCACAAAGGACGCGAGCCATATTTACATCTACGGCATTTCCGATAAACTTCTTCTGGTCAGCTTGTGTACCGACAAGAATATAGTTTTCAGGGAACCCCATAATCTTTTTCAGCTCGTCTATGCGAAGCATACGCATCTTTATGTCTGCCAATCCATACACAAGCATAAATTGCTTGATTTTTACAGTCATCGGGCTGTCTCCATTTTCTATGCAGATACCTATGCCATCTTTTGTGTTGACAAGGTAAGGAGGCATTTTATCCATTCTTGCTATAAGCGTGAAACACGGATTATCTACTGAACCTCCTGCACTTGCAAATTGCGGATTCATCAGGAAGTTTTTCGTTTTACAAGTAACCATGCTGTATTTGGGATTGGTTGTAATAGCTCCTAACGGTTTTTCTATGGAAGCTGCACTGGAAGCGCCAAATTGCTGGTCGATAAATACGGGTGTCACCATTCTTTGCTTTGGTACGGTTGTTACGGCAGGACATGGCTCGTTAACACTACCTAACTGACCACCTCCTGAATAATAGTTCATAAAGAATGGAGTAACTAAAGCAAGACGATCCTTTGTGGTTACGGTAGGAGCAGGACTATCTACTGAATGATTATTCCCGTTACCATAATAAGCCGAAACGAAAGCATGATGGTCCTTGCAGGTAATTGTTCCTGCTGGCTCTTCTACAGAAATATTCTTACTCCCAGGATGTCCGCTGTACTGCTTTGATAGGAAACTTACTTTTGCCAAAGCCAAGCGACCCTGCGTAGCCACAGTTGGGCATGGCTCGTCAATGCTTGGAGATTGATATTTACCTGTCCGGCTCATAGAGTTGTATTTTACTATAAAAGCATCTTTCCCACCGGCCACAAACTTAATCAGTCCGGCATAAATTCGTTCGAGTGTCTTTTCTGCAAGCGGTTTTTTCCTTGTGAAAATGCTTTCACCTTCGTCCGAAAAATCCAGAACTTCTTTTACGGGCCTCCATTTCTCCAGCTTGCTAAACATATCTTTCCTTCCATTCTTGCAGTGTGTCGCTTCCGGGAATACGATAGGAAGTCCTTTCTTTGCAAATATGCCAAAGAAGCGTTTTCGGGTAGTATATGCTCCGTAATCGGCCGCATTAAGTATCCGCCAATCGAAGTCATATCCGTATTTCTTTACGTTTCGTTTCCACTTCTCATAACAACGACCTTTATCTTTGCTTACCGGATGTCCTTTTTCGTCCATGTTTCCCCAGCTCATAAACTCTTCCACGTTTTCAATCTGAATATAGTCAGGGTTTATGGCTTCAATGTAGCGGAAAAGATGTTCGGCCAGTGTCCGGCTGTCTGCATCGCGAGGTTGTCCGCCTTTTGCCTTGCTGAAATTGGTACATTCCAGCGAAGCCCATAGAACTACATACGCATCCGGATATTGCATTTTCATCTTCTCTACATGCGCGACCAGTCCTGAAAGCTCCAGCGTTCGGATGTCCTCTGTGAAATGAAGCGCGTCCGGATGATTGGCTGCATGGCTGGCGATGGCATTTACATCGTGATTTACACAGGCTATTACTTTTGCGCATTGTGATTCGTTGACACGTGCATTTTCTACACCGGTAGAAGTTCCTCCGGCTCCACAAAAAAGGTCGATGTATAATAAATTGATCATTTTATCTGTAAAATTTGAAATGTGAGTGTGTACCCTTCGGACGCACATTCCGGTTAAACTTTGTCTGGTACTTCTTACCGTTCTTCCGGGGTACGTGACGGTTCTGACCGACAATACTGAAATAGAACGGCACATGGCGTGAGGTATGGCGGAGAGTTTGGGCTAGTTTTTCATACGCTTCTGTAGAGCCAAAAACAGAATATGGATTTTGATATATAGTATGACTATAAAATGTTTTATCTGTGTACATCATAAACTATTCCGTTATTTCACCTTTCAACCGCTTAATGGCAAGGTTTCTTGCCTTGATGGTTCCTTCCTGCTCGCGTACTTTTGTTTGGAGCGATGAAACCCGGCGTTGCAATTTCTCCACCGTGGGCGTGTTGTTCCGCTCATAGTTCAACTCTGCCTGAAGCTTTTGCACCTTCTTCTCCAGTTCCGCCGTGCGTGCCTGTTCGCGCCGGTAGTCGCGGCAGAGGTACTTGAAAAGTATCTCTACCGGAATGTCCAGTGCCTTATTCCACTTTTCCATCGTCTTCTTTCTTTTTGATGTACCAGTCGAACTCTTCCAGCGGTTTGTCTACCACAGAAATGTAGTCTCCATCACGTTTCAGCACGCCTTTGTTGATAAGCTGCTGAATGAGTTTCAGACCGCTTCCGTAACCGTAATGAATATTCAGCACGTTTATCGGGTCAGTATTGATACATTTCTTTCCGCCCTTTTCTGTGATTCCTAAGTTGTGGCATACACGAGCGGCCGCAGACAATTTCTCATAGTCATATTCCTCGAACTCAGGTTGCGCTTCGGCTTCTGCCTGATACGGATATACGTCCATGATGGCGGTTTCGGCTACGGAAGCTATCACGTAATCGGCCATAGTACCTTTCATGCCTTCGTCCAGTTTCTTCACCGCATCGCGAAGGTCGGCAGCCTGTACCAGAATGTTGGTGGCTGTCTTCTTCTCCGCACCGCTTTTATCGTCGATGGTGATAAAGTACAGCTTGCATTTGTACCACTTGTCGGCAGCTTCCTCTTCGGACGGAAATATCTCGCTGTAGTTGGCCCGCTTGATGTCGGTCACGGTAAACTCTCCTGTAATAAATGGGGTTACTTCCTCAATGAGACGTGCTTCGGCTTCTGTAAAGCTGAGTGCGTCTACCAGATAGGGCTCTGTCACTTTCTTGTTCATCCCGTTTTCCGCTACCTTTTCGTAGCGGATTTTTCCTTCAAACCATGTGTGCATCATAATTTGTCCTCCATTATTTTTTCGCGTTGAGCAATCATGGCATCGGCCATTTCGTATGATAATTTAGCTATCATCTTCTCGTCAAATGCTGTATATGTCTTATGATTCAGACCAAAGAATCGTTTGATCCTGCCTGTTAATTTCAGATTATTTGAAACTGTTTTCTCCATGAGCACCTTCATCGCTTCCATAGCGATGTGGTCTCTGCTGATATTACTTCCTGCCATAGTTATTTTATTTAGAATATTGTTTTCTGATCCAAAGAATTGTCATCACGCAGTAGTTGGCCAGATCGAGATATGTATCTTCAAGCTTTTCGTCCTTCACCTGCCCTTCACCATTATTTTTAATCAGGGAATTTATTCTTCGAATTTTGTCACCGATGCGGATTTTAGCTACCAGTATTCCGTCTTCGTCCATTGACTTTTCAAAGGCGTTTCCATAGTCGGCATTCTTTTTGCGGTAGGTGTAAAGCTGTTCCTGGCTGATTTCGGCCATAGAAAGCGTAACTTGCGCATAGTGTTGATATGCAGCACGGGCAATGCTTGTAATATGCAGCAAGCCTTCTATCCGGTCTGAATAGGTAAAATCATCCTTAAAACATGGCTTGAACAAATTTCCTATTCTGATATGATAAAGATTAGGATCTCCACCTGCCATTTTATCGTAAGATACCAGCTCGTGCAGCACCTCTTCAAACTTCTCAACCATTTCATCCATAGTTTCTTCTACAGGATTCTCCGGTTGTTTCTCTCCTTCTTCGTTATCATCAGGTATATTTACCGGTTCAGGCAGTTCTTCCAGAAAATCTTCCGGAACGTCGACTATGTTCCTACCCCACTGACCTACCTCATACCAGAATACAGGTTCACCATCTTTACGAATTTGTCTTGTTCCAAGCACTTTGTAGATTGCAACCTGAGCATTTGAGATACGTTTTAAATCAAATTCCCCCATCTGATACGTCAGGGTCTCATTTGCCAATTTAAGCGCGTCGTAATCTTTCAGCTTTACTACCTGCCCGGCACTGAATTTTGATACGTTAATTTTACCTTCCATATATGTTGCTATTTTAGTTCCTGATGGCTGTTTATTGCTTATAATTTTTCTGAAATCAAGCTGTGGAACTTTAGTTCTATCTCGGATGTTTAATATATCCTGTTCTTTTTTCTCAATTAATGGCCAGAAACATCCGAATAGTTCCATCATATTTCCAGCGTCTGATTTCATATCAAGGAAACCATTGAGTATTCTTTTATTTATTTCAGGAGGATTTACTCGTTTGTTATTCCTTTTTTTCTTCTTTCCCATCTTCTTCTGATTTATCGTTGTTGTCGTTATATACTTTCTCCATTTCTCGAAAAAGGCGTTTGTAAACCTCCGGGAGTGTGCCTTTCTCTTTTGTCTCACGTAGGGAAGCAAACAGCACGTAACGGGGGTCTGCACCCAGCATCTTACCCACGTCCATTACCAACGGACCGACGGCTTTCTCTGCATTGGGATAGCGTGCAATGTCGCCCATGGCTTCCAGTTCCAGCAATCGGTTGATACCTACACCGGTCATGGACGCAAACTTTTCGCGGGTATATCCGTGCATCTCATACATGGCACGCACGCCCTGACCGAGGTTGAGTTCGTAGCGGCATCCGTCTTTCAGTGCAAGCTGACTCACTTTGACCGTTTTCAGTTTGCGTAGTGTACGCGCCATTACGTCGGCATCCGCACGCGCTATGTATTCTGCCATAGCCTTCTTTGTGCCAAACACGTTGTACAGATAGCGTAGGGTAAGCATACTCAGTGTGCCGTGATTGCGGTAGACTTCCTGACGAAGCTTTCTGAGAGTAATGGATTCGTTTGTTTCAGGTACTGTGCGGATATGGTCTTCCAGGCATAGGTGACGGAACTTGTCAATCACGCTTTCGCCTTCTGCCTTTGCATCGGGCAGCATTTCCATGACATCGTACACCTCATAGTCGTCCGATTCAGGAAGAGGGATCGAAGCGATTTCATTCAGCAGCATACGCACGTTGTTCTTAGTGCCCATGCGTGCCATCAGTGTGCGGTAGTCCTGAAAGCAGAGCCCTTCTCCGGCCATCTTCATGCGCAGACTGGCGATGACGTATTCTATAAACTCTACCTGTAGCGAAACGATTCCGCTCTCCACCAGTTTCAGCAGGTCGTCTTTCACCAGCTCCATCTGGAACTGTGCGGTCAAGGTGCGCACATCCGTTCCCTCCTTATCGGGTATTTCAATGTTTCCCACCATCTCACGCAGCATATCTTTCACCGCAGCCATCATCTTTTCGTTGTGCTGGCTTTTCTGCCGGTTCACCTTACCTACTCCGTTGAGCAGTCCGTCCACCTTCCGGCACATGCAGTCGTAGAACTCGATTCCGGTGGTACACATCATGGCCACCATCTCCATGTTCGATACAAGGTCGCTCTGGCGCACGTTGCACTTGTCGAGCGCATTCTTTGTAGCAAAATAAATGAGGTTGATTTTTTCTCCGTAGGTTTTCCAGAAGATGTTCTGAAGCTTCTGTGTCAGTGTGCCGCCCCCCCTAATAAAACTTCCGGACAGCCCGGGGTGGATGGTTTCTGTAAAGGTACGAACCTGCATGGCATCGTGCGCATTGCATCGCTTCATAAGGTCACTAGACAGATTTACCAGTTCGTTGGCCCTGCGCTTCATGTTGTGACGCATCAGTCCGCGTTCCTTCAGGCAGGAAACCACTTCGTAGATGTATTTCTGAGTGATATTGGTCATCATGATTTCCACCATGAGCAGGTGGGCGTTCAGAATGTCTGCACTGGCCATGCGCTGCTGTGCAGTGTAGCGGTCAAACCGGTTTCGTGTGACGGGAATCATGGATTTCGGACGGCTGATAGAAGCCGAAAGCCCTGCTTCAGAGCTTTTCCCCTTTATGGGTGAAATGGTGGAGGGAGCCTGCAAGAAAGGATTGTTTCCCAGATTCCCTGCCGGGTTTGTAAATTCGTTCATATCGCTAAATGATTAATCTGTTCGTATTAGAAAGGAAGATCATCCTTTTCGTCAGTCATATTAAGCGTTCCCTGCGTAGGCTGCTGTGGGGCCGCTTGTGCCGGCTGAGCGGGTGAAGGAGCAGAAGCCGGTGCTGACTGACTCCCGAAATCGTCGGGCGAAGTAGGAAGCGGAGCTGACGATGATTCTGCCTTCCGCCCGAGCAGACGGAAATCGCGTGTCCATATTTCGGACACATAGCGTTTTTCTCCGGTTCCTTCTGCCTCGTAGCTTCGTGTGCGGAACTCCCCTTCCACATATACCTGCGAACCTTTGCGGGCCAGCTGGCTGATAATTTCGGCCAGATTGTCCCAGGCCACAATGGGAATCCATTCCGTATATTCCTTTGTCTCTCCATTTTCCTTGTTTTTCACTTTCCGGCTGCAGGCGATGGAGAAACTTGCTACCTTGTGTCCGCTTTCCAGCACTTTATAATCGGGGTCTTTCCCCAGATTACCGATGAATGTACATTTGTTTATCATATCGTTTCTTTTAATCTTTAAACTCTAATTTCTGTTGCATCACTTCGTCTGAATAAAATTCTTTGAATGACTTCTTGCTTATCCACCATTTCAGGACCAAATCAGGATCTTGCAAAAGCGGTTTGTCCTTCCATTTGTTTTCGATCAACCATTCAATTGTTTTCCTCCAGTTTTTCCCTACATGCGGGAAATCTTTCATTTCTCGCACATTCTGTTTGTAGTTCGACATGGGACACATGATACATCCTATCCGTTTATACCCCTTGTCATACAACGAGCAATAGGGAATGTGCATTCGTTTCAAGTAGTCCCATACATCCTTTTCAGTCCAGTAAAGGATAGGAGAAACCAGAATTTTATCTTTTCCACTTACACATGTCACCATTTTTTCCTGATGCTCGCTCCACTGGTCAAATGTTCCGGAGAATTTACGGTCTCCCGTTTCAATTTCATTTCTTTTCTTCCGGTTCGTGCTCTCCGATTTTCGTATTCCAATCAGAGTGACTTTCCCAGCACCGGACATTTCCTTAAACTCTTCACAGCACCATCTCACAAGCCGGGTAGGAAGACATCCTTTCTTCTTTGCCATTTCGTAAATGCTCATGCGTGGTTTTATCAGTTCCACATCGGGATAGTTCTTTTTTACGAAACGTATAACTTCAGGTGGATCCACGCTTGTAAGGTTCATGTGAGCCTTGAATTTCACCCCCCCCTGTACGGCAAGATGATAGATGGCCTGGGAGTCTTTCCCACCAGAAAACGCCAGATAAAATCCGTTTTCTGGGTCCATTCTCAATGCCATCTCTTCACTCTTGCGAAGAAGGTTAATGGAGTATTCTATTTTTTCATCTAGTGTCATTTCTTTTAAGATTTAGTCCCGCGCGGGGGAGTCGAACCCCTGAAATGTGAATTTGTCAAAACTTTTAAACTAAACATTATGGAAAACGTGCGCCGACGCACTTCACGCGGGAGCCATTTTATTCAACTTACTTTTTCTTCACCAGGATTTCCCTGAAACCATATCTGAATACCCAGGAATTTCGCCACCCTGAACTCGATTCTTGCTCCACGGCTTGACTTCCAGTTCTGCTGCAGGTAGATGTGACCGCAACGGGAAAGCAGCAGAATGTCCCACACCATGTGCATCCAGTACGGGCGCGATGGTTTCAGTCCGAGAATGATAGGATTTACGGGAGTGAAACCCATCGCGGCAATCTCCTGATCTGCGTTCTCAAAGTTCTTGTATGCCTGGAGGTAGGAAAGACCGCCTATTTTACCGGAGTTATAGCATTTTATGTTTTTCTTTTCCATGTATTTCAGGTTTTACAAAGGGCTCCGCACGGATGCGGAACCCTGAATTTACAAATACCTTTTATCACCCAACATGTCATTGTATGACATGGCAAATGTAACAATTTTAAACCGAAATCGCATTAAAATTGTTGCTAAATTTCATAAAACCTCCGATTTACATGGATTCTTGCTGATGTGACAGATGCAATGAGCTGAATAAGTGATAGATAAATGCCATCTTTGTCTTTTATGGTAAAAACGACGCTTCGTTCTACTCCTTTTTTGGCATTCCGGATAGATATTTCGGGCTCTTTTCCTGCTTCAATCCACTCCATGAGTGCAGCCGCTGTGTACGACTGTTCGAAGCATAGAACGTAGGTCCGGTTGGCGAGTGTGATCATAGAGTAAGGTTTACCAGTTCAACAATGAAAAACGTCTGGAATGTTTGGGCTGCATCATTTCCATTTTCCGCAGTCGTTCGTCGTCAATCACCACATTCGGCACATCGCACGAGTCGCAGGATGGTTTCATCACACGCACAATACCGAGCGCGACGGCCATCACCAGCAGGCGCTCGGCTGAATCGAGCGTGGCTCCTTCGTATCGGCTTCCGTGACCGCGTGCCAGAATCCATGGAGCACCTTCCTGACGATTGCTGTAACGCATCACGCGAGGAAGACCCTTCACAGCCGAAAGCACAAACATATATTTTTCTTCCAGCCGGCTACGGCAAAAAGTATGCGCACCTTCCGTAAGTCCCGGAACGGTTACGGTTTCTCCGCAACGCTCGTTTGTGCGGTAGGTGGCATACTGGTATATGTGGTTTATTGTGTCGGTGGTGACGTTCATGGCTTAAATAAATCTCCTTGTATCAGTTTCCCGTTTGCGGTATTAATCTCATTCATGCACTCCTCACGGAATCTATTTTCTTGCGCATCGAAATAATCTTTGTCTATTTCTGTGGCATAAAAATCAAATCCCATTTTGTAAGCAGCTATTCTGCTACTTCCGCTTCCAAGGTGAGTGTCCAGAATCTTATCACCTGGCTTAGCAAAAGTACGTAAAAGATAAGCATACAGGTCGATTGGCTTTTGTGTGGGATGAAATTTACCCTTGTCTGCTTTACCTCCCTTATTTGATATGCTTATATGCTTTGCTGGTTTATTAAACGATGTCCATGCAAATTCGCATTGAGAGAAGTTTTCCCAAACTTGTTTTTTGTCCCAACATACAAAACATCTTGTTGGAGGAAGAGGAAAGTAATTACCTCCCCAAATAATCTGATTCTGGCTTACGCGAAACAATTCATCAAAGTATTCCTTCGTAGGACGGATGTCCCATCGCTGGATATTTCCCCTGTTTAGACACCTGTTTTTAAGTTTACCTCTTCCATGGGTACTTTTTTTGTCTAATCCGTATGGAGGGTCCACGATGGCCAGTTCAAAAAACTTGTCGGGTATGGACCGCATGTATTCCATGCAGTCCATGTTATATGTTTCGCTTATTGGCATACCAATTATTTTTTTACTTCCTTCTGAGCTGAAAATATTCTTTCCTGAGAAATGTCGAAATACTTCTTTTCTTTCTCATATCCGATAAAGTTACGCCCTGTATTCATGCAAGCTACACCGGTCGTTCCACTACCCATACAGTTGTCCATCACTATATCACCTTCGTCTGTGTAAGTTCGTATGAGATATTCTAAAAGTGCTACTGGCTTCTGTGTAGGATGATAAAAGCTGTCATGCTCTTTGGGAATATCTATTACCGATAGCGGATATTTCTCGTTTGTAAATACAGTATCTACTACCTTAAAATTTCCGTAACATTTGTTATTTGATTGTGTTCCTCTCGTATTTCTTCCGTGATTCTTTTCCCCTATTGTCATTTGGGGATGATATACAGGAAGCTTCTGGTAGAATACCGCTATATCTTCGTGATTACGTAACGGCATACGGTTTGCATTTAGGAAACCGGATACTCGTGTACCTTTCTTCCAGATTAAGTTGTATCTCCACATTTTTGGATTGCTAATCATCAAACGGGCTGTAAACATTCCCTGACAGAATAAGATAATAGCACCGTTTGGTTTTATCAGTCTGCGATACTGACTCCACAGTTCATCAAGAGGAAGTTCCGTATCCCATTTTGCATGAGGATTCTGTTTATTCAGCACACCATACGGAAGATCGCATATAATACAGTCCAAGGAATGAGCTTCCAAAGAAGCCATTCCTATCATACAATCCATATTGAAAATACTTGCTTGCGGCATACCACTATTTCACTACAAGATTATTCTTTTCAACCAGATGCACACAGTTTATTTGAGCAAGGCAGTCGGCCAGTGGAGTGTGTCTGTCCGCCACCTTCGGAGGAAGAAGACCTGCACTATCCAGAGCATCTATATACGGACGTACATCGCGCACTTTCCGGAAGTTCCACGGAAGCACTTCTTCGTCGCATCCGTACACGTTCAAGTTATACCATGAATACATGGAACGAAGCATAGCCACGTCGAAATCCAGCTGAAGGCACCATAACGTGAAGTCTTTTTCTTCGTCTGTATCAGCAAGAAATTCCATAAATTCTTCAAAAAAATCCTCCAGTGGTGTTTCTGCTCCTTCCACAAATTCGCGTCGTGCTTCGTCCGACTGCATCATCCACCATTTCAGTGTAGATGCTTCTACCTTAAACCCATAGCGGATGGAGTCTGCAAGGTCAATTTTCCACACCTTCTGTCGCCCGGTTTCACCCGTTCGCGGGTCAAACTCTACGGCAGCCACCGAACGGACCACGCTTCCAGGTGTCCTTCCCAGCGTTTCCGTATCTATCATTACATGCTTGAATTTCTTCTCTCCCATAATCTTTCATTTATGTTGAATCAGTCCGTCTTTACCCACACGGCGTTTCTGGTCTTCCGTAGCTTTTTCTTTCGGGAATCTTCCGTGCCATTTTCCTGGCACAAATAAAACATCCCATGTCAATCCTCCATCATTTGTTTTATCATTTTCAGTAGTTCTTTAAATGCAGAAACAGTTATTCCTATTGCAAAAAGGATACTCCATCCAAAAGCTACACTTAATATAGCAACCAGAAAAATATCAAACGGATTCATTATTTCTTTTGTATATAGGTTTTTCACGAAGCACATCCAGCGCCATGTCGGCCTTTCGCACCATGGCCAGCGTTTCCGACGCATAGAGGTCGCCGGCAGCCATGCGTGCCAGAAGTATCTCGCGGTATTCCGCACGCGAAACTACTTCACCAATTACCGGAGGCTTGCGGAAAAGATTCACCTGGTAGCTCATACTTTCTTCCGTTTTGAATCAAACTCCTGCTGGAGGATGGTTTCGTATTCCTCGCCCAGCGGATAGCGGCTGCACAGGTACGCCTTTCCGTTGTAGATAAACCACTGCGGAGTGTGCTGTCGGTTTATGGGAATGCCAAACGCCACCCGGAAATCGTCGGAGGTCACGTCAGGCAGGTCCATGATTTTACGTGCTATCTCCTGCCCTTTCTCGTTCTGCATATTCGGTATATATTCTCCCTTACCGATAAACTGGTAGGCAAAAAGGTTGGGAACTCTATGGAACTTCAGGCTTCCGATTCCTACTCCCGGGAACAGTCGTCCCGGACGGTCCGTCCGCGATTCAGCACCCAGACAGGCGGCAAGTTCGTTGGCCGCTTCCACCGCTCTATTTCCTTTATCAATCAGTTCCTGAATGCAGCGTCCGCGATGCGTGTTCGATAGCGACACCTTGTAGTAATATCTTTTTTCTTCCATGCCGTTTTCAGATAAATTGTTTTATAAGACTAATGATTCCATACAGGCAGAATCCTGCTACCAGTACCATGCCAATCAGGATAAGGCATCCCTGCATGGCCATCTTCTTAAATTCATTCATAATCCACTCCTTTCTCCAGCGTCATGCCGGGAATGTAATACATTCCGCAGGTATTCAGTTTTTCGAGCGCCGTCTGTATGCTCTTCTGTGAATTGTTCACGTAGTTCACCAGATATGCTTTCTTCCCGTTGTACATAGCAGGAATGAATACCGGCATCACCTGGTTCCACGGCAGCACACCTCGCGGCACATTACGCATCAGGCAGTCGTCTGTGGGAATTTCCTCGGCATCCTTTGGCAGATGTTCAAGAAAAATGTGTGAGTCGCCTTCCTCGGCGAGCGTAGTAATAAGGGGATTTTGCAGTTTAGAAAACAGAGCTTTGTTAAGCTCCCTGCGTCGTTGGTTAGTATAGATCATTTGCCCTGTTTTTATGGTTAATTCATTGTTTTTCTTTTGCATGGCAAATGTAACAATTTTAAGCAAGAATCGCATTAAAATTGCACTTAAAATTCAAAAAACCACCGGTTCACGCCTGAGCCGGTGCTGAATATCAATTAATTGAAGTGTATGTTTTATCTTCTGTTTTCCTCTTCAATGTTAGCAATCATTTCCTCGTAAACTTGCGTAGTTGTTGCCGGGTCCTCGGTGTCGGTCGTACCGATTTGACGTATCACCACCTCACAACCCAGGAAGTGAGCCATGCGCAGGAAGTTCACTATGTGCGTGTCTTTTCCACGAGAGATGTCGCGGATAGCTTCGTAGGAAACGCCCGTATCTTTGTCGGCCGTCATGAAGTGAACTCCGCAAATCTCCGCACGGGTGAACAGGAATTTACCTATTTCCTTGGCCGAATTAATGGCACTGTCCGGATAACGCGGAGGATTTGTCGGCAGATTCAGTGCACGATGAATGTTGTAGCGGCGGTATCTTACCACCAGATAGCCTGCAAAAAGCAGGACGCAGATAACTGAGAAAATTGTTGTTCCGTCCATAATTTTACTCTATTTCATTTAAACTTTCAATTGATTCTTCAATGCTTGAGAGAGCTTCTTCCATGTATTCTATGTACTCCTGCATCCGCTCTCCTTTTTCGGATTCCTGGAAAGACTCAGGTAGGTTATCAAAGGCTTCTTGTTCTTCATCTTTGAGTTCTTCAAGTTCCTCATATACTTTTCTTAACGACTCTCTTACGTCTTCGATTTCTTTTCTTCTTTTCTTATTCATACGTTTATAATTTAAAAATGAAGAAGGCCGGCGGGGTATTACTCTCCGTCGGCCTTTGCTCTAACTTAAAACTTCGCTTCACAGCGGCAGGAATTATGATAAATATTTTTGGATATAAATTAACCATCACCAACGCCACAGTCATAAATTTCAGTAATCTTGCGCCCTTCATGCGATAAACCTGAAGATAGCAGTTTTTCTTTAACGTATCTACGAAAGCCTTCATTCGACTGTACGCCTGAATACCTCGATGCCATACCGTAAAAGCGTTTAGGAATAGATATTTTATATCCTAATATTTCCTTCTTTATATAGTCATAATCAAAATAAAAAAACCTTTCATTATCTTTTTCAGTAAAGTAAGAAAAATCAATTTCTATATTATTTTCCACGCAGAATTTATAAGTTTTTTCGCATTCCTGTTTATATCTTTCATAAGCCAATGCTCTTTGCTTATCCTTGCGCTCTTGTTCTGCTTTCCATAATTCCTCTCTTTCTCTTTTACACTTCAGCACATACTTTAACACAGTTCCTTTAAGTGATACAAACTCACCATTCATTCCACTGCGAGGGGCGTCGTTCCCTATTTCATGGCTTATGCCATGCTCTGTAAGAAGTTTATCCAGTTCTTCGGTATAACTCTTTTTATAATAGTAACCTCCACTATACCGGCTCCGTACAGCATATGCTTTCCCCTTGCGTAATAAATCATCTACATATTGATTCATTACTACACTTTTCTTCTTGTCTGAAAGCTCTCTTAGTTTTTCTATTTGTGTTTTCATTGATTTTACTTTTAAAATAAACAGATAGCTAAAAAGTAAATTTGAGAAAAGCGTAGCGATTCAACTG